AGCGTTCGCTTCTTAATAGTAACTATTAATGGTACTCAAATATCTCCTGCTTATGATGCAAGACATGGTGTTATAGTCAATAAAACTCGATCTGGTGGTATATGGGTAAATGAGTATGCTGATAGTCGTATTCTAAATACAGACTATTATCGCGATAATCTTCGTGTCAAATGGGCAAGTAGAGACAGTTTATGGAGATATCTTGAAAGAAATGGTATTCCTATACCAGCACTTTATCCTAAGAAAAAATTACGAAGAAAGTACAAAGAAATGCCTAAAATAAAGGAGGAAAAATATTATGGTAATAGCAAGGAATTCATCGCCTGATCTTCCTAAATTAGGCAACGGAAATACAATTATCTTCGGGTGTATCGTAGGCTCTCATGCCTACGGTACAAACGTTGAAGGATCTGATATTGATAAGAAATGGATATATGTTCAAAGCGCGGATGACTATTTTATTAATGGTCCACGCCCACAAATTAACATTTCTAAAGATGAAACAGCCTATGAGTTGTCAAGGTTTCTGGAATTAGCTGAGAAGGCTAACCCTACCATTCTTGAACTATTATTTAGTCCTGAAGACATGATTATATACAAACACAAGGTGTTTGATATGATAATACGTCAGAGAAATAGCTTCTTAACTAAAAAGTGTAGACTCTCTTTTGGAGGATATGCTATCTCTCAGATTGAGAAGGCCAAAGGGCTAAATAAGAAAATGAACTGGGAGAAAGAAAAGATTGAACGTAAATCTGTTTTGGACTTCTGTTACTTTATAAGTAATTCAATGGAACCAAGTACAGATGAAAAGTACAAAACCTACCCCATGAAGAAAACCTTTGCTCTCAGTCAGATTAAACTAATGGGAGTAGCCGCAATTCCTCATACTCGGGATTTGTACAACCTGTTTCATGATGCTAAATATATGTTTCGAGGAATAGTACAAGATGAGAGCACATCTAACGATATTTCTCTATCCTCTATTCCTGAAGACGCGTATGGTATTGGTATAATGTACTTTAACAAAGACGGATATACCCAGCATTGTAAGGCTTATAACGAATACCAAACATGGTTGAAAAACCGTAATACTCAGAGGTATGTAGATATTGAGAATCATGGTCAACAAATAGATGGTAAAAACATGCTTCATTGCATACGTCTAATTGAGACTGCTCTTGATATTGCAGAATATGGTGAACTCATTGTAAGACGCCAGAACGCTGAGTATTTGAAAGAGATACGTCACGGAAAACACAATCTTGAGGATATTCTAAAACATGCTCAGGAAAAAATAACAGCCATTGATGAGGCATTCCTTCGCAGTAGTCTTCCAGAAGATGTTATCGAAAAACAATATTTAAAAGAACTTAATACAGACATTCGTAAATTTTTAAGGGCTACTCATACAGATGTAGCATTGGAGAATTAATATTATGAACTATTTCGAAGAAAATTCACCATTCTCATCATTCCTTCAAGATTATGATGACACCGATATTTTAGTAGAAGACAGTAATATTGATGACGACGATCTTTTTCCAGAAGATGAATTAGAAGAAGATTTTCCGGACTTTATTGATAACGACTGGTCTTGGTTACAATAAAATAAATTATGGCAAAAACAGACGATAGATTCCTAGTAACTCAAACAACTTATTTTGTTGACCCACATGGTTCTCCTGATAAAGGTGGAATAAAAAAGTTTATAACTGATAGTGATTGGTATAAAACTACACCTGAAGGTAAGTATCTCGATGGAGAAGAATACGTTGATGAGGACGATCTTCGCGGAAGTGAAGATGGGTACAATTCTCAAGCCTATAAATACACTGTGCGAAAACTTGATCCTTCAGAAGTTGAGCACATACAGACTGTTATTAGTGCTTATGAAAATTTAAGATAAAAAAAGGGGGACTTTATTTGCTTAAATAGAGTAATAAAGAAGGAATATCTACAATTTCTGGATTATTTCTGAGAATATTGGAGATTACCTTATGTAAAAGATTTCTATTTATAAAATCCAAGTTCTGAATTTGTGTACACCAAAGTAAATTCTCTACTCGGTTATCATTTCTGATACTGTTTATATGATGTACTTGTGTATATAAATCAGGATTTGGATTTTCTATAAAGGTTTCTGCTATAAGTCTATGAACTAGAAAGGTTTTACGTTTATTATCAATACCTAAATTAATATATTCATAACCATTTTTAATTCTTGTTTTAAGAATCTTAGGCTTGCTAAAACGCAAAGAAGAAACTCTACCAAGATTTGACACCTGATAGAGTTTCTCATAACCTTTAATGTCTTTCCAGACTTCTTTCATTAGTCTTCTAATGGAAGAGTCGAATCGACTTGTTCCTTAGTTAATCTCTCGCCTGTAAATGACACGATTTTCGCATTTTGCGATGGAACATCTCCATCTATCACTTTACCTTCTTTTTTCGCATTCTCTGCCTGAAAATGTTCATTCAACTTCTGTGTAAACTGCTCAATTTCATCGTTATGAATAGGGTTACCCTCTAAATCCTCGTATGAAACTGTCACCTTACCTGACTTATAACCACGGGCAAACACTTGCTGGAAAGCAGTATAGGCTGGTGCGAAGATATTGAAAAAATTATACAATGCACCTAGTTCTTCACCATTTATATCAAACTTTTCAGTACTTGACCAGTTTGGTACTTGGCGGAACGGTCTCATTTCAGGCGCTTTTGATTCACTCATTACTTTTGATTTTTTGTATTTTAATAATTTTTGTTTACGTTCTTTGTTTTTTCTTTGAGCCATAATCAACTTATGTTACACAAAGGTAAGATGAATAAACGATATTACAAAATATTTTTAATAAATTTTTTTCTCTCAATTGATTTGATTATTTTTGCAAGCTAAATTTTTTATATAATTAATGACGAAAGAACTATTAGACTATTTTAACGGCGACGAACTTTCAGCATCAGTATGGTATGGTAAGTATGCACTAAAGAATGAGAAAAAAGAGGTTGTAGAAACAACACCTTACGACATGCATGTTCGCATGGCAAGAGAATTAGCTAGAGCAGAAGAGAGGTATATGGATGGCAGACCATTAAATTATGGAGCTCTATCTACATTTGGTAAAGACCATTTTAGAGCACTTAGTGCGGCTGAGATAATGGAGTACCTACACAAGTTCAAATGGATAATACCTCAGGGGTCTATTATGTCTGGACTTGGTAACCATTATAAGTTACAGTCTCTATCTAATTGTTTTGTTGTACCAGAACCACTTGATTCTTATGGAGGAATATTCAAAGCAGACCAAGAAATCGCCCAACTCGAAAAGCGTAGAGGAGGAGTCGGCACAACTCTTAACAAACTTCGATATGATGATGCTGTTGTGCTTAACGCTGCCGGTACTTCTACTGGCGCACATAGCTTTATGTCTAGGTTTTCGAACACTACACGCGAAGTTGCTCAAAATGGAAGACGAGGAGCTTTAATGCTTCTAATGAGCATTCTACACCCTGATGTTAGACAGTTCATTATCAAGAAGAAAGACCGCACACAGGTAACAGGAGCCAATGTAAGTGTTCAGATAGTGGATGAATTTATGAATGCTGTAGAAAAGGATAGCGATTTTGTATGTCGTTTTCCTATTGATGCTAGTGTAAGTATTGATGAGCTTGAAGGTGCTGCTTATAATACTATCGTAAATATAAAGGTAGAAGGTAAAGGCGAAATTGCAGCAATGAAAGTGAAAGCTCGTGAAGTCTTTGACCTTATCGTAGAGATGGCATGGGAGAATGCTGAACCCGGCGTAGCTTTCATGGATCGAGTACAAGATTATTCTCCAGAAGGTGTCTATGAAGTATTTAGAGCTATTGCTTCCAATCCATGCGGTGAGCAATGGTTACAAGCTTATGACGCCTGTAGATTGCTTGCGGTCAATCTATTTAGCTTTGTTCGTAATCCGTTTACGAGGAACGCGAGTATTGACTATGAAAAAGTATACGAAGTATTCTATATTCAACAACGTTTAGCAGATGATATTGTTGACCTCGAAATCGAGTATGTAGACAAGATTATCGCTAAAATTAAGGCTGATCCAGAACCCGATGATATTAAAGCCACAGAGCTTAATCTTTGGGAGAAAGTAAAAGAAACGGCTTCTGCTTCTAGGCGGACTGGTTGTGGATTCACTGCTCTTGGTGACATGTTGGCAGCATTAGGATTGAAATATGATTCTGATGAAGCTCTCAAGGTTACTGAAGAAGTAATGAAGGCTAAAATGCGAGCAGAGCTAGATTGTACTATTGACCTAGCTATACTACGTGGAACATTTACTGGATGGGATAGAGATTTAGAGCTTGGTGAAGGCTTCCTCAATGAGAAAAGACAGATTGTAGGACTGAACTCTTTCTATCAGATGCTTTGTAAAGAGTTTCCTGAACAGGTAGAGAGAATGTTTGTCTACGGAAGACGTAACGTAAGTTGGTCTACCGTAGCACCTACTGGTACTGTAAGTATTGTAGCTCTCCTCATTAAGTATTCTAACACTACTGGGGGACTTGAGCCTTGCTTCTTGCCTTACCACTTTAGAAATAAAAAAGTGAATCCTTCTGATAAAGATGCTCGTGTTGACTTCAAAGATCAGAACGGGGATTGTTGGATGACTTATCCTGTAGTAATGGGTGGATTTAAAGAATGGTACGATATCAATAGACAACACATGAATCTTTTCGAGGATAAGGAAATTGAAAATATGACTAAAGAGGAGATGCAGTACTTATTTGAAAACTCTCCATACTATGGAAGTTGTGCAAATGATATTTCATGGGAGAAGCGTATTGAAATTCAATCAATTATCCAGAAATACACCACAAATGCTATTAGTTCAACCTTAAATTTACCAAAAGATGTATCAAAACAAACAGTATCTGACATATACTTTAAAGCGTGGAAAGCTGGTCTTAAAGGAGTTACTGTATATCGTGATGGTTCTCGTAGTGGCGTGCTTGTTACAAGCAAGTCTAGTGACGGGAATGATTTGGTTTATCACGATGCTCCAAAACGTCCTAAGTCATTAGAGGCTGAATGTCACTCTATTAGAGTGAAGGGTAACTCTTATGCTGTAATTGTTGGACTTTTAAATAATAAACCGTATGAGGTATTTGCCTTTAGCTCCGAAGAAGAGGACGAAAAACCAACAAATGGGAAGGGTATTGTCACTAAAGTCAAGAAAGGACACTACAGCTTTACTTACGATAAAGGACGGACAATTGAAAATATACAAAATCGCGACGCACATGTTGACGAACAGGTTCTTACACGCCTAGTATCGGGAATGATGCGTCATGGTGTCAACCCTAAGTTCATTATTGAACAAATTGATAAATGTCCCTTAGAGGTAGTAAGCTTTGGTAAAGCCTTAGCTCGTACCTTAAAGAAATACATTCCTGAAAAAGAGCTTTTAGAACGTTATAAATGTTCTGAATGTGGCTCATCCAATGTAAAATTTGAAGAAGGCTGTGGAACATGTTTAGAATGTGGCAGCTCAAAATGTGGATAATTAAATATACAACAAATGAAAATAAAAGTAGAAGGACACAAATACGAACTCGATAATTTCGAGAATAAAGAAAAAGAAGGTCAAACATTACAATTCATTCAAAAAGAATTAGTTGGTTCTGATCAATACTTAGTAACAGTAGCAGACGGTACAACTAACGAAGATGTGCTAGAAGTTCTCATTAACAGAATGGAATATTTACAAGGGAAGTTTCCTTGTAAGGAAAACGAGTATGCTATTAGTAATCTTCAACAAGCCCTTATTTGGTTAAACGAGAGAACAAAAAACAGAGTTCAGCGGGGAGTAGAAGGTAAACATCTTGCATAATGACAAAAGAACAAAAACAAAAAATAGGCGACATTGTCTGGGGAGCAGCTATAGGTGTATTTATAGCTGCTCTTCTTTGGGCAGCAGCTAATACATTTCAAAATTTATTTAATTAATACTACACAATGAGCGAAACAGCAGTAATTAACAAGATTGAGACAGAAGAAGAATTAATGGAAGTTCTTCTTAATGAAAACGACCCTAAGTTTAATATTACAAAACTCTGTGAAGAACTCTCTGAACTTCAGGAAGTTCTATTAAAGTACATCAACAAGAAACCAGAAAAAGCTCCTTCTAAACAAGCAATTGTGGATGAAGTAGGAGATGTTTTTCTACGACTTGGAGTTGTTATAAAACAGCTTGAAGTAGAAGAAGACCCGATTGGTGAGCGTCTTGACACCAAGATTTCTAAGTTAATAAAATACTACAACGAAGGAAAATACAAAGGAGGACTTTAATGGAGATTTTAGTAAAAGAATTGATTAGTACCGCTACTGTTCCTGAATACCAGACAGAAGGAGCAGCAGGATTTGATTTGCATTCGTCTGGAACATATATGATTGGTCCAAGAGAAAGAGTACTTGTAGGTACAGGACTTGCCTTTGAAATCCCTAAAGGGTATGAAATGCAAGTACGTCCTCGTAGTGGCCTTGCTCTTAAGAATGGTGTTACTGTTCTTAACTCTCCCGGAACAATTGACTCAGATTATCGTGGAGAAATTGGTATTATCTTGATTAATCATGGTAATAGCACATTCACAATAAACACTGGCGATCGAATTGCTCAAGGAGTTATTGCTAAAGTAGAACAAGCTACATTTAAAGTAACTCAGAATCTATCTGACACTATTCGTGGTAAAGGAGGATATGGTAGTACTAACAAAGAAAAAGCTTAATGACTGAAGTAAAAAAGAAAAGAAATAGACCAAAGGGGCTAAGATATAAACCTTTTACTAACACTGGATATAAGGGTGTATCCGAGATAAGTAACCCTGCTTCTGTAAATAAATTTTCAGCACAAGTATCTGCAAAGACCGTATCAGGAAAACTTACCACAATTCACATAGGTCATTTCGCTACAGCAGAAGAAGCTCATTATGAAAGATTAAAATTTATTTCCAACTTATTCTAAGAAATGTTTGGTAGATAGTTAAATACTATTTACCTTTGTGATCGAAAATTGAAATTAAAAATATGATTAAACGTAAAGCGACAAAGAAAACAGCTAAGAAAAACCTTAAGACTTCTATCTACACTCGTATAGCTCCAAACATCTACAAAGATGTAAGCGGCTCCTACTGTGTACGGAAGATGGTAGATGGCGTACGCCATTGTAAAAGCGTAAGCTCTATTAAAGCAGCTAAGACATTTCTGAACAGTTTATAATTGATTTTTTTTCATTTTTAGAGGTTTTGGTCCCTGCGGAAACGTGGGGACTTTTTTAATCTAAAAACAAAATATGACTAAAAAAGAAACTTTGTTTATTTGTCTTTCAGAGAATGGTAAGGATTTATTCTTACTTCCTAAATCAGATGTGGAGAAGAGTATTAAGAGCATGGAGGAAGACGCTGATGTTGATCTTGAATATTCTATTCTAGGTAGTATTAGACAACCTTATTCAAAAACACCTTTTTTATTAACCTATAAAATTTCAGGTTCAAATGATGTTCTATACGATGTGGTATATACGGATGACTCTTTTGAGTCTCATTTAGCACTTATCAATAAACCAAGGCTGAAAGACAAAAATATAAAAATTACAAATACACTTGATTTAAGGAAATTAATTGACGAATACTACGAATGATTGAAGCGAAAATTATTGCAGACAGTTTGGGTCCATTTGGGGACAGGATTATTACTTATGTGCTTACCTTTCCCCGTATCGTACTCGCTGAGTTTAACACTCACCGAGCATTATCTCGCAATAGTGCAAGTAGCCGCGCTATACCATTTAAGAAAATGCTTAAGATGGTACGGGAAAATCCATTCATCCCTATCAGATGGATGAAGGAACATACAGGAATGCAAGGTACTGAGTACTTTACGCATCATGTAGAGATTGAAAGATTAAATAATGCATGGCTTAATGCAAGAGATGGTAATATCGAAATAGCAAAAGCTTTAAGTGAAGCAGGTGCTACTAAACAAATTACCAATCGTCTTCTTGAGCCCTTCATGTGGCACACCTGTATTTGTACGGGAACCGAGTTTGAGAATTTCTTTGCATTAAGAGCACATCCAGACGCTGAAATACACATTCAAGAACTTGCATATAAGATGCTTGAAGCTGCAAATGCAAGTACTCCTAAGGTACTAAAGTCCTATGAATGGCATATTCCCTTTGGAGACAACCTTGACATGCAGAAAACTAAAGGGTTTACTAATGAAGAAGCAGGTGATTGGCAATTAAAAGTAGCTACAGCACGCTGTGCAAGAGTAAGTTATCTAAACTTTGAAGGTAAAGATGATTATAAGGAGGATATTCGTCTATATGAAAGGCTACTTAAAAGCAAACATGCAAGTCCATTTGAGCACGTAGCAAGATGTATGAGTAAAGAAGAATATGAAGGTTTTCGAAAAGTAGAGATAAGAAATGGAGAGAAAATAGATGAATACGGATGGTGTAAGAATCTTAAGGGGTTCATTCAACATCGTGCTTTACTTGAACTAGAAACGCAAATAGATGGAAGAGTTCAAAAAAGTACTACAAAATAATACTAGTAGTGGTTATATTTCGGATGTAGTTAACAATAGAATAAGAACAAACGTATAAAACGAAAACAAGAAAGATGAACGATACAATCGTAAATAATAATTTACACGGTATTGTCGCTATTATAAATGAGCGAAACGACCAGATTCATAAACATAAACTTACTGTCAACGACGACATTCTCTATAATCCAAATGGAGAACTTGTTCAAGCTGCTAGAGCTTTATTAAAAGAACGTCCTGTTCTTCATGATTTTCCTGACTCTTGGGGAATAGCTCACTGCAGGAAGATGATAGAGAAGTCTTATCAGGAAAGGCTCGCTGTTGCCGGAGCTTTAATTGCCGCTGAATACGATAGAACAGAGGAACTCAAGAAGCGGATAAAAGAAAGGGAACTAAAAAAGTTCCCAAATAGTCATGTTGGAAACTATCCTTTAACTCCAAAAGAAGCTAATAAACTTGCGAAGTAACGTTTACATCTATAAGGAAAAACCCTACTATATTGTTGAAGAGACTAGCATAAAAGTAGGTGGTACATGGATTCCATGTATCATCTACGCTACTCTCTACGATAACCCAGATGGAGACATTTGGGTGAGATTAAAAGAGGATTTCTTTAACTTATTTGAGAAAACAGACGCAATTTACGAGGAGGGAGATAATGTCTATTAATTTGTTTGGAAACAAACCAGAAGAAAGAGCTTTAGCTTCATTAATTCATGATACTAACTCTAGCCTTGGATTACTTGGATGGCACACAAAGAAGTTAGAAGATTGGGTGAAAGAACAAGCTAAAGCCGGAAATGAACGTGGAGAAAAAGCTAGTTCTGTGCCATTTGTAGCACTTGAATATATAAAAAGTCAAACTGATAGTATAGAGAAAACAATAGATATTTATTACAGAAAACTTGAAGAAATATCCAAAACTTCAGAGAAAAAGTAGTATCTTTGTATCCTAAACAATTATAAATGTCAGATAACAATTTAAAGGAATTATCTAAAGTTATTGATGAAATTCAGAAGGCTTTTGGAGAAGGGGCAATTATAAAGGCAGGTGATAAACCCTCTGGACCAATTGACGTAGTGTCTACAGGCTCATTAGGTCTAGATAGTGCTCTTGGTGTATGGGGTTTACCAAAAGGAAGAATTGTCGAAATTTACGGTCCTGAATCATCTGGAAAAACTACTTTATCTACTCATGTTATAGCGGAAGCTCAAAAGAAAGGCGACAAGTGTTTAGTAATAGATGCTGAACATGCTTTTGACATGGAGTACGCTAAGAAATTAGGAGTGAATACAGAAACTCTATATATTAGTCAACCTGATAGTGGAGACGAGGCTCTTGAAATCGCTGATAGGGCTATTAGCTCTGGCAAATTTGGAGTTGTTTTAATTGACTCTGTAGCTGCTTTAGTTCCTAAAGGGGAATTAGAAGGAGAAATGGGTGAAAGTAAAATGGGACTTCACGCTCGACTAATGTCACAAGCATTGCGCAAACTTACAGGTACTGTATCAAAAAACAATTGCCTACTTATATTCATTAACCAGCTGCGTGAAAAAATAGGTGTTATGTTCGGTAACCCCGAAACCACTACCGGTGGTAACGCATTGAAGTTTTATGCCTCTGTACGACTTGATGTTCGTAGAGCACTAGGTAAGGACGATGTAGTAAAGGATGGTGACGAAATGATTGGTAATAAGGTGAAAGTAAAGGTAGTCAAAAATAAGGTGGGTCCGCCATTTAAAATAGCAGAATTTGATGTAGAGTTCGCCAAAGGAATTGATAAAGTAAGTGAAGTAATTGAACTTGGTCACAAAGCAGGAATACTAAAGAAATGGGGAAAGCAAATCACATTATTTGTAGAGGGAACAGAACCACTAAAATATGACCTTGAAGAGTTTAAAGGAATGTTAACAGACAATCCTGAATTCTATCAAGAACTATACAACAGAATCAAGAATTTTGTTAATGATCTAAGAGCTAAAAAGTAAGGACATAATAAAAATAAGGAAGTTCCGGGAGCACATGAGGCTCGCCGGAACTTTTTTTTAGAAATCTTGAACGTAGATTATGGTTCGGCGGTCACAATTATATAAGATGAAGCTGGAAGTGATGTCTCAAGAGGGCCAATGAAATAGCACCCCTCCGTAACAGTATCTGCTCCTGATTGACTAAACCCATCAGATCCTGTAAGAGTAAATGTTCCCCCTGTAGTTACTGCTTCAATAATATTTATACATATTGTTGTGGCCTCCCTTGGAACACATATTCTCTGAGGAGACCCTCCTGTAATGCTTGTAGACGCTACAATTTCATCATTTTCATCTTTAAACACAATCTGCTCTGCAGCAGGAGAAGCTGCCGATTCATCGTCACTAATCCAATTGACAGTGACTACTGAACAGCATCCACATTCTGCTTCATCTATCAGATCTCTCACCTTGTCAAATTGCTCTTTTGTAAGAGAGAATTGTTTAAAAAATGATTTGAAGTAGTCATTTAATACTTGTTTATTTAATCTAGACATTTTAATTTATTTTAGTATAATTTTTAAACTTTATTTATTTTAGTTTCATTTCCCTTAGAGGCACCAAAATAATATCCTATTACACCTCCAAGTGTTCCAGTTAGGATGGAACCAGCTCCCATCATAACTACGTCTCTGTTCTCTTTAGGTATTTCTGCAAAAATAAAAGTAAACATTAGTGCAAAAGAGCCTAATATACTTATTACAGCAAGTATACTTCTTATTTCTCCATTACCTATTTTATTCAAAAATTCTTTCATATATTAATAATTTTATCTCATCCTTCTAGCTCTTATGGTTCCTACGAATTGAGGATTTCCTGCTGAGAAAGAAGCTTGTGTATTTAAGTAATAAGTTGTTGTTGATGCCAACGAAACTCTAAAAGGTGCTATAATACCTGATTGTTTAGAACTTCCTAAAAGTGTAGATTGTGAAATATAACTAATATTTACTCCTTCAACAGCTCCAGAAGCACTAGCCGTTGTAGTACTAACTACAAAGATAGCATCCCCTGTAATGGTTGCAGAATTTGTACTACATGTAAAAACAGGAATAGATATATCCCAATCTCCAGGTGTGAGAGTTATAGATGTAATATTTTGATAAGTAGCTGTTGTAGTATAATTAGTGTAAGTACTCACAGTAGAGCTTATTTCTTCTCCTATATTACCTGCCGTTGCATTATTATTAGTAGTAGTGCCAACTATAGAAGTTGTTGTACCAAACACAACATTACCATCTCCTTTTATTTGTACAGCAGGAGAAACACTATAACCACCAGTTACAAAGTTAATGACAGAAGTTCCCCCAGAAGCTACACCCTGATCTGTACCAAATTGCAGGCTCTTTGTTGCCTCGAACAGTGTATAGTTGGCTAAAGTTGAATGTGTGCTACTCATCATCCCAAATTGCCCAAGCTCACTAGCATCGTTAACAACTCTTATTATTGGCCTTGCAGCTGCTCCACTGTTCGTGTTAGTTATAATTATTCCATCTGAACCAGTGTTTGACATTTCTATATCAAGCTTAACATCGGGTGAACTATCTCCAATACCAACATTACCTGTGTTATAATAAATATCTGAACCAGCAGTTGTCCATTGTGAACTACCCCCAGAAGTCACTATAACATTACCTCCAGATGTTACACCCAACAAGTATGCAGCAGTTCCAGTAAATGACCCTCCACTATAACCAGTACCTAATGTTAACTGTCCAGTACTTAGAATACCCATTCTCTCGGCAAGTGACCCACCATCAGGTTTAGTGTAAAAGTGAAAATCACCACCACGAGCACCTGTAGTAGCACCATCTGCTGTAACACCAATGGCTGCCACACGTTTATGAGCACCACTATTACTATTAACTGTAAAATCAACAAAACCAACATCTGTTGGTGTACCTGCTGGTAGCTCCGCAAGTTGAGAAGCAAGTTCAACAATACCAGCACCAAATTGACCTGTAGTAGCTCTACCTAATATAGTCCCTGTTGTATATAAAGTACTATTAAGACCAGCAATATTAGCAGTGTTTTTTGTTCCAATAGCAACATCTCCTCCCCACATATAATCAATATGCGTGTCTGTACTTCCTGTTAAATCAAAATTAGAGGTATAGTCTCTTATGTGACCTTTACCTATTGTTACACCTGTACAATTTGTAATTTTTATTGCAGCAGCAGAAACAGTTCCTCCCCAATCTCTAATTTCAAAATCACTTACAACAATCACTTCCATTTGATCAATGTCAATTGCGGGTCCAGTAGAACCTACTGGAGCAAACTGATTAGAAGTAATATGTATATTTCGAACATAGGGAGAGACAATTCCTCTCATATATACAGCGGAAACTACCCAGTTCTCAAAACTATTATTAGATAGTATAATATCACTTGTTGGATCAAGAACATTTTCTACATATATATGATACTGATAACCATTTGCGTTATTAAATTCACATGCGTCAAACTTACAATCAACCACGCGCATACCTCCACCTGATTGCCACCAAATAGCCTTAGTTACTGCTGTTCCTGTAGCGAATGTACCAGAATTAAACGTACATGCTAACACAGTGAAATCACCTGTATCTGTACGAATATTATTATTAGTCTTTATACCAGCTATAAGAGGAGCGGAGAAATGACACCCAGTTATCATTTGATAATAACCTGATTCAATGTTTAACTGAATGTACCCTCCATAGAATGTAGTATCCTTAACTATGGTACCTTGTAGCATTCCTTTAATAACTATAAAGGAACCTCCAGTATTAGATCCAGGAGTGACTGTTGACTTAAAAGTAAGATTTTCTACTGAAAAAGCCGCCTTTGTTTCATCAGATTGCCTATCAAATACAAATCCATCTTTATTATCAGTTACGACAATAACACTTGACATTTCAATAGGACCAAGTCTGTCTTTTTCAAGAACACCCCCTGCTTGATTATTATGCAATCCTCCTGACTTAGTAACCCCTTGAAATCTTATACAATGCTCAAATGTTATACTATCAGAAAGTAGGTATTCTCCAGCAGGAAAGAAAAGCACTCCTCCACCAGATGTATATGCAGCATCTCTAGCAGCAATAATAGCAGCTCTATCATCAGTTACACCATCTCCTAAAGCACCATAATCTTTAACATTAAAGTAACAAGGTTGTCTATTCACCCATTCAGAAGTAGCACTATTATAACTTGCTATTTGTCCGTTTTGTAAACTTGTGAGAGTTACATCAGTTAATCCTGCAAATGTACTACTTCCTCCAGAAACAGTTCCTTCTATTATATTTCCAGAAGAGTCTACTTGAAGTGTATAAGCAGCAGTTCCAGTAAATGTTCCTGTTCCATATTTATTTAGCCTAGTAGCTCCACTTCCACTTAAAGTAAAAATGTCAGAGCTAGTTCCGCTATTTACACCTGTAATAGTAAACTGGGAGCTACGAGTAGCATGTGTTAAGTCTGTCCATTTCGAAATAAGCCTTGTGGACTGATATAAACCACTATCATCTGAAACATTCATTGATATTCCTACACCTATACCCAATGAAGCAGGAGAGCCATTAGCTTGATGTTGTGCATGTATAGCATCGATCACACTATCTGTATAAGGCGTACTGTTTGTAAAATGTCCTGCCGGAAAACTATCACCTGCAGTTGCTTGTACAGCAATACTAGTAGCAGATATGATTTGTGTTGCTATATTATTGTCAGAAGTAACTTTAAATGGAATACCTGCTCCTGACCCTACAACAGATAAACTATAATCTGTTGTAGCGTCTATAACAGTATCATGCAGTAAAGTACCTCCAAGCTGGAAATTATTACCTGTTAATGTAATTCCATTATCTGAGGTGTAGGTGTTACCTACTGGTATGGCAGTAAATGAAAGAAGTCCGTTAGCGTCACTTATTACCATTCTAGTAGTGCCAGAAGTAGTAGGTGCAGTTCCTCCTGTAGCTAGATTTGAAATAATGGTGCTTCCTGAGACATGAAGTCTTTGAGAAGGAGTATTAGTTCCTAAACCAAGTCTTTTATTTGTATTATCCCAAAATAGAATAGAGTTATCTTCAAGTAGTCCACCTCCTATTCCAATAAAAGGAATGCTTCCTGACGAAAGTGTAGTAGTGAGAGATATAACTGGAGCTGTGGTTGGATTTAATACTGTTCCATCAAATCCACTTCCATCCGTAAAGTTAACTGAAGTTACTCCACCACTAGCACTAAGAACGCCTCCGGAAGAAAGAGTAAGACCTGTTCCTAGTGTAATTTCTTCCACAGAACCAGTACTAGGAGAATATCTTCCAATAAGTTTTTGTGTACTAATATTTTGTATCTTAGAGAATGTAACAGCTTGTGGAGAGATGGTGGTAGTTAAGCTACTTGTACCTGTCCCAGTGACATCTCCTGTAAGAGAGACACCAGATATATAAGAAGGCGTAAAGTATTCTAGTGAATTTCCTAGAGTATTAACCCTAAGTAGCTGCAGCGCCCCTCCTAAAGCAGTAATACCTGTACCACCATTAGTAACAGCAAGAGTTCCAAGTACTTCTGTAGCTAAATTTATTTGTCCTGTAGTGAACCCTGTTCCTGTTCCTCTCACAGGACCATTTAGAACAGTAGTGATATTTATTGTACCACTTGTAGTAATAGGAGAATTAGCTACAGAGAGACCGGACGGTACAGTAAGTCCTACAGAAGTGACAGTTCCAGATCCTGCAAGAGCATCTACAGAAAGGTCAAAATTACATCCATCCTTAGTAATAGTTACAGTACTATCCTCACTTGTAAAATTAAGATTATTACAATTTAGTTTGTACCAAATATTTTGATCGCAGCTACAGTTTTTCTTACAAACTCTTGATTTACTCATTATTAATATCTTTCAGTATGTTTTATACAGTGTAACTTAAAGTCCAACCAGCAGCAGTAAGAGCATTTCTAGCTGACAAAGAAGCAGCCGTCACAGTTGTATCCGTGTTTGCTACTACGATTCTCTTCTGAGCACCAGTAGGAACAACCCCTGTCATATGATTACCGATTGCATTCCAAAGATCATCTGCTATAGAACTAGGCACTAGAAAATTAAATTTAAACAATAGCAAATTAGTAGGTTTGGGAAGCGCTGACACCCAAACATTGTCCACACTTGTTAGTGTAAGTGGATTACCTGTAAATATTAAATCTGTTAATACAGGAAAATTGGCTGCTGTAACCCAATCAAATTGATACAATTCATCTGCAGTATTCGTTTCACCAAGCCATAACATTTCTATCTGGGATAAATCTCTTAATTCTGTTGGAACAAATGATGGAAGAATATAATTAGGAGCTCCTCCAAAATGATCAGTTGCCCAAACCTTAAGATTTGCTAAATCTCCAACATTAGTAATTAAATTATAGTCTGTTGTGACAACACCTCTTGCAAAGAAATATTGTAATCCTGTAGGAAGTTGACCCTGGATAGTTGTTAATTGATTTGTAAATACATGTGCAAATACAATATCTACATTATTATGATAGATATTCATTTTTTCACCTGCAGTGTACCCAGTTAATGCAACATTTCTCATATTAAAAGTGGGTGTCACATGCCAGAAATAAGGAACAATGAAATTAAAAAATACATTGGTATCACTATTTACGACAGGATAGTTATTACTATAGTAAATAGCATCAGTAGTTTTATTTATAATTACTGCGTCGTTATCAAGATGCAGTGTTACATTTCCGTTATTTGCAAATGTAGTCGAAAAGAAATTCAATCCTAGTAAGTTTCCTGTAAATGTCTCATCCAATAACAAAACATCAAACAAAAAATCATTTGAACCTATTGATAATAATGCTTTTTCGTTATTTACAGGATCAGCATTCCATATACTAATGTACTCTTGCTGTGTATTAGCATCTCCTAAATAGTCTCCCACATAATTAAATACTCCAACAGGGTATTCTGTAATATTTACAGAATTAAAATTAACTAATTGTTTTTCAACATGTGTTGAACAACATGATTGGGATACGTAAGCTAAAGTTATATCTGCATAATTCCCCGTAATAGGTCTTCTATTAGTTAAGGTTCCATGTATAGGCTTATTATGAGAATCTAATTTTATGTAAAATCTCTTATAATTAGATATGTTTGTAAGTGTATTACAACATGATTCAAGATAATCAGTAATCTCTAAAAGATTATCTTTAACTCTTTCTGTGTACACTGGAGAAAATAACTTAGGTTTTCCACCTTTGTCTTTTTCTACGTAAAATCTATCACCTAGCATTAATCAAATTATTTAACTAAAATAAAGCTTGGATTCCCTAATGCGTCTTCCTAGAAGAACAGGTTTTCCGTTGTCAAATCTCCACATTTTAAATGCCTCCTTAATAGAGGGATCGTTGGGATTATTATTTACACGCTTAAGAAGTGTGCTTTTCTTAAAAGCTCCTACTCCAATATTGAAACAGATAGATGTAAGAGCATTAAATTGATTCTGAGAAATGTCATCTCTAGTAACAGACCAAACAGTAGTTTCATAGTTTTTTAGAATATGTCTGTACAATTCTATTGCTCTTTCCCTGGAAATTGCAGGATCAGTCATCTTGACGCGGCTACCATTCTCGTAGTAAGTACAACCTACACCAATTGTAGGAACTCCTCCATCATCTAAGTATGGATGAAGAACTAGTCCTTCCTCATTAACTAAGAATTCAATTCCTTTATTATCCATCTGTTTGATTTCCATCTGTTCGAGCTTTTCCTTCCAAAATAAGCTGCCTATCTTGTGTCTCCTTTACCTTCACCTGAAAAAATTGGAAGAAAGGAAGAGCATATTTGAAAGGTGTTTGTTGAATTAATTCGTCTAATTTTTGTAAATCTTGTTGTGTAAACTCTATATTCATTGGTTTATGTATTTATTTAATAACTCCGACGTTCTTTCTAAACTTTTTTTGTAGTAATTAAGTCCTATATTTCTTATCATATGATAAACAGTTTTTGTAAACTGATTATCTTGAATAGTGTATAGATTCAGAAAAGGTTCGGAGTAATCACACTCGTTATAGAAAAGAGCATAATCAATATATGCCCTAGATTTACGTAGGTAATTGAGACCTTGCAGTGTTCTAGGAGGCTTAGTCTTCAGATAATTTTCTACATAAAGTTCTAGTCGTGATTTATTAATTTGCCTCATTTCTTCAGCATTGCAGCTAAGTTGAAGTTAAGCCCTACACTTACTCCTATTCTATTAAAGTTAACATCAGCCTTCTGTGTCTTAATATCATAGGTGAACGGTGTCCAGCCTAAATGTCCTCCTATCGTAACAAGAGGAATCTTAGTCTCTTTTTTAATTAAATTATCCTCAATTATCGCTCCTTCTAGGAGTCCCACTGTCATATTAGGGTAGTGAGGACGAACGAATATTTCGTATTGTTTCTTTTCATTTATTTTGAGCCCTACAGTAGCAGTGAAGCCTATTTTATCTTCAGTGAGAAGACTAAAAGCTTTTCCTTCTTTAGCCTTATATTCACTTTCAAAAGATATTGTTCTAAAGTTACCCTTAGAATAAGTAGTATCTATCCGAGATCTTATCTTTATAATACTATCCTCTTTATTCACATATACTGTAGTAGGTACTGAGACAGTGTCATGTTTTATTTTAAACCCTATATTCTCTATAGCTATAACATTACCTTTTGAGAGATCTAATTGTTTAGCAAGAGAATCACTTAATTCCTTGAGTTTTCTCTTAGTAGAAACAACATAAATACGCTTACTATACTCAAGTTCGCCATTCTTAGCTTTTGCTACTCTTATGGTATCTTGAGCAGCAGCTAAGTTATTTTCTGCTCTCTCTATCCTTTGCTTTGCTTCTTTATATCTCTTGTAATTCCAATGATTAAGAAGCACTAAAAGCAGAATAATACTTGCTCCCGCAAGTAACAATTTTGACTTACTATCTGAAATTACCTTTACAAAAATATCCTTAACACTCCCCATAACAATAGTATTATTAAAAATGCTGCACTTTTCTTTACAGCACCATTATGTCCAAATATTTTTAAAAATATTCTATCTACACCAGAAGTGTTTCCAATATAGGTTGTTGGTAAGGAAGTCCACTTGTTAAAAGATAGGTCGTAAAAACCCAGTCTTATTAGAAGTGCTTGGATAGGAGCACTTACCCATAGTCCTGTAGCCCAGGCTAGAACTAGTGTAAATAAGCTGTGCATTATAACACCATCTCTGTGCCACCTATCAAGACGTGATTTTGTCACTCCTTGATATGAATCCAGTACTCCTCTGAGAAGGAAAGAACTTGCGTCCTTTCCAGACAGAAGAAGTGTAAATGCAAGAGATATTATGAATGCCAGCCAATACATTATTGATCAGGTTTAATAGGTTCTCTCTGATCTGATTTCCACTTGATTCCACCTAAGAAACCAATGATACCAAGACCACCGAGTACATTCCATGCTACTTGCCAGAACTTAGAATCTGCATAATCTGACCAACCAAATCCACCAACAGCTAAAACTAGGCAGCTTAAAAGACCAGATACAAACAGAATGTCTTTTGCTTTTCTACTTAATTTAATACTCATATTTTTGATTTTAGTGACAAAGATACACTAATTTTTCGAATTCTCCAATTCTTCATTTAGAATTTCTTTCCCCTTTCTAAATGCACGAACTTTACCTACTATATATTTATAAATTCCATCAATTATAATCATTCCCATCATTCCTATGATAAAGGATAATGCTGCCATATATTCAATAGGGATTGCTTCTTTATACGCAATTAACGGAGTAATATATCCTGCTACAATAGAGCCTATTAATATCTGTCTAAGTGCTTCTATTAATCGTAGTTTCTTATAGATTGACCAAACAATAGCCCCAATAAGCCCATTAAGTAAATAGCGCCATCCAATCCCGAGATCATTAAGAAATTCTAATAAATTCATATCAATGTACTCTCCTTTTCTCATACATACATATGATAGATTATTTTATACCTATCCACTTAACTGCTCCAGCAGAAATAGTAAATGCAGGTAACCTCCCACCTTCAGCAGCAGAAATAGGAAGAGTTTCCCCTACTGTACTAAGAGTGTAAGTTGTTGCATCAGCGAAAGTAATTGTTGCAGGAACTGTTGTAGCTGTAATACTAACAGAGTTAAATCCATAGGGAATATTTCCCGTTCCGCCAGTAATGGAAGCTAGAGAGGGAGTGCCACAGAGGGTATTTGCAGTAATACGCGTATTACGCGCAATTTGATCCAAGACAAGTAGAAAATCTCCTTGAGCCATATATTATCAATTTTTTATTATTAAAAAATCCAGCTCTAAATAAAAGAAATAAAAGAGCCCAGCAATTGCTCGCTAGGCACAAATATATGCTTTTTTTATTAGAAATGAAGTAGTTAGAGTTCATTTAAGAACTCTAATAGCATTATCTACCAGTAAGTTTATAGAATTTAATTTGCTCTTCCGGGGTTAGAAAATTAATGAGTTGCCTAACAACAGGCATTAGTTTTAACGTCTTAATATACAGCTTATTATCTCCTTTTTCAGCTATGCCAGAAGCCCTTTCATACTCTTCAAATGGACTAAATATCTGAGTAAACCAACTTATCCATTTTTCCATCATGTTAATAGAAGCTGCAGGATTACGAATCACACGAATAAAGTCTGATGGATTGATATACTGAGTAATATCTGCACTAAACCGTGTAAGTTGAAGTTGCATTTCATTATCTAACCACTTGTCATCCTCATCTCCACTTCCAATAAGTCCTATAAGAACAAATGTAGCTAAGATAACACTAAATTCATATAAAGATTTATTAATAGCTGATTTCTGAAACTCATCATATCCATCTTTAGTCCACATTCTTTGAATAGCTCCCCATTTATACTCTTTAACATCTTTATAAAACTTACTCATAAATTCTCTCCAATATCCACCATCATCTGTTCCAAGCTCATAATCTACATACTTCTCACCCCATCTTGACTGCATAGCTTTAAAAAGATATTTACGAAACATAAGTGCTAGTTTACCATACCAACGTCTTGATAACATAGCTTTATCAAAACTATTATACACACCTTGTAGATTTTTAACAACAGCATGTAACCTATTTCTAAAAGCTTTATCGTCTTCTACACTCCATCCAAATTTTGACGCCATTTCATCGAGATTTCCATTGGTCTCTTTCATAGCAGCATAAAGACTTGTTTGCTCTCCTGTTTTAGAATCAGTTAATTTAACAGAGTGCATTAAAGAAAGCATTCCTGTCACCTGAATCTGATGTTCACCCCCTTTCTGTAAAAAGAATAAAGTGCTGGTTTTCATTAATTTATTGAATGTTCCCTTAGAAACATTTTCTCCATAATGATCCTTAAATTCACCTTGAGGAACATCATAGTGATCTGCTAGTTTGTTTAGAAAAGAATCTCCCTTTCCAACTGTTTCAGCTACTAGAGAAGGAAGCTCCCTAGCGTATACTCCTTGAGCCCAAGCATAGTCTTTTGCTGAATAGAAGCGTCTACCCATAGCTTCAATAGTATTGTTAAAGTTACCTACAATAACGTTACTTATACCTCCATTTACGTTAACCGCCATGTTTTGTAATGCTGTAAGTAGTGCCACCTTATTAGATAGCTTGTTTAAAGATACTTCTCTTCCACCCATATTAATAGCTTGTTCAAACTCTGCATCTCCGTAAACAATGTCATTAATAAACTCGTTTAAACGATTATTCAGCATGTCTTCACGCGCCATCTTAGGAACCACTTTCTTAGTAATAGCATTGAATACTTGAATACCCTTAGAGTTTGTTTTAGCTACATCTCTACCTTTAATACCTAGATTAAAGTCTCCATTAAGTACAGTTTTAAGAACAATAATATTAGGCTCAATTTCAGTCATAGTAGAGTAGTTATTTGCCATCTGACTATACTTTAGAACACCTTCAAGTAAATCTAGTTTAAGATCACTTGGATTTAACATTGTTGTGTAGTAAACCGGCACTTTCTTAACCTCAGCACCATCTTGTCTTTGAACAGTTTTTTCCTCATCAAAGTTAGCCGTAATAGAATCCTTCACTCCTTTCCAGGCTTTCCCTAGATTTTTCTTAACTCCATCTTTCCATTCTAAATCAGAAAAAGCATTTTGTCCTTTAGATAGCTGTGGAATAATACCATATTTAAGTCCAAAACTTCCAAGTTTGTCATTAGCTTCTTTATAAGAATTATAGAGTTTCCTATAATAAGCATTATTCATAAGAGTAGAAAACTTCCTATCCTTGTATTTTTCCGCAGGCCTAATAAGCTCACCGGAAAGAGCACGAAATGTTCCTTTTGTTGGGTTAAAAGAGTTCTGTAATACTCTTCTTCCATAATAATGAGAGAGTTTTCTACCATATCCATAATCCAATTCATCTATCTCTTTAGTATTTGTTAACCACCACTCTTCAAATTGTCTCTTAGTAAGAGTTCTTCTTTTCTCACTTATAATTCTTTGATAATCAGGGTGAATTTGTGTATTCTGAGCATACCATTCACTTTGGGCTTTGTTCCAAGCTCTTAAAGCTTTTGCATCGTTAGTAGGTTTAGGCCCAAGTTGTCTATAAAATTCTTTCTTGGCCTTGTCAAATTGATCCAGTTGGTACTCTTGATAAAAGGCTAAACGTCTTCTGTAATCATATTTATCTTCACCTGTTTCAGGATCAACTCCCACTTTCTCCCATACTTCAACTTCTCTTAAGAACTCTTTGTTAAAAGTCTCTTCGTCTTTGGAGCTTTTGTAAAGAGCTGAACCTCTTGCCCTTTCATATTCATTTGTAAGCTCTTTCTTTGTATCAAGGTCTTTTAGATGATTATCATACACCACATCTTTAAGAGCCAATCCTACGGCAGCAGATACAGGATCACGACTATTGATAGTTGTACCTAACCAATATCCAGCAGCAGAAATATCTCTTAAAGCCATTACTAATTGCTCTCTGAATTGATCTTTAGTAATCATCATGTTTTGTTTGCCTTGAGCTTCTAAGTTTCTATTTGTAGGCTCAAGATATGGAAATAACCATTCTGTTAGATAGGTGAGGCTGAATGATTTAAAATCCTCAATAATCTGATTTTTTTGATCTATAGCTGTAGCAAGTTCTTGAAATCTTGGATTGTCGTATCCAATACCCTCCCTAAACAAAAGAGATTTGACACTATCTAATGAGTTGTATACGTTCAAAAGCTGCTGAATTTCACCAAGAATATTCAAATTATAAGAAAGTTGATCCTTTGTTAGCTGATCAGCTTTTCTTACAGAATCTCTTAAAGTCTCAAATCTTTTCTTAGCTGCGTCAATATAGTATATTGAGTTTGATATAAAGTTATTTATAGACGTTATCTCATCCTGATTTTGGATGATTTCATTAAGCACACTAATATCTTCCTTAAATTGGTCACCTTTCTTTCTATTCTTAATTGTTCTGTTTAGGATAGATACTTTATCTTTAATTCTTTGATAAACAGACTCATATGTTAAGTCTGTGTCAGGCTTTTGATATACCGTTTGTATCTTAGCATCTTGAAGAATAGCTCGTAAGTCGGCTACATAAATATCATCTACTATTAAATCAGCAACTTCATCAAGAGTCATATCAATCCTAAAGTTCTTAGGATCAATTTGTATCTTCTTAAATAAAGATTTTAACCAGTTAATAAAACGATTAAAAGGAGATTTTGGAGTGTTATATTTTTGAGCTGATAGTTTTCCTAAATACTCTACTAAAGCTTCATTCATTTGTTGCTCTTTAGTAAGCTCAGGATATTTTCTAGTTACTTCACCTATTACTTTAATTCCTTCTAAATCACTGCTAAGTTGAACTAATAAGTCTTTATAAAGAAAGGGATTCTGCTGTTGTACAGCTAGAATAAATGGGTGTAAATATTCATGAAACACTGTATCTTTCTTAGCATGAGCTAAATTAATAACCACACCATTAACCCCAAACCATCCTCTATTAGGATTGCTGGGATCATTAATAATACTATAGGGAATATTGAATCTGTTATTTAGCTTCTGAGCAATTGTTTGAATCTTTCCGAATAGTTCAAATGAAGAGTTATCTCCTTTCTGAAAATAGATGCTGTCACTAGCATTAGGATTATCCATTTCAACCATAGAGGAAATCTCTCTTAAAAGAGGTTCGCCATTCTCATCTCGTTCTCCTTTGAATTTCTTCTTGAAGTCAGGAGTATAAGTGGTAGCCCATAGTCTTAGAGCCTTTTCCTTATCATTCAATACTCTATCAAGGATATTAAAAAGTATTGACTCCTCACCATTTGAAGCCAATACTTGTTGAATTTCATTATTACTATTTCTTATTACGCTACATTTCATATTTAACAGTCATCTAGTTTGTCTAATGTGTCATCAATACTACTACTATCAGTAAAAAAACCTGCATCAAATCCTGAAAGATCATTAGGATCAAAAGGCATTTGTTGCATTCCTCCAAATATACCTCCTTGTACTATTCCTGTTGATTCTGTTTTAGAAGTAGGAGTCTTTCTAGTAATTAGTGTATTAAAGTCTTTCTCAAAAATAATATTTGGTGGAATAACAAATGCTGAGAACATATCTGCAAGCTCTTGGTTAGAATACCCATTCAGATTATTTCCTGTCTTACCCATATAAGCTATAAGGAATTGTTTCTGAGGGTTACCATAAGCAAGTTTGTAGAGTTTCTCAATGCCGCTTGTTATCTGTTCAGCAGTCATACTTCTTTTAGTTCCGGGAGCAGTTACGGTTGTTAAACCATAAGCCTTCCCAGAATCAGACACCTTATTGTCCATTTTCTCACCTTGTTTCACCCATCCATTTTTAAGAGCTGAAAGAGCTGCTCCACCAGTTCCTTTATCAGGATTTCCATTTACACCTAGTGGATTAGAACCAAACACAAATACTTGATTCTCACTAAGAGAAGTTATTTGTCCTGAATAGGTTCCACCGCTTATAGGTGTACCACCAGTAGGACCAGAAGGCTCAGTAGTAGGTGCTGCTGGAGGATTTTGTCCACCACCTCTTAACTTATTATTGAGAGTTTGAATCACTTGTTCTTTTGTAGGACGCGGTCCTAAATTAGCTACGCCTGTAGAGTTTGATGTACCTACAATATCTACAGGAGCATAAACAGCATAAACACCTCTAGGAATAGACTCACCTTCTGCAGTCATAGCTGCTCCTGAGAAAGCTTGTGTTCTATTATTTGCTCCTTGTCTTTCAACATTTACAAGTTGATACGTAACATATACAATTTTTTGTTCCCCTGTAGGTGATGTTCCTGCACTTCTTCTTATACGAATAAATTTCTTAAATTGAAGATTTGTTTTATCTTCCCCAACTTTTACACTGTTAAATCCAGCCGCAGCAAGATCTTCCATTGTTTCCCTAAACACTTTAGATCTTTCTTCACTACCTTCTTCTGTAGCTCTAAATTTCTCAGTAAACATACCTACGTGTAAATAACGAACTCCAGCATCCTCCGCAAAGGCTATACCGTTAGCCGTCCTTGCTGGACCTGTCGCAGGTTTTACCTTAGTCCTAATTAGCTCCAAATTAAACTGATACCGGGCATCTGTAGCATAAATCTGTTCAAACCTATTATAAAGTTGATTGTAGTTAAGACCAAAAACTTTTTCATATAATTTATTTTTTATACCTAAAAGGTCATTATTTCTAAACAGATCATTGAATTGCTGTCTATCAGCATCTGAGAAATAGCTTCTATAGTTTCCTTCAGAATCTACTATTTCCAGAGTGTCTATCTTTCTAAGAAACCTACTAAATTCAGCTCTTTGAGAAAGGGAGAGAAGTTCTGTAGCTAGATCAGTAGCATTAGACATCTCCTTGAACATGAATGTAGGAATCATTTTAATAAACGACTTATTTCTATACATCAAACCATCTTTCACTATAAGGTAATCAAATAGTGCTTTAGCATGATATTGAGTTCTAGGATTTAGATAAAGTTCTGAGAATGAGTCCATCATGTTAGCAATAAGGTCTGGTTCTATTTTACCACGAGTTTTACCTTCGATAGTATTAATAATATCCTTATTATTTATGTTTCTTACCTTTCTTTTTCCTATTTTTACAGTGGTGCTTACAGGGAGAATAAATTTTAAGAAAGTATTATCAGGAGAGAGTGCAATAGCTTCTTTAACAATATCTACAACAGTAGAAGTAGTTCCTTCAGTATCATAAATAAGACTGTTATGTAATGTACTTGTTTTCTTATCATTTACGTCTATCCACTGTTTGTAAGCAGCTATTTGTAAGAAGGCTGCCAAATCATCTTTAATCTCTCTCACTTTATCAATGTCATCAGCCAGACCTCCTTTAAGATTTGATATCACTCTATCTGATATATTCATAAAGGAAGGAGCTTGCTCCATAAACATTGTCTTACTCAAAGAATAAACATCCTTCATTATCTTAATGTTATTCGCAGTAATCTTATGATAATAAGGATTTTGATCAGCAGATCTATATCTGTCTTCTCCTGAAAGAAGATATCGCACATCAAACGGAGCATCTATTTCAGTATCAGCAGGAAGTCCAATACCAAGATCAGTAAGATTTTTAACAACTCCTGCCATCTGATCAAAGCTCTTTCCCAAACCTTTTGTAAGGGCAATGGGACTACCCATCTTATAGAAGAACTGAGATTGTTCTTCCATTCTTATAAACTCATCCAACATTTGTTCTTGGAAGACACGCAGTTGTTCAGGAGAATAATTATTTTCTCCAAAAGCTACTTGACGTAACACATTAGCTAACGTAGCAGTGTTACGTGCAGGTTCTCCTTTAACGCTAGACTCAGCTATATTATTATCCTTGAGATATTGAAGAGCTTCCCCTTGACTATTAAATGAGATTTCCTCTCCAGCACTATTTTTTACGACATAAGTACAAGCCATAAAGCAAATATACTAATTTAATTACACTTTTTTATGAAGGTAAGTGGAAGTGATGATTATTGTTAACATCTTACCTCCACTAAACTATTAGCCTCAAACATGCTGAATAGCTCGCTGTCAGACATGTCCTTATAATCCTTAATTTGTTTTTGAGTTTTTAATACAGCTTCTTGCCTGAAGGCATCTCTATAGAGATTCTCTTCTTCTTTAGTTTGAATTGTATTTTGCTTTACAGCCTTAATATCCAAGTAGTTACGAATAGAAGGCTGGTTTACAAAGTAGATGGCTGTCTTTAAAGGAACTTTAAGAGCTACCAAGTAGTTTACTACTTTCAGAGCATCCACTCCTAAGTTATACAAGGCATTTAACTGTTCTTTAGCCTCATCTGTAGCAGCTGTAATTAATGTAGAAAGAACGTCATTTGTACGTTTTCCATCAAACTGCTCAGTTTCTAAATTATATTCTCTATTTCCAGAAAAGCTAGAAAACTTCTTACTGTCCATTTCAAATCCTTCTTCAGGGTCTGTTAAGGATATATCTCCTTTATTAGCTACTGAATATATTAAGTTAGCATTAACATCAATACCAATATTGTTTTTGCCTGTAGTGTTATTCTTAAATCCATAGAATTTACCCATTAAACTATCTACTGGATAATTTGTTTTCTTTTGAAAAACAGAGCCTATTTTATTTCCTTGAGCATCTCTCAACGTAATGTCATTCTCATCCTGAATGTCCTGTAGAGCTGTTAAGCTAGCAGGTGTAGCAGCAATTTCATGCATTCCCCTATTTGTTAAAAGAGTACGATAACTATCTAGTATTCTATTATTCAGAACACCATTATTTAGTTCTTTAGTTCTTGAGGCTTCTGTAAACTGCTCTAGTGTAGAAGGAAGTTTTAGATACGCTAAAGCTTGAGAAACAGCTCTGTCATAAAGTTGCTTTTTTAATTGTCTAGCAGCATCGTCAAATGCTTCTTCCATCTGAAGCTCTCTTAATACCTGCTGCTCATCTTTAAGCTCCTGATAAGTAGCGTCTTGTAAAAGAATATCTCTTACAGTGTTTTTAAGAGACTTATTGTTTTCTAACATCCATCTCTTATACTCCATCCATCTACCCCTATCATTCGTAGCATCACCATATTTATTAAATTTAGGATTGCCATCTGCATCTTTAGTAAGATAGAAGTCATATCTAGTAATAAAGAGTTTATCAATGTCAAAGTCAGCACCTGATAGTTTAATCAACTCCTTAGGGAACATACCTGTAGACCCTAAGTTAGCTGGTAAGAAGTCTATTAGTTTTAAAGAAATGAATGAGTGTTTATCTTGAGAAGGAATACGTACACCAAACATATAAGCTATAGCATCAGGAATTTCATCCCCTGGTCTAAGACCAAGAAGCTCTTTAAAATGAGCAGGAAGCATCATTTCTGAATAATACCCTTCTACTTCTCCCTCATAATTATATTTAGGGACCATGTATTGAAGTTCATCCAAGAATAATTGCCCTTCTTCAGTCACTTGATCTTTAGAACCAAGTATCTGTTGATCTCTCACCCCATTATGGTTAGCGTCCCATTCATCTCTTCTAACGTAAGCCCATTCTGTAACAACTCCATTCTCAACCCTTTTAGCTATTCTAGAAGTTTTAGTATCAATACCTGAGAACAGAGCTACAGTATAACCAGGATTCTTCTGAGAAAGAACTCCTTTAGAAAAGTATGACAGATAAAGCTGTTGAGATTTAGTTTTAATTGCTGATAGGTTAGCGTTAAACCTAATATTTCCATTCTCATCTAATGAGAAGAAGTCTAATAATTGCGCATCACTACCTGATGACTCTAATGTAGAAGATATACGCTGATAGAATTTAGCAAGACGAGGAGTTACATGACCATTAACAATCAAAGTATCCATATCTTCATTAAACTCTGTAATATCGTATATTTCATTAAGAGCTGTATCATAAGAGTTTACTACTTTCTGAGCTACAGACTCTTGATAAATTCTCTTAACTTCTCCAACACTAGTTCTTGTGCCTTGGAACACTACTTCTACACTATCATCTTGCTCAGAATCAATCAATTGTAATAACTGAGTAGGTGTAGTAATTTCAAGCTTATTAGAAGGATTTTCTGTTTGTAGTCCAAAATACTGATTATCAACTAAATGTCCTTTTAAGTCTGAGAAGTCTTCAGCTTTAGATACATCTAAAGTCATCATTTTAGAAGCTGATTCTGGAGCAGCAAAATGTATTCTGTCTTTCTCCATCTTTCTTCTAAGACTATCGAGGGTTTCCCATCCCGGACGAGTTATCCACTCACCTTGCTCATTCCTTCTAGCAGTAAGATTTGGTTGAAGAATAACTACAGACATTTTGTAGTATGTCTTACCATCTTTAAATACGAGTTTTAAAGAGTTAGTCATTTCATCCCATCTTAAGATGCCTTTACTATCATCAAACACTCCATCATAAGTTTCACCATTTGAATCTGTTAAGTTGTGAATATCATCTCCTCTTTCTAAGGCGTCTAAAAATCTAGCTAAACGTGGAGAAAGTCTACCAAGTCCCCATAATGTATAACGAAGAGCACGTACAGTAGCATACATTTGAGCATCGGCTACCTTTGTTCCATCTGGAGCAACAGGTTCCTTAAAAATAGCTACACTTGAATGTGTAAATGCTTCAGTAATTCCAAGCTCTGGAGCTGTCAAATCAGTTCTAATAGAAGTGATTGCAGCATTGTCACCCTTGGCACGTTTTACAGCATCAATACCACCGTCATTCTTTAGCGATAACGCAGGATCACCATGAAGAATCTGATTATACGCTAATGTATTAATGTAGTCATTTATGAGAACATGTCCTATATTCGTTTTAAATTTTACTCCTTTATCAACACTTTGTAAGTTCAGTCCTAAACTATCTTTACCTTGAACAAAGAACTCGCGATGAAGAAGTACGTTTTGATAAGAACCTTTAGGTCCTATCTTAATAATACCTTCAGCTACCATCAGATCAATAGCGTCATCTACCATCTTATTTAAAGAGTTTTTAATCTCTTGTTTAATAGTAGCAACATCTTCTTGAGATAGTTCTAGGTTTGTACGAGCTTTCCTTTCAAGTAGATTAGCTGTAGATTTAGTCAATAAGGAAGTCATGTTATCTGTAAACTTCAGGCCACGATAACCCTTTCTTACAGTAAATCCATCATCTTCAAAACTACCTGTATGATAATTTTCCACTATACTATCTGTTAAAGTTCCTACTTCACCCTGCACTCTTTTTATTCTGTTGAACTCTTTTTGCACCTCCTTAAAAAGAATATCTGCAGTTTTCTCTGTTACTGTACCTTCTCTATAAACATCTAAGTTGATAGGTAGGTTTACAGTGTTAGCTGTTTTAGAAGCTTCAAGTACACGAATTAGATGAGGAGTAGTAATAACATCTCCTGCTGCTGTCTTCTGAACTTTAGCATAAGAGATATACATATTTGTAAGGTTAATAAAGAATTCTCTAGGAGAATAAGAACCATAGGTAACACCTTCTTTTTGGTCTCTAAACTCCTCTGTAATTACTTTACCTTCTTTATTTGTTTCTACAGCACGAATACCATCTATATTCTGAAACAATAGATTATCTGCTACTGCTTCAAATGAAGCAGAGTTTAACAAGTAGTTATCTGTTAACCATGCAGAATCGTAGGAATCTGTAGCTGCAGAAGCCTCATTTCTTATACCAGTCTCTCTAAGTCTTCTTCTGGTTTCAGCATCTCTAAGTGCATAAGAGGCCTTAACATTAAATGTACCATCTTGGTGAGCAAATACTAATTTATCATCAGCATTCATATAAGAAGACTCACCTACAGTTTCATCAAATAAAGCATTACCCTTAGCGACATTTGAGATACGTGTCACCATACCACCCTTTGACTTTTCTTCTTCCTCATCAATATCTTCACCTTCTCTTAATACACGAAAATAAGGGTTCTCATTAGCTGATAAAGACCTAGAAAGCTCATCCATAAACTCTTTACTCAAAGTAACTTCATCAGCAATCTTCATTACCTGAACATAGTTATAATCAGCTTTAGAAATAAATGTGTTTTGTGGATCATCAACCTGTAATTCTGCTCCCTGAGCTTTATATTCTTTATTTAGAGTATCAAATCTTTTAGCATTAATACTTAATAATGAATATCTTATATAGTCGAATGACAGTTGCATACCTACTGAAAGTAGAGCATTCCTTACTTCAGTAACTATCACATTGATTTCATCAGCTGTTCTCTTTGTAGCCCTTCTTGGATCAAAGTATCTGTTTCTTATGTTATCAATAGTTCTGCGTATAGTAGCCTGCTGGTCAGCACTCATCTCAGAGTATCCATCAATAAATACATTAGACCATTTATCGAATTGTACATTTTCTACATTTCTACGATTTGCATGATAAGAGCGATATTTACCCTTCTTCATGTCATACTCTGTAAATATATAATCAATACGATACTTATTAAATGCTTTTCTTACCTGCTCAACTAAGGCTTTATTTCTGGTAGCCTCAATTCTACCTTCATTTAATGCGTCTTCGTTAAGTCCTGTATCAACGAGGAATTTCTTAACAAAGTGACGACTCTGCTCATTGTTATCAGCAAAGCGTATCATTCTCTGAAAGAATCTGACAGGATCATTGATATTAGCTGTAGCACGTAGTAATCCATAGTAAACTGATACAGCATCAATTGTAGCTATTACGGGCTTACCATTAGCTAATGTAGATTGACCAAATCTATTAGTTACAGGATAAGATGTAAACCCTAAGTAATGACGAACCATTCCTGGAAGAGAGCTAAATCCTCCAATATTCTCAGAGCTATTATCATATCCAGTTCTTGGTGCACCTGTATCCTGTTCTTGATCTTCAAGTTCCTCAGACTGGAATTGTTCAAAATAATTCATTGAATTAATGTACTCTTTAGCACCTTCTTTTATAATAGCTCTTGTCTCGTCATTTGAATAAATATAGTTTTCGTCAGAGTTAGCTATTATATTTAATTGCTCTTGAGTCATTCCTTCATAAAGAGGATTATCTGCGCTGTATGTAGTTTTTAGGTCGTCCAATATTTGGTCTAATAACTTTTCATCAGACAGCTGGTACTCTCCCATTCTCTTGTACATCTCAAAGTAAGCAGCTACATTTTGAATCACTTGTGTAGATGTCTTAGCATCAAGATTTCTCTTTACTTCAATAGTTCCTCTACCGACTGCCATTTGCGTAGGACGAGCAGGAACAAGCATGAATTTAAACTCCTGAATATTAGTGTCTTCAGTTGTCTCTTGAGTGAAGGAGTTAGCAGCTATATTAGAATATTTATACCCTCCTGTATCTATTTTGTGGAATAGGGCATTAAGATCATTTTGATTTCTAGTTATCCATCTAAAAAATCTATCAATTAAATCAAATAGTCTTTGAAGAATACCTGCGTTCTTTTTTTTATTTTTCCATGAGCGAAACTTTTCTGCCATCCATTCTTCAGCTGCTTTATTAGCTGCATGGGTATCAGAAATATTTGTCCATACTCCTTGTTTACGCTGTTCATTAATATATTCTCTAATAGATTTTCCTTCTTTCTTAAGCTTTTTGTAAAGCTCATCATTAGCATAGTTAAGAAGAGACTTTTGTTCTTCTTGAGGAATGAATGAATTAAATACAGCATGGAATGCTTCATGATACTCTTGTCCTGCTGATGGAGCTTGCTTATTAAGATAGATGATCCCATCCTTGAAAGCTCCCCAAACATTTTTCTCAGGATTTTCAATTCCTTGCTCTCTAATCTTATTCATTACAGCATCCATGTCCTCCACACTAATAAATGAGGGAAGAATAGAATTGATGTACACTCTAGCATTCTCAAAATCTACCATGTTGTTTAATGTAGATAGATTTTGCTCAGAACGCATAAAGTCAAATCCTGTACCTCTCTGAGGTCTTTGTTGAGGTGCAATAGTAAGTCCCATAGAATCAGCTAAGTCCTTTGGAGCTACTCCAGGAAGATCAAGTAATTGGCCTGTACTAATATTAAAGAACTGAGTTTCACCTTCTACTGTTCTATAGTCTATGTCATTAGCATTTAATGCTTCCTTAACAGATGTATAAACAATTCCTTGTGCTTCCTCTTGATTTTGAGGAGCAGTCTCTATAGGTGCAATAGGATTTCCTGATTCATCTACAGGAACTCCTGTCATACCTTGAAACATTCCAGTAGGAATCTGGGGACCAAACACATCTTCTAGTGTACCATACTCCTGAGGTTGTTGCTCTGTAAGAGAAGTAAGCCCTTGAGGCATTGCTGGAGTAGCTGGAGTTTCAGGAGCAACAGGAGGCTGTTCTTGAGCTGTTTGTTCAGGAGTAGCCTGTTGTGTGCTACCTCTTGCATTTTTATAAGCTGATGCTACATTTCCAGTATCAGGAACAAGTTTCATTGTTCCGTTCTTAAATACCTCTGTAGATGTAGCAGCAGTTAGTTGAGAAGCCAATGCTTCAGCATTAGGAATATTACTATCATCAGCTATGTTTTGCCTAAAGTTACTACTGTTTAGTCTTATTGCTAGTCCTCTGAGAGTTTCATCATCTTTTTCTTTCTTTACTAATTCATTATTAAATGCATCAATCATTGCTTGGAAAGAATCAAGTTTTCCAACCTTTTGAGGAGCAACAATAAGACGATTTCTATATCCAGAATTAGGTTCATGAATATCCAAGCGAAGAGCTCCAATTGGACTAAGTGTAATTTCAAACCACACTTTACCATTAGGATCTGAAATAAACACTTGATTATTTATATTGTCATTGAAATCTTTATTATAGTCTTTAGCAGCGTCACTTGGAAGTTTATAGTAAACCTCATCATTACCTATTAATAATACATTCTTAGGAGACTCCTCCTTTGTAGAAGGAACAAAGTTTGTCCTAAGAGACTCTGTTGATCTATCTATAAGAGTTTGGAGTAAACTTGTTTTAGCAGCAGTGTCCATTTCTGCTGGACGTAGAGCAATAAGAGAAAAACTACCATCTGGTTTAGATACTAGTCCTATGTAACGAGAATTCACTTTAATAATACTGTCAGCCGAATTACTGATAAAATCTAAAATAACACTATCATCTGCACTTGAATTATCATAGAAATTTTGTCCATAGATAGGATTGATACTTCCTATTCTTTCACGAACCATTACACCATCTTCATCCATCTGACGTTTAGGAGCAGACAGTATCACCATTGTATTTAATGTTCCCCCTGTTGAGATAGGAAGAGATACAGTGTTGCGTCTTAGCTGATTATATAATGGTCTTTCTTGGCCAACTGGTATAAGGTCCAACTCTCCATAAGTAATAACAATATCAAGAAGCTCATTAATCTCTTGTGGAGTGAGAGTAATTTCTTGTAGATTGTTATTTCTAAATCTTAAAGCTAAGTAGTTTGTAAAAGCTACTTGTTTGTTATATTCTTCTACATCAGCAGCATGTTGAGCTGCTGGCCTGCCAGTGAAATGTTGATATTGCTCAGGAGTAAGCCTGTCAATGTTAACAAAGTCATTACCTACTCTAAACAAAAGTCTCTTTGGATAGGCTACTTTACCTATTTCATTCACTTCGATACCATTAAAGTGTGAAACAGAAATATCAACAGGTGCTTTAGACACATATACTCCTGGAAATCCAGTCATTTGTGTATATGATCTTGTAGCAGATTGTTGATCAAATTGCTGCTGGAATTGAGGCTCCAGTGGTCTTACACGAATACTCATTCCAGTCTTAACTTGATCCCTAGTTCCTGAGAATATAGCATTGTTAAACGAGAGTTTTAAATCTCCCGGAACAAATACTTTTGCCATGAAGTCATCAGTCCTAAGTCCTCCTGTTCCTGTAGTAGGAGGTGGATCATTAGGAGTGATAGGAGGCGCACCACCTTGATTTTCATTGCTTTCTTGAGAAGCTCCCCCTCTTAGTACAGCTAACTCTGCATCATATTTAGCGTTAATTCTTTCTTCTTGACTATAGTTTTTAAAATTAACTATAGAAAGTGTAGAATTTTTAAAGTTATACCATACGTTTTCGTTATCAAATTGAACTCCCAGTTTTGATCTTCTAGTAACTACAACATCTTTATTTTTAAATCCTCCGGACAAGTTTGAAGAAACTTGTAGTTTATCTCCAACCTGTACATCCGATAATTTAATACCTTGTAACGCGTCCTTCCTTTTCTTCTCAATCTCAGATACTAAATTAGATATTGTAGAAGGTCTTTTGTTATATTCTTCTAGGAACTCTCTACCAGCCTTTATGGTGTCTTTGTGAAGGTAGTAGTGCCTTTTTGACTGAGTTCTAATTTTTTCATAATCCTCTACTTTAACTGAAGGATTATCAAACTTTAAATCGTCAATAGTCTTAAAGCCTAAGATTTCAGCTTCTATTTCACTTAAGACTCTCTTTTCGTCAATAGCCTCAATCATGTAAGTGATGAGTTCAGCTCTTTCCTCGTCTGCTGTTTTTATTATACCAAGTTCTTCAACATATCCTTGTTGTTGAGGAATTGCTGTAGGTGGTTGAGAAGAAGGAGTTTGTGCTGTTGTATTTGTAGTAGCTGCTTGTGGCTGAGGAGTAGGTGCTTGATTTTGTTGTACTTGAGAAGCATTAAATGCTGCTTGTTGTTGCGCTGCTTGTCCTTGTGTCTGAGGTTGTTGTAGATTAACTAATAAATCATTAGCCTCCTTTCTTGCAGTAGCCTCTTTATCAAAGTGCTCTTTAAATCCTCCTTTAGTAGTTAAACTAGCATATCTATCAACGGCAACCTCATTCCTTTTTTGTAAGTAATAAATATCTTTTCCCAAATCAGTTAAATCCTTAATAACATCTCTTGGAAAAGGAGTGTCTACAGACAACTTCTGAGAGTCAGTACCATATAATTTATAGAACTTATTATCTTCTTTTTGTGTTCTATCAAATACATCATTTAGAAATTTGTTGTATTTAACATTTTGAGTTTTCTCATCTTTCTCATTAGTAACATCTTCTATCTCAGATACTTTCTTAGAATACCACTTAACATCCCTTTTATTTTTAGCATCATTGGGAGCAAGCTTAAGTGATTCCTCAGCAAGTTTTAATTTTTCTTTATATTCCTTTTTGAGATCTTGTATCCCTTCTATTGAAGAAAGCTTAATAACAGTTGAAGGGTCTACAACAGTCTGCATAGAAGTAATCTGACTATGCATATCTCTAATGCGATCTGCCGAGTCCTTAGAAATAGACATTAAGCGAACAAGCTCATTTTTTACCTTCTCGTAAATGATGTGCTTCTCATTCTCCTCGTCTTGTCTCTTTTTCTCTTCAGCATTCTTGTAGTTACCTGTTCCTTTAAGCTGATAAGGATTAACAAATGTACGAGATACCCTTTTGTGAATTTCCTTTATATACTTAGCATTTTCTTCCAATTTGCCTACATATTCAGACACAGTTTTTTTGTTCTCTGTATTAGAAGGAATACCAAACATTTTTTCAAATTCAGAACCCTCAAGCTTCTTTAATTCTTGAAGTTGTTCAAGGCGGGTATCAAACTTATTTTGTTGAATACCACTTAAAACAAAGTTTACAAACTGATCGTGCTTATAGTTCTTATATGCAAATACATTATTCTTAGCAGCAGCATCTTGCAAGTCCTGCTGAATAGACATAGCTTCAACAGCAGTGCCGTATTTATTCTCAAATATACCTGTAAGAGATTGGGAGTTTAGTCCATCAATTACAGCATCTATTTGTTTTTTGTAGTTAGGATTGTTATTTATACCTCTTGCCTTGTAATACGCATGTTCCCCACCTTTATAAAGTGCACCACCTAGAAGGCCCTGAACTATATTCTCCCAACCTTCCTTAGTACCTAATGTTTCAGCTAAACCTGTACCAAACGATTTTAAAAAGTTGTTAGTAAGAGTGATATTCTTATCTTCATACTTCCTTTTGTAAAAATCGTTAATACCTTTCTCAATAATATATTGAGCGCCTTCTTCAAATCCTTCAGAAGATGAGCCAAATAGAATTTGAGATACTTTATTATCGGTAAGGTTCTTTCCCCATTTAGCTAGTCTGGAAGTATGTTCTACAGCTTCGAAAGCGTCCACACTTCCTTCCTTTAATGCTATACGTACACCTTGTTTAGCTTCTGCTTCAAGAAGTTCTTTAGTAGCGTTTAGAGGACGAAACAGATTACCCCATTGAATACTATTTGTTGCTGCTAATAAAGCAGTATTTAATAAGAAACGAGAGTTAGCAGCATCTCTAGCAAGAGCGTCTATCTTTTGATTTTCTTCAAAAGAAGGAGCTTTACCTGTTTCTTCAAAATATTTTTGTTGAAGGTCTTTAGATAGTGTTTTGTAAGATTCAATACCTTCAAAAGCAGCTTCAGAGATACCTGATGTAATCATATTAGCTCCCCAAAGTCCTTGACGAACAGCATAATTGAATCTATCTATTCCTTTAAGTCCTTTTACAATATCATCAGCATTTCTAATGTTAGACTTAAGTGCTCCTAAGAAATCCTCTCCTGCATTAACAAGCTTACCTAGCTTATAAACAGCTTTATTTATTTGCATAGCAGCAAGAGGTACTTCACCTACCCCGCCTGTTAATCCACCTACAATTAAGTCTTCTACTACAGCTCCACCAATAGCACCCACAGTAAAACCAAGATTCTCTATTGCTTTGCCCCAGCTGTTTGCAGCACTACCGCCATGAAGAGCACCATAAATAGGAATAAGATTAGCAAAAGGATGCTCTCTTTCCCAATTTGTCTCATAATTAGGCATAGCTTTTTCACTCCACTCCATAAGATCAGTAGCCCAACTATTTGTTGGATTATCCCACATCTTATCCAGAGACATTTGTCCTGTTGCTGATTGAGCTATAATGTTTGGAATGTCCATTAAGGAATTAGCAAAGCTACCTATTGCCTTTGTTCCAAGCTTGCCAAGACGATTTCCCCATTGATTAAACCAGCTTTGATTATCTCCATACCAATTTTCAAGGTTCATGTCATATGGATGATAACCACCTATTTCCTTATCCCCATATCGTCCTGCTATTGTCTCAGGTGTGTAATAAGGCTGACTTAAAAAGGCCTGTTTTCCATTAGCATTCTTTAATGTGTTAATATATAATGCGTAAGCAGGATTCACCTTACTAGCACCTTCTGCAGTAGTAGGAGCTGTACTATTAAACAATAAGTTAAGAGCAGTTGGAGGAGCAACATATGGAAGTTTATTTACTACTCTACCTGCTTCAGCATTTGGATCGTAATTGTTCTGTGGAAGATTTGTTACTTGTCCCGGTTTTATTGGGTCTTGTTGTGGCATAATTATTTGTTATATATCTGACCTCTTGATAGTTGATCTAATACTATAATAGCGTCGTCGAATGAGTTCAGTTTTGTCATACCTTCCATATATTGAGTAGCTAACTCTGGCGTATTGAAAGGTGTATTATATAATGATATTGGACCTGATTTACCATGTACAATTACAAACACTCTATTATCATTTACATCACCTAAATTGTACTTTTTCATATCATACTTTAACTGATAATTGTTTCCGGATGTTGTACCAATATCCGTCACTTTACCTGTCGCATGTAGTCCAAATCTATATCCAGAAATGTCTTGCATATCACTTCCAAACCCAAAGAGAGGTGCCTGTTGAGGGGATAAAGGTACTTTATTAATTGAATACTCATCGGCTTTACTTCCTGTCTTTAATTTAAATGTTAATACAGGCTGCCTTGAAAAAGTTCCACCTGTATTTATATAATCATATCCTATTGTCATAGGTTCTATGTTATCTGAATTTAGAGTAGCTTTCCCTACTACATTCCCTGCTTCATCATAATACTGCATAGTTCCTGCATTAGCCGCAATCATTTTAGCTGTATTCTTTTCCTTGTCGTCTGAAATAGTGACACCTGGAAGATTAAATCTCATAGAACCTCTTTCTATCAAACCTCTTCTCTCAGCAGTTCTATTAGTCATGTAGTTATTTAATTTATTCATATCAAGTCCAAGAACTTGCTGTTTTGCTTTAATAGCTGCAATCTCTTTATTGTACTCTGCCTGATTTTTTCTAACTACACCTCCTTGAACAGATGTTATAGGATATTTCTTGTCTAGTTCAGTATATTGCTGTTGAAGTTTAGCATAATCAGCAGCCTTTTCTATGTCAGCTCCAGTAAATCCATACTTCTCTCTTACTTGATTATCTACTTGATTGTAGAAATTATCAATAGCTTCTATTTCTTTTTGATTTTCTTGCCATTTAGAGATGAAATTTCTAAACATTGGATCTACATGATCGAAGTTAACTTTCTCACCCCTTTGCATGGCCTCCCACGCGTCCTTATAATCTTTAGCTATTTTTACAGCTCTGTCATCAAACTTGCCTTGTAGAAATCCATCATCTGTAAAATCATTAACAAAGGCATCTGTCCATCCCATCTTCCAACCAAAGTCTTTCACGAAGTTATTAAAGAGCTGATTATTTGATTGAACTAGAGCAGTCTTTCTAGTGTCTAGAGCTTTCTCGGTCATTGTATAGGTTTGTTCTTCACCTGCTCCACCCATAATAGGGAGCATTGAATTTGCTCCTCCCGCAGCTGTCCCTGTACCACCTTTACTCTTAGCATAGTTTCGTGGATTAGAAGGATCAATGACAGCAGTTCTGTTACCGAATGCATCTGTACCCCACATAAGTCCCTTGTCTACCATGTCTACCATTCTGTCAAGCTGATCCTTTTGTTGCTGATAGGCAAACTTACTTTTATCCATATCATACTTCAGTTTGAACATCTTGTCAGTAGCAGCTTGCATTGTAGAAGTAGCTTGCGAGAAAGCGTAACGTGCTTGCAGTCCCTTAAATTTCTCGTCTAAGTAAAGTTTCTCTCTAATCTGATCAGCACTTTTTTGGACAGGGGCAGTTAGTCTAGTAACTTCCGCTTCCTTTTCAGCAACAAGTCTTTGATAGTCTTGTTGATCTTTGAGAGAAGTAGCACCTTTAAACTTAGTTTGATAGTCCTTTAATTCATTTGTAGCCTCTCCTATTTGTTCATAAAGTTTAGCATCGTAGGCTTTAGTAAGTTCAGAAATTGGTACACCTTGATAAGTGTAACGTCCTTCTATAGCAAGCTGTGTGCGCTGTTGAGGAGTAAGCATTTGAGATGCTGTAGCCCAAATACGATCAGGAGAAACATATTTCTTTCCATCTTTAACATACATCAAGCCTCTGTCACTCCATTGTACCTCTATATTAGCTGAGTTAGCAATTTTATCAAAAAGCTTTTCCCAATCTGTCTGATAATCGTGATATGGAGTAACTGTTCCCGCATCACTAGTAGTAGAAGACCCTACCTGTCCATCCTGTAACCAGCTTGAGAATTTATTCATATCGTACCACTCATTAGCTTGATTCCAATCTTTAGGCTTCTTTTCTTTAAGATCTTTGTAGTAATTCTGCACATAGCGAAACTTTTTAGTGTTTCCCACAGCATTGATTATCTTATCATCACCATAGATTTGACTACCCATTCCTGAAATCTGATTCTGCACATTAGGATCGGAATAATCAACTCCACCAATACTATTGATAGCGTTAACCATATTACTCAACTTAGCGTTAAGATATTGTCTATCAACGTCTTTTACCACGTCTAATGCAGCAATAGAGTCTATGGTACTTTGTACATTTCTTACACCTTTGTCAAACTCCCCTTGTTCATACTGTAGTACCTTCCCAAGAAGATTTAAGTCTACAGGCTGAACATAATCAATAGGTTTATGTACAGTGGATTTATAACTTATGGCCATATTCTAATATTAAGCAAATATACTAAATTTAATTATATTATTTTGTAAAGGTAATAAGAGGTGATTATTTACGTTGTAAAAGCCTATTTCCATCAAAATAATATGTTTTACCACTTCTTCTATTGTAATAATCCTTACCAGCCTTTATCTGTTGTAGACCACCACCAGGTTGACCTGCTAATGCTTGAGTTTGAATTCCTGCAGCAGGAGGTGTAGTGAATATAGGAGCATACCCATTATAATCTCCATATTGATCAAAGGCTCTTGAGAATTTCATTATCAAGTTACCATTTCTATTTAAAGCTCTATTCTCAGCAATTGTCTTATATAAAGAATCAAGGGCTGTAAGTTTCTGTTCTTGCTGTATAGCTTTAGACGTAAGTACTTTATTTTCAAACAATTCACGAGCTTGTTGATCTGCCAGAGAATTCTTATCACGTACTTGTGTATTATAAGTGATTTCGTTATTCTTAATCTGAGCATTCTGGTTCTCGTAATTCCCTAGCACTTGATTATTGGCAGCATATTTAGAAGCAGCAAGGTTAGCTATATTAGCAGCAGCTGCACCTGGATTATTAGGTGCTAATGACTGAGTAGCATCTACAGCAGCATTGAAATCTGCTTGGTTCTGCTGCAAGGCTACTGTTGGATCAAGTAGTTTGTAGCGTAATTGATTAAATTCTGCTGGATTGTATTTACCTGGCTCACGCTCTAAAGCAGCCATATAAGCATTTACTGGAGAAGCTACATCATACCAGCGAAGAGGTTCATTAAATCTACTTCTAGGTTGCTGTATAATATCTGGAGTCGTAATACTTGTGTCTAACTCTTGTCTTAATTGTGGAACATCTTGTACTGGAATGTCATCATCGCTCCAAATACGAGGAGGCTTTTTACCAAGTTGCATAGTTCTTACACCAAGAATACCATCTGCATAAATATCTCTAAGCTTCTCAAGATTTTTTGGATCATTTAGAGCACCTTGTTTAAATAGTCCTTTATCATCAACTAAACCTAACTTTCTAGCTTGAGCCATTCCTGCTTGATGCATTCCTTCGCCCCACATCTTTTTAATAGCTTCAGGATTGTTCTTTAATTGATAATCATATAGAGCTAACTGGAAATCTTTAGGATTTGTTATACCTTCATATTTAAACCCTTTTCCTGTTAAATCATTTAAATAGTCATTAAATGAGAAATCCTTAGTAGCAGGAAATGCATCTGAATTACCAGCAGGAGTTTTGAGTCCTGACTTATTACCAGTGTACCCTCCTAATTGAGCTTTTTTAAGTTCTGGGTATTTAGCATACACCTTAGCAATTACATCGGAACGTCCATGTAAGTGCGCGAGACGCAATGCATCTTCCGCATCAGCTTTAGTAGGTATAGGATAAGATCTTCCTCCTCCAGCAAAATCTGAAGAATCTACTGAAGCATATGGTTTTTTGGAAGATCCATAGTCATCTTCTCTTGAGAGTCCTCCACCATATTTAGCTTGCCCACCTGTAGGAATATCATATTTAGCCTTTATCGCTTCTTGACGGTTAAACAGACTTTCAAACAATTGTTCTTGTGTAGGAATAGCCTGAAATTGTTGCATATTTAATTTTGTTGAAAGTTCACCATACTTGTCAAGATCACTCCTATCTTTAGCAGCAAGTGTTATTTTTTTTGTTATTTTATTTCTTTCTCCTTCGTAATAGTCATTAGCCTTTACAAGTGCTTCAGCATGAGACATTGAGCCTTTTACTTTAGCTCCAGTAGCTTCCTCTACATCAGCAGAACTAAGCTTTAGAATTTTAGAGTTCTTGTCTTTTCTAATGTTTGATGTATTCTCAAGTACTCTATGTACATTAGGAAGAAATACGCCACCTTGTTCATGAGTGTTCGCATCTACTGCTACTTGATTAATAGAACCATCAAGATTCTCTACTACTTCTCCTCTCTCAGCTTCTACATTAGCAAAAGCTTTTCCACCCTTTTGAAGTCCATAAGTTTCAGAAACACTTCCCCCATCTTTCATTGAAACGAGAGCGGGGCCTATTTTATTACTAGGACTTACATTGCGAAATTCTGATGGACCATAACCATAGCGCTTCATGTTGTCCTTCATTGATTGAATCTCTGGATCATTCGTGTTTACATTATAGAACGTATTTATTCTTTGTTCAGGAGTCATTCCTTTTAAATCAGTTCTTTGATTAAACTGATACAAATAATTATACATGCGTGGATCAAGCTGCGTTCTGAGCGTTTTGTCTTCGCCAGTCTGATTAGGAAGTAATCCAGAAGAAAGAACATTATTAATTAAATCAATGCTTTTAGACATCCTCTTATCAGGAAAATCCATAGCAAATTGATTTTCTGTGAAAGCATTTGTTCCACTAACTACTGATTGACCACTAAATTGATTTGGCTGATTATAAGGGTTTACTAGGACAGGTTTTTGTTGCCCACCAACTTGATACTTAGATGTTCCTCCGTATTGTGTAAACACAGGATTAGCATTAAGGCCATACCCTTCCATATTTTCATAATAATCGGGAGTAATAGCTCTTAAATATTGGTCCTTTTCGTACTTTCTATTCTTCACCTCATTTATCATATTAGCTATACCTGTAACTGTCTGTATACCAGCATTAAGAGACTGAATTGCAGGATGAAGTTCTGTTTTATTAGTATTTCCAAGTAGGCTCAAAAGATCAAATTTCTTCCTCGGTGTTCCTGTAACATCACCTTCAAATGTTGGTGCTCCTTGGTTATCTTGTTTAAAGTATTGATTACCATAAATGTCTGTAGCTCCTGTAGCTGTTTGATTTACTACAGAAGGAGTTTTTTCTTCTGGTATATTCCAATTAAAATTGGTAGATCCACCTAGTTGATAGGCATAATATTTAGGCTTTCTTTTTTTCATATATTAGAATTTTAGTCTCTTTTCGTATACTTTTCCATTAAACTTAGCTGTGTCTTGTGGACCATATAATACTTTGTACTTCGATCCATCTGTCACCATTACAGGTTGATGATTGTCAAGTCCTCTAAATGTATTGATACCTTTCATGTTAAACACAGCAGTGTTATAATTAGGGTTGTTAAGCCCTATTCTTTGTGTTTCATAATCATCTGCATACAATAAACTTTCATCTACTTTGTATTTGGTAGACTTCCCTCCATACTGCCATATTCTAGGCTTTACCTTTCCTCCTCGTGGAGGAGTAGGAGTTTCATCGTCCTCATCTTCATCGGTAGATGGTGGTGAAGTATATGTTTTTCTTGGTACTGATGTTGTACTGGGTTCTTCTGCAAACAGCATATTCATAATTTCCCAATCTACCTGTGGATCAGATTCCTCTTGCTCTTCTATAGTGGGAGAATTTGCTAATTCTTGGGTGGTAGATACATTATCTATATCATCAGCAGATACCATTTCAATTAAATCACTATCAAATGATGTATCATTAAACCCAGCTCCTAATGGTGTAGACTGAGAGCTAGGAATAAATTGCTCAAAATCTCCTTGTGCAAGAGGATCATTTGAGTACGTGGTTCTATTTAAAAAGTTATACGCCATTATCTATAAGTCTTCACAGAATTATTCTGAAGGTATTTAAAAATCATTTTATAGTTAGTGTGCTTATCATTTATCAACATAATTCTATTCCACTCTCCTCTTATACGCTTCTTATCTAAATCAGGTGTTTGATAATTAATAGCTGCTGGATTTGGTGTTCTTATTGTATTAGAACAATCATTTAACCATAATGGAATGTTGTTAGCTCTAGAAGGAGCCAGGTCATAAAACTGATTAAACCTCCATATACCATCACTATTTGTTACTCGAATTGTAGTACTATTAGCATTTACTTTTGGATAAGTAGTGAGGTGGTTTAGGTTATTTTTATTATTATACTCTAGCTCTAATAGGCCTGTAGATTGTCCCTGATTTGACACAATCGCCTTATTAAAGGTAATTTGATTGTTATAGAAAGGATCATAGTCACCATGATAGCGAATAACGTCCATTGAGTACTCTACTGAGTTCAAGTGATTCTTTGACAAATCATATTTACTAATTGTCTGTATAACCCACGGATACTTCTTTCCATAAAATACTTGGTAAGATTTATTAGTAAGATTGTGATTCCATAGAGTTCCATTTGTATTTAATCCTGAAGAAAAATACTCTATTCCATCTACATAATAATTAGGTTTATATGAGTGGAATGATGTCCAAGCTTTAGTTAAGAAGCTAAAAGATATTGTCCAACTCTTATCACAAAAATACTTATTATCCTGTAAATTAACAACTTCGTTACCTTTTTTGAATACCTTCTCTTCTTGATCATAGGTAACTGTCTTATCTAAAAGCTTATAATCAAGTTTGGTAATAATTGCTCTACTAAATCTCTTGTCATAGACCATTGTTATACCTATTCCTTTGTAGCTGTTGTCTAAATCATCTGCCTGAATTTCAGGAAAGTCCTTAGAAATATGAAAAGGAAGATTTTCTTTAAACCAGTTCTTCATACCATACTTAGAGATTTCATCTAGCCCTCCACCTGATAAATTGATTATTTGACCTCTTTTAGCATCTACCCATAAGTGTCCGAATTCTGTGTTTAATATCCCATTATGCTGAGATCCTCCATGACCAAGAGTTGTTTTTGCGTATTCTTGGGGCTTTGTTGCAAACATTCCACCATTACCAACTTGTATGTTTATTCCATTGGTTTGTAAGGTGTTATAAGCATTATGTACTAGAAATGTGTTCTCTGTACGAATTAATATTCTGTCACTTTCTATGCCATTCACAGAGGTGAGTCTTCCATAGGATAATGGTACAGGAAAGAAATCATTAGCTTTATATTGCAACCAGTTAGCACCATTTGAGTAAATAATGCCATTTGGATGACTTACCTTACAAGCTCTACCAGGCTCAAAGGAAGCTGGATAGATTGTATAAGAATGCTCTTTATTTTGCTTGGAATAAGTGTTATTATAGAAATAGTAATTAGGTTCTCTAAGCCTTACATTTTCTTCTTGTAACCAGTAATCAAGATCTTGTTGAAGAGGATAGAACGCTTTGTCTGAGAGATTCTCAGCATAACGAAAATCCACATTTACATCAGACTCTACCAAGAAATAAGGAATTCCATAGTGATATAGGTAAATGTATCCATTTTGATAGAAAAATTTACTAGTAGCAGCATCACGTATACTCTTAGGTCTTCCAAGAAAGTCTCCAATACCAGATGGTGTTATAAGACTAAAAATGTCACCAATACTATCAAATTCAGAAGCTACTCCTACTGTGCTGTTATAATAGTGTCTTGGAATGCCTAGATTTGGGAATGACGAATAATCAAAATCCGTACCATTCATCATCTCAAAAGTGTCAGCTAGGAAGTATGCCACTTTTCTTTTAAGGGCAAATCTATTTATAAACGTATCACCACCAAATATAGTTTTGCATGTACTATTTGAGGTAGTCATATCAAATATATGGGATCCTGTAGAAATATACTCTACATTGTATATATTACCATATTGATCTGGCCTGTAGTTCTTAATAGAAGCATAATAGGATGAGATGTTCTTTATCACCTTTTTGTCAAGAGCCTTACCTACTGCACTATCTTCAATTGTAAAGCGACTTTGGTCTTGAACACCTGAGAAAGTGCTTGCATTAGGAAAATCATTACCTACATATCTCAAGTACAAAGACTCTTCACGATGCCAGTTATTAATTTTTGTACTAACAAACTTCGTAGGATCAAGATCAGATGTTTCCGGGATAAGGCTATTTTCTCCCTTTAAGTATCTCCAAGAGTTAATACCACGTATCTTATTTCCTGTGTTTGGAACTGGTTTATAAGCATTATACTTACCTATCGAGTTATACTGAATACACCAGTCCCTGTAAGGAGTTAGTGATTTAATAAGATCAAGTATAATACCTGACTCAGCTAGCACAGTAGATAAAAAGCCTGATACTAAGTTTGTTAACAGCACTGGAAGTAAAGGAAGTAACAAAGGCTTCCTTGTAGCAAGATATACAGGGTTAGCCCAATCTTTCCAGCCACCGCCTACAGTTTGTGTTGTAACCTCATGAGCAGCATTAATTGAAGCAGATTTCTGAGGATTAATGATTGTATTTATCCACGATTCGGCAGCTGCTACTGCAGCACCACTACCTGTCTGATATGGTAGAAACGGACCAAGTACACCTGACGCTACTCCCATTCCTGATGTCACCATACCCTTAACAGTATACAGTGTTATTTCTTTTTCAGTGGTTTTAGTAAGAGCAGCAACGATTCCCAGACCGAAAGCAATAGAATAAGAAGTATTAGATAGAAACTTTTGCTTTGCTTGTCTTTTTGATACTGTAAAATACCCTTCAGAAGTTCCATATTCTGCTGTTTCAAGTGTTAGTTTTGTACCTATAAACGGCTCAGAAAAGTGTGTATCTGGACTATGAAATGTATATCTTTTTGAGAAGATAAATGGAAGATCTGAGCCCTTTTCTTTATTATGCTCATCATAGTTTCTAAAGTCATCAGTAATAAATGGATTTGCTCTAAGATCATTATATGGATAGTTAGGATAATAGATTATGTCATTATCAAAATAATTACCATCCCTTTTACGTCTATACTGATTTACATCATATAATATACCTTTAGCTACAATAGACTTATTACCAAATCTGTTTCCTCTTACAATCTCATATCCCTTAATTCTATTTTTATCTTCAAGAGTTATAATACCATCTGTAACAGCCTGATCAATAGCTGCTCTAACTGAATTATGATCCACTTTAATACCTATTGGATAGATCATGTTATCCCTCTTATTATCCACAGAGGCATTTAACCCATCATGTATATGTGTTACAAGAGAATCAGGGAATTTGTGAAATCTAATAGGTTCATTACATAATTCTCCCCATACATCAGGATTATTTGGGTACTTTTCAGTACTTTCCCAATAGGCAAACTCCCCATACTCCCAACATGTTTCTTCACAGTCTTTATAAGGTTGATGTGGAGAAGCTATAATAGAGGCAGTATTGTACACTTCCCATTTCTGTTTCTCACATCCTGATACAGAAGATTCTGTAGGAGTTACAAATGTTCTGTAATAAAGATCAGCATCTTCTGCCTCACCAGCTGCATTCTTTGGAACTACATACCAATTATAAACAGTATTAGGAATTAGATTTGTTAATGTAAATGTTGAATTTGTGCTGTTTCCAACAAGACTATAAGGGTCTCCATCCACAGCTAAATAAACATCATAAGAAGTAGCACAAACAGAGTCATCCCAATCAAGAACGACTGTTGCAAATGAGCTTGTTAGAGAACCGTTTACAGGATATAATAAATTAACTGGATCAGGAACACTATCACAAGGATTATCTAATACATATATAGTAGTGGTAGCCTCAGAATAGCATTCTTTATTATCTGTCACTCTAAGTCTAAATACGTATGTGCCTTCTACAAGACCTGATACATCAGTGTAAGGCTGTGTAGGAGAGTTTATAGTAGCTGTATTAGGTCCAGAATCTTGAGTCCACAAGTAGGACGATATAAGCATATCATCTGATGATAGTCCTCCGTTAAGATATGATGTAGATGTAGGAAGCACAATCATCTTATCTCCACCTGGATTTGCAACCGGTGCAGCGTTTGTTCCTATATTTACCGTAATAGTAACTGAATCTACACCCCTATTTGTATTACTATCTGTAACTACAAGTTGAATTACATATGTACCAGTAATAAATCCATCAAAGAAAGTATTAAGGTTTGTTGGATTAGCAATAGTTATTTGATTAGGGCCAGATATCTGTTTCCATAAAGTTGTTACATATGTACCACTATGTATTTCTGTACCGTTGAGATTTACAATACCATCATAGTTAATAGTCTGATCAGGACCAGCATTAACTATAGGAATTGCTCCTGTACCTGAGAAAAACGAGGTAGAAGGAGTATCAGAGTAAGGAGTGTACGTACATGACTCTTCTTGGTTAGAATTATCTTCATTTAGGGTCGGAAGATCATTGCTGGGTACAAACGTAGTTTCATTTAGGTCTTCTGCTTGTACTTGTTCTTCTGAACTTCCTTCTCCACAGTCACCACAACTTGTTTCTGTAATAACATCTGTATTATCTACGATTGTTCTATCAGATGTAGTAGCTACCCTATTAGGAATATGTCCTATAGTACTCTTTTCATTATTATCATAGACGAGAACAAGACCAAATGGATACACCTCATCACGCATATATGTCTTATAGATATGTGCATTGCGAGGATCTCTGTAAGCATTCTCTGGTATTTGTGTTGTTTGCCAATAAAGCTTTACCTTATTAGCAATGCGTTGTACATTAAGCTTCTTTGTTTCCTCAGGACTGTACCAGAACAGAAAATTATTGGATGTAGCTGTACCTCTACTCTTAGAATAGTACACCTTTGGTGCAAATATCTCTTGAGCCGAAAGGTCTTTTAAGCTTTTCTCATTTCCTGTGTATGTTATACGTGTAGTTCCAATAGGGTATGTTCCAACATACTCAAAACTAGAAACACTATTAATTGTTTTAACTACAGCAATATTAAAATTTTCATATGGACTATTAAAATCTATTCCTTCTATCTCGAAAGTAATAGATCTATCTGTTTGATAGTCTGTATCAAATGTCACTTCTCTTGTAAAGATTGGGATGGGGTTTGTGACATTTAAATAAGGGGTTCTTACTCCACCATCCTCGTTAGAATAGGCAAATAGAAACTGATAAACGCCTGCTTTTAAGCTACCTCCACCAGTAATATCTACAAGATTTATATTTGGAATAGTAGCAACAGGGTCTATTCTAAGCTTATTACAGTCAATCTGAGTTCCATAAATAGGAGCTTCACAATCAGGTGTCAACCCTATTACTACCTTGAATTTATCCTTTATTTTTAGATGCTTAGACGGATCATCATCCACATACTCAAATTCAATATAGCGGTTGTAGTTAAGATTATCTGCAAAATATATAGATATACCACAATCTTCAAGACGATATACAGATCTGATAGGATGATCAATGCTAAAATTAAAGCAAGTTTGAGTCGCAATGGTGACATATTCACAGCATGGAATTGGATTTTGATCTTCTAACGGAGACTTTTCAGGAGAATACCCTGTATCACATCCTGAACAATACCCTAAGTCTTCATCATTATCTATTAATGAGTCACCACATTCATTTTTACCTAATATTTCTCCTATTTGTGAAAATCCTGTGGTTGGGTTATGTAGAAATAAGATTTTTCTATCTTGCTCAACAACATTAACAACATTTACAACTTTGTATCCAGAAGGAAAATTTGCGCACTTCAGGTTAGAAGATTCATTCTGGAGAATAGGAAATCCATTTCCACTAAATTCTTCTACTACAGAGTTTAAAGAATAGTCATACCCTTGTTCAGTAAGGTTACTAGGATGAACATCAGTGTTCATTCCTTTTATTGGAACAGAAATATGCGTATTATTATCGGCCATAATTAGATTTGGAAGTATGTTCTAAGATTCTTTCTGTCTACTCTTATTTTATTAACGACAGTTTGAAAACTAGGAAGTTTAGCTAAAAATTCTGCTTGTCCAAAAGCTTTCTCATAATCCATTGCTACCATCGCTAGTTTATTTTGGAAGTCAGGAATTTCAGAATTTAGGTACATGTCTTTAAGAGTGTTGTAGACTATATGTTCCTCAATAGCTTTCTCGAATATTGTATTGTCTGGAATAAGAGGAAGTCCTGTTTCTGGATCTAATGGAAAGGCATAGTATTTTAACAACACGCCATCACTTTCAAAGTTAGCATATAAGGTGTTCTTATCCAAAGTGATTTCGCCCATGTCTGTACCAAATATGTTCTTGTTTTTGCAATCTTTTGTACAAAAACTTCTCGCATTAGCACCTACCTTAAGAAGCTGAGGTTGAGTGAAATTCATAATCATAGGCTCTCCTTGAATATACGTTCTTACTGTATACTTCTCTCCCTCTATAAAATCTCTCTTTGCAGAGAAGCAGTTCTTACATTGTCTATAAGGCTCATGAATTTCATCAATATAGAACACAAATCCTGTTTGAGGCCATAAGTTATTTTTGGTGTCTGTAAGAGTAGAAGCCTGTGGTGTACATTTATAAGCAGCATAGAGATATGAGAAATTATCAGGAAGTGGACCTTTATAGTTCTTCACCATAACAATAGCCTCACTTTCTTCATATACCGCTACACCAAGCTTCTCTAATAGTTCTTTTATATACCAATACCAATCTCCCTCGTCGAGAAGACCAGCGTTGTTAAAACTTCTTAACCTTCTTCTCACTCTTGCAAATAAGGCATCATTTTTTTTAAATTGAAGATTATTTGCGGGATTTATCGTACTCATTTATCTATTTTTAACTTTTTATTGACCAATTTTTCCAGTTTATTCTGGTTCCAAAAGTCTTTTAGAGTCCATTCATGATATTCTTTTCCAGCTTTTATTTTCTTAGAAACCTCTGTACGCATAGTGCGAAGAGGTACAAACTTAAACACTTCATTGAAGGCAAATCGAGAAATTCCAGTCTTAAACCATTTTATATGATAACGATATCCAAAACTGTGAAGATTTAAATAGTAAATCTTCTTTCCATATTTCTTAGTATCAGACCAGTTGATAGCTTTCTTCTTTGTTTTGTACTTGATTATACACAAGTATCCAAGATTCTCTGGGAGTTTAAATCCATTTTCATCTTCTAAAACAATACTAAATATCTTCTTATTTGACTCCTTAATTATATTTGTAAAATCTGTGTAGGAAATATCTTTTCCTGACTTTTGTCTGTAGGCTTTCCATAATTCAGGACTCAGTACCTGCTTTCTATCAGGGAATTTATAGTGACTATTCGCCGCTGGCATTATTGTTGTTCGTTTACTTTGAGATTATTATTCATATTAGGACTCTCGTCAGTAGTCACTCTCTTATAGAAGCCAAATAAATCATTCAAAGTTTCCTTCTTTATTACGGACTCTAGGTAGTCAGGGCAGACAAAAGGTTGGTCTAGTAAGCTAGTACATTTTTCTTCACTTTCAGAACATGAATCAAGCTTTAATGCGGCAGCAGGATCTTCAAATACCCCCCTAAGTCTAACAGACTGCACCATTGAATCTGGAATAATTAAATACCCATTTGACATCCAATAATACTTAATATGTTTATCTTGAAACTCCCTAAGCTTTACATCCTTATATTCCTTTGGGGTTTTCTTACGAAATTCCTTAGCATATATAGGATTATGAACTTCTAACAATTCACCATAAGCTGTCTCATATGTAACTGGTATTTTTTTCTTTGAGCGCATTACAGTAGTACAGTCAGGAATATCCTCATTACAGCAGTCTACAAGAGGATACTCACACATTTCTACACATGCAACGTCTGTCCACAAATCTGTAAGATTTAGAAGTCTTCTTGACTCAGCATCTTGCTTTATAAATGTTTTTGCATAAGCCCTTAACTTATTGAGAATGAATCTTTTACTAACCTTGTCGTCAAGATTAGCAGCCCTTAAGTCTGTAATTATATCTGATATTATTTGTCTATTTGTAGGCATAGGAAAAAATAAGTACAAATGTAATGAAAATTTATGACTTTCTAAATTACGTAATTAAGAACGATTATAAATGAAAAACCCCTCTTTTGAGGGGTTTGTTCTTAACCGTTTAAATAATAATAATTAGCAATGAGTCCTTTATCTCGATGGTAGAGAAATGCCTCTGCCCCTTTGAGAGAGACATATCCTTTCTCAGCATGCCAAGCATCATTAGCTGAGAGAGAGTTTAATACCTTTACAGTAAAGCCCGGATATTCCTGAACATCTGTAAACTTTATTTGTTTAGAGTGGTGGAAGTGACCCACATGCACTCTGCGAAATTTGGTGGCAGCCCATAACTGAGGTTGTTCAGTCGCACAAATAATGCCCAAGTCCTGCAACTTTTCTGAATGTCCGTGACAGTACATCAGTAAGTTTGAGCCATACTGTAAATATTTTCTAGGTGTGTGAGTGTTAATCACAGTTACCAATTCATTATTATGATACCAAGCGTCTAATACTTCTCCAAGCGTAAACATTGCTACAGTATCATGGTTACCTGGAACCACTATTACTTCTACTGGAGCTATGTCAGACAGCTTATCAATAGTATCAATTAATAGATTCTTAGCAGTTTGAAACATTTTACCAAAGCGTGAATCGCAAGACTGAGGAGTTCCTCCTGTTGTTGTATTAGCTTTGTTGTCAATATTTATCATATCATTACCTATAGGTAATATAATTTTCTCTAATTTTAGAGGATTGACACGAGATAAAAGTTCATTAATTGCCTTCTTATAACGTTCAATAGCTATTTTAATATCGTAGTCTTCACCTGTTTCTTTACCCCATGCAAGCTTACCAATATGTAAATCAGGAATATTAATCTCTAAAGCTGTATCTTTGGTACTTAAATCATTGTTATCTAATGCAACAAATCCTTTAATTTCCCCTTTATAAGCAACGGAACCACTCCTTTCAAGTCCAGCCTTCTTAATCTCATTAAGAATTATATCACGTTGAGCTTTAAGGTTTTCATCAGTGCGCTTAACTTTTAAGTTAGCACGTACGCTGAAAAGCTGCTTAGATTCAATCTCATTATTATCGTTTTTAATCCATGCGTTGTAGCTTTTTACTTCATAATCTACAATGCTATATTTTTCGGTGTCAATTTTACATACACGCACGAGGTCATTAAGATTCTCTATTTTCTCAGAAGTAGTAGCTTGTATGCTACCTGTGCCGTTAGAAGAGAATTTAAGAGTGTGCTCATTTTTAGCAGTGGTGGTAGTAGTAAATCTGTTAGCGTCGTAACTTGACGTTTTAGGATTATCCATATTTGTAGATATATACCCTATAGTAACTTTTTTCTTATTGTCAATAGCTCCGTGACGTTGGAGCATCCTCCAACGTTTGCGAGCTTTTTCAGGATGAATACCAAATAATTCAGCTATTTTTCCATAATAACCTGTTTCATTTGGTTGACGAGGATTATTAAGGATATATTTGTCAATTTCATTGTTTAAATTTTTTCTTGGACTCATTAATTATTATTTATACAAAAATAAGTAATATATTGCATATCTCCAAATAAAATAAAAAAATCCCCTGTAGAAACAGGGGAAGAAACACTATGAAAAAACCAACAAAATCATAGTTTTTGAATTTATTATACAACAGCAGTTACTGAAACTACACTATTATATGTAGCTACTGCAGTGTTTGAAGAATTTTTATACACAAGATCCACTACAATAGTGTCTCCTGTACTAATACCAGCAAGCGATTGTTCGTCAAAGAAGGCATTATTATTTGGAGTATTGGGTATGGACCACACCTTAGTTCCAAGAGTACTGCTTGTTGTTGTATTTCTGATAGTAGCTGTTATTGAAGCTAAAACAGGATTTTTAACAACATCGTCATTTAGACCAAAATCTATAGAGTACCTTGAACCTGTGCTCTTAGCAGTTAGAATAATGTTAGAAGGAGCATCAAGAGTATAACTCACAGGACATAATGTTGTATCTGTGTGAGGTGCAATGTAGTCTGGATCAGAAGAAACGTTAGCTTTTGTGTTTCCTGTTGGAACTAGAGTGTCTTCGTTAACTTCCTTGAGAGTCAAAACATCAATAATACCATTTGGTAGTGCAGATGGATTTTGTTGATAAAATACTGCAGAACCCACTGTTGTGGGACTAGAAGGGTTGATATCTCCTACATTAATTGTAAGAATGTCTCCATTAGTTAACGCGAGAACACTTGTTGCTCTTGGACCTCCTATATACGTTTTCTTTATATCTAGGGTAGATCTATCTATCTTATAAGAAATCATTTGATTCGTAGGAGCATCGTCAGAAGAGGCAATAGCTGTTCCACCATATATAAGATCTACAAACAATTCACCAGTTATACTATTTATACCAAATATCACTTGTGTAGTACTATATGTTCTATTATTGTTGAAAGTAAATGTTTTTAATAGAGCATAAGTGTTTGTATCATAAACCTCTATAGTTCTTGACATATAATCATTTATGTAGAATTTGTTATTATCTACATCAATGAAGCAATTTTGCCAGTACTGTGATGTTCCACCAAACCCTGTGTTAGAATTAACAGGAACTATTTCAAGAATTGGAGTTAAATTAGAATTAAATACAGCTATATTTCTATATAAACTTGTATTATTTCTTGCAACAAATATTCTATCATCAGATGTTAAAAATCCTCCCCAGTTAATGTTAAACGGATTTCCTGTTATACCAGCAAAAGTAGGACTCCCTGTAGCATCCAATTCTGTAGCAAGTGTTTTTGTAGTCTTATTTATGACAATAACCATTCTACCTCTTGTAGAAGAATCTGTTCCCCATGCTGTTATAATGAGATTAGAGGTGTCATTTGAATGCATTGTAATGTGCGTAAAAATATCCGAAGATACAGTTGTGTTATAAGCCGATCCTGTACTTCCTACACCCACTTTTCCCCAAGTTCCAGATACAAAATCATAGTAATCACATCCATAGGATCTATAACTATGAATATAAAGTGTTCTTGATGACTTATCGTAAAAGTGTCCTGTTATAAGGGTACTTCCAGATCCACCATCAGCATCAGCTCTATAAGGTACCCCTGATGTATATGTACCACCAGATACACCATATGGTTGTCCACTACGAGTTTCATTTAAGTAGGTGATGTCTCCTACAGTAGTAGCTGTATTTGGATCAAGGCTCCAAATACATCCAGTGCTATTATCTGCTGATACAAAATAAACGCGTCCACCATCCTCAAATGCTGTAATAGGTTCTGGAAGATTGTTTATTGTCTTGTTCGTAATAAGATCAAGATCTTCTGCTTGACATTGATAAGTGTTCATAATCCAGATATATGAAATGCAATTAGAAACAAGTTCACAAAATGCATCCCCATATTGGTCACGAATCTTATCTAATAAAGCTTGAATATTTAGTGTAGGTACTACTACTAGTAGTCCACTCTGATTATCTACTGTTACAGATACAACTCCGTCTGATCCACCAACTATTTGCTCTTCTAGGTAATCAGGAGTGTCATTGGTATCAACCTTTACCCAATAATTTTCATTATAAGGTTTAGCATATACCCCATTCGATCTAATTTCAAGCTGGTTTAGTGTGTCTGGTGATACTTTTATATCAGCTTTAACTGTATGATTAGCTGTTCCAGAAGCTGTAATGTCTATACTAGGTGTGTCTACAGGTGTAATAGGTATATTAGCACTATTACCAAGAAAATCATCAATAGCCTCAAAGATCTCCTCAGCGGTAGATCCATTCGGCATACCTAAGTTCTGTAGTTTTGATGGTTGTGTAGTTGGTAATGGGTGATAAGTGACGCATTTTGAATCTACCTCATAATTACAAGGAGTGTTCTCTGAGCACTGCTCGCAAAAAGGCTGTTGTGACTCACAATTGCATCTTAAATAATCATTACCACATACCGTGCAATTAGGCATATTCTAAATTTTATTATGATGTTGTAATAGTACGGACATTACCGTCTAATTGAATTCTTAATCCACTAGCAGCAGACAAATCTGTGCGGAACCAATATTGTCCATCCAGAGGAGAAGAAGGGTCAGCAGTAACATTTCCCAGAAATCCAGACACTGGAGTGAATAGTGCTGTAAGAGACACTGTATTACCGCCAACTATTGTTAACTCCTTAGTACTATAATTTACGGAAAGGATCTGAGGAGATGCAAATAATCCATTTGATTGTATAGACAGTCTATTTCCAGAATTTGGTGAAATAATAGCATCAGCCTGTAATGTATGATTTAATGTACCAGAAACTGTCAGATTAATAGATTGTGTGTCTACTGGTGTTATCGGTGTTGCTACTGATCCTGACACAGTAGTAATATCGTCTGTTAATTCACAAAGAACAGTATCTACTGCCTCTGCAAATTCTTGAAGGCTATTTATTGTGTATGTAGCACTTAAGCAAGGAAGATTATAGTCTTGTGCTTTTATTTCCCCTATGTAAGTGTCTACTGCCTCAGCAAATTGATTAAGAGTAGCTCCATTTGCAAGACCTAGATTAGTGAGATTTGTCACCTCATTATTATCTTTGTGATAAATTGAGCAATCCCAATCAAGTTGTATAGGGCAACCTGTATTACTATTACAAGGGTCGCAAATAGAAACCACAGGAAAAGTTGTTGTTGAATTGCACCCGCAATTTGACATTGTTATAATTTTTTATTGTTATATTCCTAATTCTGTTTTGATTGCGCATATCTCACTTGCAAATAACGCAAGAACAGATATGAGTGTATAGATGTTTGTTCCTTGTTGACAAGGTGCGGCAGAGGATGCTAGGCATCCAAGATTTATCGTAATAAGTTCATTAGCAATATTTAGCCCTGCTAGTTGCTGCTGTAATGTTGTAACCATAGCACTCAAGGCACAAATTTTATCAGCATGGGCCTGTGACACTGTCTTTACTGTTTTAGTAGTAGGAAGTGTTCCACAAGATAAAGTTTGACTTGCCATATCTGTAGCTTCTTGAAGTGCTTTAATAGCTGCAGATATTTTATCAAACACATCATCTATATTAGCGTCACATGCAGGTTGATCTTCAGTTGAAAGAAAAGTCAAATCCTTTCCTTGATAGGGAACACATGTAGAAGGAACAATTGTGCCGCACGAATACTTTGTTGCCATTATTTTTGTTTTTTATAAAGAAGACTACAAATCCTCTTTATGTTATATTGATCATATTTAAATTTTGTCTTTAAGAAGTCTATCACACTAAATCTGCAGTCATCTATTTCATAGAGGTACTTACCTCTTATTCTCTCAGCAAATATTATTAGTTGTTGCATAAATTTAGTGCTGTTAAAACAGTGACAAAACTCTCGATTTCTTGAAGCTCTTTGTGAAAGTAACAAGGGTTATTAGCATAGTTTTTAGCAGAAAGTAAGAAACTTAAATATATATTTAACTGTTTCTTTGTTATATTAGGAACTTGTGTGTAAGCTCCTGTAGCTTGAGCACATTGTACCTTATTTAACCATACATCTACTTGTTCCATTGTTATTTCACAGTCTTCACTTTGAACAGATGTTTTCTGAATAGTCTGTACTTTACTAGCTGACATTGCTCTCTTAGCTGCTTCACAAGGTGCACATCCCATTATCTACAGTTTTTATTACAAATTCCTTCTGTTAATTCACCTATTAGCTTTTGAGCTATTTTATAATAAGAATTAGCCCTTTTCTCATTCTTTTCTACTACTGCCTGAGCACCTGCAATTCCTGCGTGAATCTCTACCAACTTATATTCAAATATTCTCTCATCAGGTGTAATATTCTCTGGATTCTCTATTTGATTATACAAGTTTTCTAGTTCCTTTTCTAATAATGTAGTCCTGAAGAACTTCTTTACTATATATGTTTCATCATAAGGGCAAATTTTATACTTAAAAGTATAAATACCATCTGGTAAATCAATTAAACAGTCATTATTTAGAAGCTCTGTAAGTCCTATGGTATTTGAATTAAGAGTATTTAACTTTCTCGCAGTAATATTAACTAGAAAATATTTACTATACCCAGGAAGAGTTACTTCAAGAAGAGGTTTCTCAGGCTCTCTAAAGTAGTCTGATGAATCTAAAAAGACAAGAGTTTTGGAATTCCCTGTAGGAATTATCTCAAAATCCAATATATGTTGTCTGAAACCCTTCATAAAAAATTAATGGCGGACGGGTTTAGCACCCACCCGCCAATATTAAAAGATGAATAATGATTAGTTCAATTCAATTTCTACATCATTACCAACGCTTTCAGCGTAAGTAATTAAAGCCTGTTGCAGCTGAGTACCAGAACCTTCTGGTACGTAGATTACTTGGTGATAGCTGTCTGTGTAAGTCTCTGACCATCCACCTACTTTGTATTTGAAGTCATATTCGATAGTAAACTCATCGTAATATGCTTGAGGATTAGTCTGAAGAACGTAGCCTTCAGCTTCACGAACAGCAGGATCCATAGAGCGTTCTTGTAAGAAGTAAGAAAGAGATTTCTTTTCTTCATCACGAACACGAGCACCTACACCTTGAGGGTATTTAACACTTTGAATTTCAGAAACTGGCCAACGATTCTCACAAGGAGAAGCATTGTAATCAGCATTGTATTCACTTACTTCAATATGAATTGTATCAGCTTCATATGGGAAGTACTCATAGGTGCAATCACCAGTGATACGATTTACAAAGGCTGTTTCAATTAATACACCAGCCTGTACAGTACCACTAGGAGTAGTAGCTACTTCTTTCCATTGAGCATTACCAAATGCAGGGATTGGAGGGAAGACTAATTGATCTACCGCACAATCTATTGAAGTAGGCTCAGAAAGAATAGTTGTAGAATATTGATGAATACAATCTACTGGACCATCAGCTTCTTGAACAATTGTCAAGTCTGGATAGTAAGCTTGTAATTCAGTCAAACGAGACTCACCGCACACATTATCTTGTAATGTGATTGTGTATTCTTTAGGGAAAGCATATAAATCACCTACATCAGACCAAGCTGTAGTAGTTGGAGTGGTAAGTACGCAAGTGCTAGTCTGGTTGTCAGCTAACAGTTGGTAAGTACCAGCACTAGCTGCACCAGCAGTTGTTGTTGAAACAACAGCAGTACCACCAGTTAAACCAGAACTATCGGCAGTCATTTGAGGAACGTTAGTATTTGCATACTGTCCACCAAATGTGATAGTTACAGCAGTACCTGGAAGAGCACCACCAGCAACAGTTACGTCACCAGGATTAATATTTGACAGAGCTTCTAAAGCTGATTGAACAGCAGCAGCGTTCGCGTTGTAAGCGATGTTAGCTGTAGTTTCACCATCAAAAGTTAATGTGAAGTTACCAGCAGTTGCACCTGTAGCAATTACACTTTGCACTTCATTAGCAGCAGCAGTAGGAGATACGGCAGCAGATGTTCTAATGATGTAAGTAGATTGTCCGAATGTATATGCAATACGTGCAATTGTTTCTGGAGATACAATTCCATATTGTGATGTCACAGTAGCTAATGCTGCAGCATCTCCAGCATCCATCTTTCTAACGAGGTAGATGTATTGGTTAGCGTTTAATGTATAGCCTGTAGGACATGTCTCACAATTAGCAATTGTGAATAAACCAGCATTTGTAAACGCAGCAGGTAGACTTGTAGCGATTAACTCATAAGTGCTTATGATACCATCACGAGATATACGTTTTACAGTAAATCCAGGGTACTGTACTTGAACAGTAGCTAATGAGGCTTCATCACCATTATCAGCAATAACTAAATTGTATATATTATATACTGTAGTACCTGTGGTATCTAAAGCAGAACTTAATACTTTTCTAGCGCGGAATAGTTGACCACCACCTGCATTCCATTTAGGATCTGTGTTGATTTTCTCAACTAGAATGTCAGCAAGTGCTGAAGGGTCTACATCTGCGCAAGAATCTCCGCCGCATTCATCGCAACAACCAGTGTCAATACGGTATTGACGAATAAAGCCGTGTTTAGAATATAGTTTATCAATTGGGTTACCTGTTGCCTTAACATATACTGTACGTACCTCACCGCAGCGAGCAGATAATGTTTTAGTTGTGTCAATACCATCGAAACCTATAGCTACAACTTGGTTTTGACCACGACTAGCTGATTTACGACGAATTTTCTTTAACAGTTTACCCTTAATCAGTTTAGAAAGCTGATTAGTTTGTGGGATTCCTGCCATTAAAGGCAAGTGACTTACATCGGGCATCCCTTGGCCAATGTAGATTGCTTTGTTTGTTGCGTAAGTGGGAGCTGTAGTAGCTGTGTATGTGTTTCCATCAAAGAAACCTACTTGACCTACTGCTAGATCCACGGTTGTACCTGACGCAAGTAAGACGGGAGTATTACTAACGAATACACGTCTAAACGATTGATTCTGCATCTGTTGTTATTGTTTTAAAATTTTTATTTTTCACTATTTAATCTATCCTGAGCTAATTGAAAGCCTTCAGGGTTTTCATATCTTCTTATAACCTCCTTAGCACAGCGATTCAATATTTCATCAACATATAAATCTGTTAAATCAGGGTCTATGTTTGTAGAAAGAGAACCATCAAGCTTTATATATCCTTCTATATCTATTGCTCCTACATTCCTGTAGTAATTGAGCAATGTTTTTGTAACGCTAAAGTCCTTTTTGTATACAAATAGCTGATTATTAGACAAATCTACGACAGTTTCTTCAAACTCTAAAGAGGGCTCATAATTACTGCTCTCTAATAGCATATTTTCATTCTTTGGTTTGAAAGGAAGATGTCTTATAATTATGTCTGGACAAGTTCCATCAGTACACAAAGAATAAGAACTTATATAGTCTGAGAAATTATCAGGGAGGTTGAATACATCGTAGTCCTTTTCTCTGTAAAGAAGTTCTAGCTCTTTATATTTAACTTGAATTTCTTGAAGGTCATGAACAGCATCTGAAGATTGGTATGTATGTACCTTCTCTCTTAACCATATATCTTTCTGCTCATTGTAAAGAAGTACAAATTCACCTCTGTTAATATCAACATCAGTGTTTGTATCATTCTTGTTTATTTTGAGCTGAAATCTTTTGAAGGCCTCTGCAGATGTCATCTGTTAAAGTTTTAACCTAAAGTACGTTTTTCTTCTAATTCTTCTTTAATAGAAGCAAACTCATTAGCGTTTTCAGGAGAACTTAGATATTTGACTACCTCTTTTATACTCTTACCATAAGTAGCGTTACCTCTTTGGTAATATCCTTCTCTAATACGGATAACGTGTTTAGAAACAGCGTCATCAATAACAAGTTTGTATTGTAACTCTTCTATTGTTTTAGAAGTAGCCTCATTGAATTTACGCACAATACCGCCATCTTTATCCGTTTCTATATGACTGCGAAGAATATTATAGATGCTGTTACTACTCATACCGTTCTTGACCTTTGTACCAAGAACATACTTACCAATAAGTGTAAGCTTGTCTTGATTCTCGGACATATTATAAAGAGTGGCGATAGCTTTATCACGTTCCTTGCTCTTAATAGCTTTAGAACCTTCTTCAGTTTCTGTACGATGTACGTAAAACTTTGTATTTATTAAATCTGGATTGTTACGCGCTTCTAACTCAGGAGCAGCGTATTCATTTGCCAGAAGTACATAGTATTTTATACGATCACTAGCTAAGTCAAAATTCAGTGCTAGTTTATCTACTATTTTTATAAAATAGGTTTCCCAGTACTTAGAAGTAGCGGAGAGGTCTAGATTTGTTAGACGTTCTAGTTCTTCTCTGAGTTCACGGATTTCTTCTCTACGTTGAGCCTGCAGCACAGGATCTTTAATTTGGTTTAGAGAAGTGGCCCTTTCATCAAGTCCTGTTACCCATCTGCCATCCGGAGTACGACCGGGCTGCATGATTTCAAATACCTTTGGAAACTTGCTCCGATTATACTTATCAAGTCCTATAGACTGTGCGCTTTGATCAGGTGCTTGTTTCACTTCAATTAATGTACTCATTGATTTGTTTGGTTTTTTATGGAGTGATTTAGATAAAAATCCTACTCCTAATAAATTAAAAGAAAGTTGTTTAGTGGGCACAACTTTCAAAGCCTATAGTAGATTAGAACAATGTTCTTTTCTTCTCAATAATTACTGAACGAGTAGCGTCTTTCAACCAGATAGAACTCATGTTCTTCATCCAGATGGCATAACCATCACGTTGAGAACTTGAGTAGATTGGACCTTTAGTACCAAGTGGCGAATGTGTACCAAGTTCGTATCCCCAGATAGTATCAGCATACCCTTCAGTTTTAATCATTACAAGATTAGAGTTATCATTGAAACCGTCTTGAACACGATATTCAACTTCTCTAGGTTTACCGGCAGCATTTGAGGTACCACCATCAGTAATGTCAAGAATCATCAGAGTATATGATTCAATTGGGAATTCACCAATTAGTCCATCTTGGATACGATTGTAAGTGTTATCAAGAGCAGGATTGTACTCAAAAGTAACTTCACCTGCTACAGGCCAACGCTTAGACGTAAATCTGAAACCATAGCCCAGATTCATAGCATTGCCATATAGATAACCTTTAACATCACCAGCATTTACAAGGAATGGATTGCTGTGTTTGAAGTCGTCAGCAAGAAGCTTGCTAACCTCAATCATAGCCCCAGTACCAACCATAATTTTTGTTCTACGTTGTTCGAAAGGAACTCCTGAGTTGTAGAACAGGTTAGAAAGAGTTTCCTCAATTAGAGCTAGTGTTAGGGTTGTATACTGCACACGATTACCGTTTCTCATCTGTTCATATAAACCTGTGTTTACACGAACATGACGACCACCAGAACCAACTACAATACCACCTTTATTCCACATCAAGTCTTTTTCTTCCATCATCTTCATCTCAGCCCACAACATAGCTTCAATACGGTTCATCCACTTCACTGAAGAAGGAATAGCATTACCATATTGATCCTTGTTGAAGAATACAAGAGTTGAGTTATTTTTCTTCAAATCAGCATATTGGTTCATCCAACCGTAGCGAGGATCACCTCCGTCTACCTTTAACATATCTGCATATGCAGTAATCCAGTGGTAAACTGAGCGTCCACCTCCAAGTTGCATTTCAAGATCTAAAGAACCTTGACGCAGCCAGATGCTTGACTTTTGAGTATCATACTCACCATTAACGTTTGTAATTTTGCAGTATTCCACGCCGGGTTGCAAGAAACGTTTAGGGAATGATTTTGTCTTGTTTGAAGTAGGAATAATTACTGTGTACACCCAGCCATCACTTTCTTCGTAGATTTCCTCTTCAGTGATGTATAGAGTAACACCATCACGTAAGTCGTAGGTGATAATATCTGTATTAGTAAAACAGTTTTCACTAAGTTTGATCTTAAACTTTTGTCCATCGAGACCTGGGCGCTCTATGTCACCAGTCATATCTTCCACAGAGTATGGAAGACCCATATCATATGGAATGCTATAACGGAACTTGCCTTCAGGACCGTTCACATACATTACAGAATTATTAAGCTCAGTCTGAGAGATCAATGGAGTGTTCATCAGCTTACGCTGGTTCCACAAATGGATCATCCCCTTGTATGTAGTGAATGAGTCTTTCCTATACAGACTGTAAAGGCTGTTCAGGTCGGTGTACTTGTTAATATCAAACTTAGTCTGTCCAACAACAACAGAGTTGTTAAAACCAGTTAGACTAGGTGTTTGAATCTTTGCCATGTTTAAATTTTAATTTTTAGGTTATACTTTGTTATTTTGAAGGAAGCCCCCAGTCAAACCCGGTGACTTTATCATTCTTTCTAATTTGCTCATAAGAAGAGCCTTTTTTAGCAGATACTGCACCATTACCTTTTATAAATTTAAAGGCGCTAGCAGCAGCTTCTGTTTTTTCCTTTGTAGCTACTTTCTGAACGAATTTTTGTTTATCCATTACAAAAAGTACAAGGTCAATATAATCAGCAGGATTGGCCTGCATTTTAGCGAAATTAACGTAGAACTTATTCACCATATTACCATTTGGTAACTTTTGATCATAACGTAGAAGATAGTCTTCGACAGTTTTACGCTCAGAAGATGTCAGATCTTTGCGTTCTTTAACAGCAGAACGAATATTAGATTCAAAAGCCTGTTCTGCTTCCTCTTGTCTCTTAGCAAAAGCTTCACGCTCTTGGTTTAGGCGCTGAGTTTCCTTTTGATAGAATGTGCTTATATTCTCTTTTACTTCCTGAGCTTCAGCTTCTAATTCATCTGAAAGAACAAGATTAGAAATATATTTTTCTGCTTTTTCTAGTTTCCATCCCATCACTTCTGTGTAGTAATGCTTGATGATTTCTTTTTGACCTTCAAGAGTATTGATATTAATACTATCAATTTGTTTTTGTTCTTTAAATAGGTCTATAATCTCATCAGGGTTTCCACCATTTTTTACATAGTCAATAATAGCTTTTCCAAATGGACCAGTACTGTCAACTAGTTCTTCAAACATTCCTTGAACACGACGCTTATCTTGTTCCATAACAAGTTTAGCATAAGCTTCCTCATCAAGTTCCATTTCTTCACGTCCTTCAAAATCTTCCCACGCGCCCTGCTCAACTAGATAATCTACAGTGTGTTTTAATACTGAGAATACTTCTCCTTTCTTTTCTTCAGCCTCTTGAGCTTTCTGAGCAGATTCAGATTTCTTTGTAGGTTTCTTAGGCTTTTCTTCTTCCTCTTCTTCTACTTCATTTTCTTCTTCGTCGTTGTTTTCGTTGAAGTCTTCAATGTCGTTATCATTGAGGTCAATGATAGCTTCTTCTTGTCTTACTTTAGGTTGTTTAGGTGCAGCCTTTTTCTTTGGTGCTTCTTCTACTTCTTCCTCTTCAACTTCATTTTCTTCATTCTGAGAGGATGTTTTTTCTTTACGTCCTCCAATAAGAGTGTCAGCATTCACTGTCTTCTCTGGAGTTTCATCGAACAGCTGCTCTAGTGCTGATTCGTCAATATTTACAATAGTTGTTTCTAATCCATCCATTGTTGATTGGTTTTTAATGTATTATCTTATGCAAATTTAAGTAACTATTTATGATTACGCAAATACCATCTTTATTGTTGATGATATATGGCATTTCTTATTTTTTCTTCTTAGAAGGTGTCTTTTTATCGTATTTGTTTTTGTTTATTTTTGCTACTTTTACCTTTTCTTGCTCAATTCTTTGACGCACTTCTAGCTCTCTTTGCTTAAGAGCGAGCTCTCTTAATTTCATTTCTTGGTCTATTATAAACTTCTCTCTATCATTTTGAGCTTTTTCTCTTTCAAGTTGAAGTTTCTGAGTTTGAGCATCTACGGTGACAGCAAGTTTATCGTATTCTAATATATCAGGAATACCTGTTGCGTCTTGATCTTTGGTGTTATCATCCTGACGTGAGAACGATGCAATATAGGCTTTTTGAAGTTCATTCTCCCTGTCAAGTTGGTTCTGTTCTGCTTCAAAGTCCATCTTAGCTTGAGCAATTTGTTTTTCAGTTTCCATCTTTTGCTGTTCAAGCTGCATTTGTTCTTGGTATTTCTTCTCATTATTAGCAGCAGCAACTTCAAGCTGTACTTTAATTTCTGCAGGACTATTAGAAGTAATAACAGTAGCAAGATCAAGAGGAGTAGCTCCTACATTATTATTAGTCATAAACAGTTGACGTAATGTCTCAAGTTGACGTACGTCCTCTTGAGAATTAGATACATACACATGTAGATCAGCTAACAATAGGTCTAAGCCGTTAATCTTAATAAAGGCTCTACTCATATCACTCTTAGTATATGTAATAGTGACGTCTTGTTCTTTAGACTGTACATATTGAGCTATATCAAGATTCATCTTGAACGTACGCTTCTTATACTCGTTAAATCTTGTGAAGTAGCTCTCTGTTTGTGCGAAAGATTGAGTGACAGCCTGTTGTGTGCCTGTGGCAGTTTCTGAAGCAGCAACATTACCTAAACGTTGTGGAGTGATACCAACTTGTGATAGGGCACGTTGTTCAAAAAACTCCATAAGTTTAGCCCTAGAAATCATACGAGAAGACTCATCTAAGTCTACATCTCTGGGCATTGTGTTAGATATGTTAGCCCCTTTAAGGTTTTGAGGACTTGTATCAACAAATGTAACACCTAATGACTTGGCAACCAATAAAAACTTCTCATAAGCATTCTCACCACCCCAATCTTTCATACCAGTAAGCATGTTCACATCCATAATTAGGAAGCGACCAATTTCACGTTGCATGATTTGATAAAGCTGATTAGCAGCTACGTTAAACCCAATTTGCCAAGGTTTCATCAAATCCACTAAAGACATTGATTGAGAGTTCCTATTACTGAAAACTTGTCCACATACAGGGAGTTTACAGTAGTAAGGATTGTGATCCCCTTTAAACTGAAACGGCACGGGTTTGACATCAAAGAATAAATCTTCTAACATGTCCGTTCCATGCTTGCATATTTTCTTACCACTCCAAGTTTCATTTACCCATGTCCAACATACAGTGTTTACTGTATTCTCATTATCGTAGAGAGAGGAGTTAGCTTCTTTGAAACCTTCTGGAAGAACAAACGTTTCATCTACTAGACCTTTAGCTAATAGCCCTGTTTCAGGATCAATATAACATATTTGTCCTATCATCCTTTGAGACTTCCAATAAGCCTCTACTACTTTTACATATCCTCTAGTGTTAAGATAAAATGGATTAATTTCTGAAGTATCTGATAGGAATGATTCGTTAAGTGTAGGAATTGGAGCTGCAGGATTAAATCCTAATGCGTCTGTTATAAGTTTGCCGTCTGGATAGTTAGCGTATGGAACAATAGATCCATAGGGAATTCCATACCCATCTCTACCAACTTCAGCTCCCATTACATCCCTTTGCTTCTCAAGTTTCTTAAGCTGTCTTTTTGTTAAGAGATGCCCATAACGATCAATAACGTCTCCAATTGTAAGAAAAAGAATACGACCAACATAGTCTCCTTCTTCAATATAATCAACTTCTGGGGATTTATGAAAGAATGTGTTAACAGGATTCCAGGTTTCTTGGTTATACCCATTAGAGGTGAGGTAGAAATGACGGAAACATCTGTCAGCAATCAACATATCCTCAAACTCTTTTCTTTCCTTTTCAGGTAGAGAGAACCTATGTCTATCTAGTTCGAGCTGATGTTGTCCCCATATTTCAGCGGCATCCTGCCACTTATACTTCATGTACTTTTCAATCTCTGGAGGAGTAAGAGCTTGTCGTTGTTGATCAATCTCTTGTGTGTATTCTTGTTGTTCTTCTGGAGACTGAAAATCTTCCTTATAAGGATCAAAGCCCATTTCAGACAGGCGAAGATCAATTTCTTTATTTATTTCTTGAGCTACATACTCTGTAAGAAGTCTTGACTTTTCACGTATGTAGTTATTTGTAGTATTCTCATCGAAGCCTTTAACACGAAAATTATCTGGTCGCTTTTGGAATTCGCCCGAGAGAGTATTGATTACTTGAGAGATGATATCGTAGTGACGTAGGTAGTTTGGAACTTCAAACTCTCTTGAAAGCTGATGTACCATATCAGCATATTCATCTTGTTCCAAATAATGCTTAAATATGAACTTACCTTTCACCATCTCATAATTTTCAATAAGAGAAAGGTTGTGAATATATTGGGAACTACCAATATTTTCTAGGCAATTCATAGTGTCTTCCTTCCAAGCGTCCGTCTTTCTTGACAACGGAATCATCTGTGGTGGGAGACTTGTATTAGGGTTTATGTTAGTAAATGAGCTTACCATATTGTGTCTTAAACCCGCAAATATAAGAAATTATTATCGGTTATTTTTTTGTGTAACTGGAATAACATATTATGGTTATCGTATAACATTCTTAGGCATTTTGGGGAAAGGACTATTTGATTTTGTAAATCCTCCCATAACTGGTGAGAATGGAGAAGATGTAAAAGGGTTCCTTTTAAACTCTGTAGCCTTTGGTTGTTCCTTAATATTTACTATAGGATAGTACTTATCTAAGTGTCTAGCGTATGCTAAAGCATGTCTAAATGCTACAACGCGGTCAAAGTTACCTTCATTATCATATTTAATAATCTCTTCTAAGAGCATTGGGTCTTTAATACGTGTAATTCCGAGCCTCATAATAGGTTCGCCTGTTTCTGGATTAGTACCTACTTGGATTAGCTCTTTACAGTAGTCCAACATTAAAGACATACAGAAGTCAATATTCTTCACTGTAGCTGCTAGTCCATAAATACGTCCACCACCAGTAGCTTTTGTATTAGGATTAATCTCTTTAGCAATATTAAATCCTTCTGCTAGAAGATGTCCTTTGTTCTTACGCTCAAAGTGTTGAATAAATGTACCAGCTTCATTTTCAGGGAAGCACACAGCATTGTAATATTCTAATAACATTTCCACTTGTTCGTGCCACTCATTCATTGTAAGAGGTCTTGAAGCTAGAGATGCTACTACCTGATCTTGATAAGTTTCACCTGCCACATCTATTTGTCTTTTCCAGATGCAGACGGTTCCCAAAGAGTCTGACCACGCAGACACGGACTGATTATAAGGGTCAGCCCCCGCGATGTATAGACCTCTTGGAGAATTGGATATTGGTTCTTCCCATATAACAACGGGACAATCTTTACCCAGGTTGCCCTTTGTAGGGAACTCACTAATTGGTCTGTCATGGTCTTCTGCAAATTTGTGGTATACTTTTCCATTTAAATCTCTATGAAATCTTACGTAACGTCCTGTAATATTATTATGTCTTAAGAATTCTAAATGATCTTGAGCGGCTTGTATAGGGAACGGGTTTGTTGATCCTGATAAGAAACACTCCTTAGGATTAAGAGGGTAGTACATTATAAGTTTTAAGTACTCCGTTTTATCTGGGTCTTTAGACTTGGCAAGACGCTCTTCTTCAATCTTTTGCCTAGCTTTCTCTTTGTCAGACACCTTAATAGCGATGTCTTTGAGTTCATCTCCTATATTATCATATCCTTTACATAGAAGATACTCATAGAGATTTGACCAGAATTTACAGTCTTGTCTATAAAGACCTGACATAAAAAGTCCTGTTTCTTTACCTGTTTCTGGATCAATTATTTCTTGGAAGTTGTTAGCTCTAGGATGATAGAATACACGTTCAGCGTTCTCACCTTTTTCGAAGGCACCGCCTGTTCCTACAAGCATTGGTACACAACGCCATCCAAATTCCGATAAGAGGGCTGGTTTAAGAGCCTCAAATACTGGAGAGAATGGATATTTACCAATCTCATCAAATACTGCTGCTTTAGCTGTTGTACCCGCTGCAGCTTCTGTATTCAAGCCTTCTTCAGCATTACGAATCATTATCCAGCTCCACACATGGTCTTCATTCTTCTTATCTTTAAATCCTAGTCTTAGAGTAGGTCTGCGCCAATCCTTATCTAGTTTTGGGATTTTGAGTCCTTCCCACATATGCTTCCATCCAAAATCAATCTTCTCGGTGATAATACGTAAGTCAGCACCATTTCCAGATACCAGAACATTTTGACTATTCTCGAAGAGCGTCGCTGAAAGCCCAATATGCCCCGCTTCCCACTCTGACTTTCCACCTTGTCGAAGACCAACTTCAATATATCCCTTTTGGGCAAGTCGTGCTTTTTCATAGTATTCTGCACGTTCCCATTCATTATCACGTAAATCTGGATGCTTGGGTGTACGAATAATGTTTCCATATTTATCCTTTGTATCGACAATGATATTCCAGTGATTTAGATAGGAATAGAGAATTCCTGGAATGTGAACACCACCAATGTTAATACCTCCAAAACACTTATCGAGTTCCCAATCAACTAGATCATCAAACTCTTTTGTACCTGGAGGTGGAAGATTTTTAAAATTTCTAAAAAACTCTGTGGTTCTAATTTCCATCTTTATTTTTCATTCTATTGGGAATACCAGCATCCCCTTTAGCTTCAGCCTTAGCTTCTTCTTTCTCTCTAAGTTTATCTACCACTTCAAGAAGCTGAAGATATTTCACCATTGTTTCTTGTACAGCTTTAATTTGCTGTTCTTTTGTTGCTGTTACTACCCATGTATGTCCACCTTTAGGCATCTCTTTCTTACCCCATCTATCCTCTAATAGATGAAGTGGATTAGCATCTACATAGTCCCTCCAAGACTGGAGCTGATTCTCAGCCCAGTCAAGTTCAACACTTATATATGAATTAACTTTCTTAGCCATGTTAGTTTTCTTTTTAATCTATCAAAGAACGATGGTTCTTTTTTAGGATATTCTGGGATTTCAAATGTAGGGATATCTGCATAGAAGGAAGGATCCTGAAGGCGAGCTTCGTAATCCCATATAAATCTAGCAATAGACATTACTGTAGCTGCATGAATAATATCTGCATCAGTGAGATTATAAGGCCTAAGACTCACCTCTTCTTGAAGAATCCTTGTTTCATCACCAACAATAAATATGCGTTCTTTAGTCATATTGGTTTTTGTGAGCACAGTATCAGATTCGAACTGATTCCAAACGTTTTGCAGACGCAATAGCCTCCAAGACTAAACTGTGCAGATTACATATGCGAAAGTATTCTTAATAATTCATTAGCTTCTACATCACTAATTCTATTAATCTGAGCTGCATATAAAAGCATATTTAGCTTTTGAATTAATATTTGTCTTGGAGAAAGCTTCCAAGTGTCAGATTCTACTTTTGAAGGTTTTCTGTCAAGTTGAGGTTTTCTTTTACCAGCCATTTATTAATAAGTAGTTTATTCTTTAATACGTAATCAAATATCTTTTCATTTATAAATCCAGATAGGTAGGCTCTTGTTTCTGTGTCCACCATACCTTTGTCACCCATTACATAGTCTACTAAATGCGACACTTCATGTGTTATAATATTGGGTGTTACACTTTCTTCTGAGTAGAAGATGTAGTAGGTGTGTACAAGTCCGGGATTTATTGCATACCCGTGGACTTGGTCACCATCCTTAATAAGAAGGTCTTCATTCCACTTATTTCTCCTTATGAAGGAGTTCGCTTTCCTCTCTACATCCTTGTCGATTATCACCACACACTTGAACTGGTAGACAGGAACTTGTATTGTTAGTTTGTGCATACTCACTGAAATCTATAAAAGTTGATGTATACCCATTCTCAATGAATGGACCGTTATAATCAAATAGAGGGTTATAGGCTACTTCTATTTTCATAGTTGCGGGAGAGAGAATCGAACTCTCGTTATCCGGCTTATGAGACCGAGCTGGCACCTCTCCAGTCCACCCCGCAATTTTTAGTAATGTTCTTCTCTTAAGAGATAATAATATCTATGCTCTGGATGTTTAGTTCTTGACCACCAGCATCCAAAAAGTCCTGGAAGCTGCCCTGTACTTCTGTACAAATACCAAGAACCTTTAGATAATTTTCTAAACCATTTAAAACTAGTTAGCATTTTTTAATATTGCTCTTCTTTCTCAATAAGTTCCCACCAGAGTGCTTCTGAGTTGTGTACCCAACATCCATTTATTGGTGCTGGGAATTTACACACAACGTATTTCCAATTACCTCCTCTCATCCATCTATAGAATTTAAAGTAACTTGGAAAGTATTCTAAGAATGCTAGAAACATTACTCGTCTTCTTTAATATTATCTACTAATTCAGTTTCAAGCTCATCCCTATATTTCTCAAACTTTCTTAGAAGCTCTTCATCAGTCCACTGGTAACATCCTGTTTGAGGGCGTAATACATGTACCATATGTTGAGCTATGGTGTATTGAGGGAACAACTCTACTATCTCCACAAAGTTATGGAATATCTGTTGCTTCGTCTGAATTCTTTGTTTGTTGCTCATCTTCTTGATTTTTAAATTTGAACCATTTGGGTTCAATTACTATATTATTCTCTGTATTAAATTTTTTAACGTTTTCTTTAGCACAATTACATTCTGAATCGGGATTACAACAAGATATTCCACAATCTGAAGAAAGAGAGTTTGTTTTTCTTGTTATTGTACATCCACACATTATACAATGCTCATCAATCCTATTTGTTTTATATCCATCCTTTACAGCGTTTGAGCTATTGAAAGGGCATGTTGCACATATTAATCGTCTCCTCACTATTTCCTGTTGTTCCTCTTCTTTCAGCATCCCCAACTCGTTCTTCACCTGATTCCATGTTGCCTCTAATATCTTGTCCGAGTTCGCTATTATTGCTGGAAGAAGCTTCACGTACTCTGCTAATCCTTTTAGTGTAATTTTCATAGTATTGTTTAGCTAATATATTTCTTTGTTTTAAAGCTTTTCTTAGCTTGTCATAGTTCACTTCTAATAAGAGGGCTGTTGTACTTTCTTTATATCTTGTAGACTTACGAATATTCCTTATCTTTCCTATCAACTTTTTTATTATGTAATCTACTTTTCTCTTAGAGACAGTGAGAGTACAAAGACATTTGATTGAAACTGAAGTGTATTCCATAGAAGATAGCATCTTTCTTGTTTCTTTCCAGAAGAAGTCATTCACATCCTCTGTTAGCTCTGGATCATAGTTAAACTCTCTTGCTACCAATCTTGAAACTATCTTAATATCCTTCATTAAGCATTATCAATTTTTATAAGAACGCCCATTGCAGGAGTGAGTGTAAAGTCTAATTCCTTTCTTAGAGAATACTCCTTACTGTCTATATTCCTAACAAGCATTCCAAATTTCTTTAATTTAGACAGAGTGTTCTTTAAACTGTCGTCTGATTTTAGAATACCTGCACTTAGAATAAGATCTTTTGTTTTTCTATTTATTTTATACACCATGAAATATGCAAGTACTGTCAACTCTGTATCTGACAGTTTGATATTTGTTAGTAAACAGAAAATGCTAATCATTGTCTTAGCTTGTTCTACTTTACTACTGGTTTTCTTTCGTATCTTTACTAGTTGCATTTTTCAAATTCTTAACAAAGATAGAACTATTATTGTAATTTTCCAAATAATTTGGTAATTTTCTTAAATCTTATCTTAACACCTCTTCTCTACCCATATTCTAAACTCTCTGCGACTCTCGCGCTCAACAGACACTCTGTTGGTTTGTTAGTGCGACTCCGCGCTGACAAAGCTACAGAAAATTTTTGGCAAAGTCAAGAATTTTACAAACTATTTTTAAAATAAATGAAAAAAGCTCCCTTTTAAGGAGCTTTAGCACGGGATAGACGATTCGAACATCTGTCCTACGGTTTTGGAGACCGAGATAATAACCACTATACGAATCCCGTATAAGGTGACAGTGGAGACTCGCACTCCATTCTCCTCTTTCACAGAGAGGCACTTTACTCAAAAGCTTCAGTCACAGATGCCTTGGATTGTACCGCCCAATCTTCTTCGGGGTCAAAACCCGACGTGTTACTTTTCTACTACAAGGCATTATAAGTGGGGAGAGCAAGAGTCGAACTTGCATTTAAGGCTCTTCAGGCCTCTACTCTACCATTGAGTTATCTCCCCTTCCAGAAATTAAGGCATATTTCTACGTGCGCATCCTTAACTTCTTTATGTGAGCCTGAGGTCGAAATCGAATCGACAACCTTTCCCTTACAAGGGGATTGCTCTACCAGTTGAGCTACAGCAGGCGTTAAGCTAATGGGGTACGATTTGAACGTACATGCAGAGGTTATTTATTTCCTTTATCTGCGCCACCGAGACGAGGAGGTGCGTCTGCCAAATTCCACCACCCATTAGTGTGTTAAGCGGGAAATGATGGTAACGCTCCACCGTCCTGAAGTTAACAGCTTCTCGCTCTACTTTTGAGCTAATTTCCCAATTGCGGTGTATCACGGTTACGATCCGAGGACACTTGTTAGACAGACAAGTATGATACCATTTCACCAATACACCGTTAAAGTCGAGTAGACTAGGCTCGAACTAGCATGCCCTTCCTTCCAAGGGAAGACGGAATTACCATTCCCGACACTACTCGATTAAAATAAAAAACCCTCAGCTTTTTGACTGAGGGTGTATGGAAAAACGTAAGAAAATCCTTAGTTAGCACAATACACCCTAGCCCGATCAGGTTGATTGGGAGTGAAGGTAAATGTATTATGCCAGTTGTTAATCATAGTGCAAAGGTAAAACAAATTTTTGAATTTTCCAAATTTTATTTTAAAGTGGGAGCTGATGGCGTCGAACCACCCGAGACCAAAGCCACCTGATTTACAGTCAGGCCCGCTACCCCTACGGTATAAACTCCCAATAAAGCGGAGGATAGAAGAATCGAACTCCTGTCGGTATTACCCGCCCTCTGTTTTCAAGACAGCGCCATTACCAGCTCTGGCAATCCTCCAAATGCGGAGAGCAGTGGCCCTGATCCACATACTCAATAGTACGAACGTCTTAGCAGGACGCCCCAGCTTCATGCTGATTTACTCTCCTTATGTAGCGATGGTGAGATTTGAACTCACAAACTTCAGATTTTAAGTCTGACGGCGTTACCAATTAGCCTACACCGCTGTGTACCCCCGGCGAGACTTGCACTCGCAAAACTCTAGTTTCTAAGACTAGCGACTTTTCTATTTGCCCACGGAGGTATATAAATAAAAATCCCCTGCTGTATTTAGTAGCAGGGGAGCCCGGTAAATTCCTAAGATAGTTAAAACCCGACAATATACTCCCCTGCCACAGGATAACTGAGGCTAGATAAATAGGAGAGTAGATATTGTTTCACGAATTTCATAATACAAAGATATGGTAAATATTTGAATCTACCAAATTCAGGTGGAGATAGTCGTAATCGAAACGACCACAGTCTGCTTGCAAGGCAAACTCGCCAGCCTTGGTACATGTACCCCCAGAAGTAGGAAGTCTGAGAATCGAACTCAGGAATTCATCTTGTAAGGATGATGTATTAAACCACTATACGAACTTCCTATAGTTGCCTCACTTGGAATTGAACCAAGATTTCATCCTTATCAGGGATGCGTGCTGACCATTCTACTATAAGGCAATTTGTTGGCTCACTCGGGCTTGAACCGAGAACATCCGGTTATGAGCCGGAAGTTTTAACCAGTTAAACTACGAGCCGATATGTACCCTCGAACGGTTACGCTCCGTCTTCTCCGCCTTGAAAGGGCAGCGTCCTAACTACTAGACGACAAGGGCTATTGTGCGCTACCGGGGAGTCAAACCCCGCCCCCCTGATTGGAAGTCAGGTAGACTATCGAAATCCTTGTAACGCAAGTTGTAGAGCTACTGTGAATCGAACACAGAATAGCAACTTAGAAGGATGCTGTTATATCCATTTAACTATAGCTCTGAGGACACAAAAGGGGTCGAACCTTTACTTCTTCACGTTCGTAGCGTGATGTTTTTCCATTAAACTATGTGTCCTTATTGTACTCCCGCACGGTACTGCCCCGTGTTCTATAGGTTAAAAGCCTATAGCTTCACTTTAAAGCTTCGAGAGTGTATAAAACAAAAACTCCCAAGCTTTTTTAAGGCTCAGGAGCTTCGATGTTATGACAAACTAAAGGAAAATTAAATATCATCATAGTACATAGAAACGCCTGAGCCGCATTTTATTGTGCGCTCCGCTCCTCTACCGACTATAATGATTGTTGACTGCATAAATCTTTTTTATTCTTTATTTGAACACAAAGGTAGGAAAACTTTTTCAATTTTCCAAATTTTTCTTTTAGAGTTCTAAATCTGAATCTGTTTCCTCATCAATTTCCTCATCCTCAGGGTCTATATAGTCTATAGGAATGAAGTCATTAATAGTTTTTCCTGAATATTGAACATCTATTTCTAAGAATTCAATGTATGGAATTTTAAGCACTAAACTGTCTCCATTCTTAAAATGAATTGTTGTATGTCCTTTTTCCTTAGCTCTGTTATAGTGATGGACATCATCCATTTCAAACACTACTGGACCATATTCATGAACAATTTCTGTCCTATATAGGCTTTGTTCATTATCGTTTCCTAAGAGTCTTTTAAGTTCTTGTTCTCCTTGGTCAATATTATTTTGTTTCACTGACAACTCTGACCATCTAGCTAACATCTGTACTTTTGCCATTATTTATTCTAAATTTAATAATTTTGAAACATCACCATCTGTTTTTTCTACTAACTCAATTAATGTATTAATATTCTTTGAGCCTACTGTCTTAATTTCGGTGTCACCATTGAAGAACTTCACATAGTCTTCTCTTTTAAAGGCAAACCAAATTTCCTTGTAGGGGTTAAAGTGAAATAACCATTGATATAGATTCTTGTTGCTCATCTTGTTTTTTACAAATATACACTGATTTATGGAGAATACCAAAGAAAAAAGGAAGTATTTTTTACTTCCTTTCTGGGTGTAACATATCTTTTACACATTCTTCTGTAAGAGTGATGATTTGTCCTGTTACAATATTAGTAAGAATACAAGTCCGACGTTTAAAATCATAAGTATCTATTCTATATACTCCTCTATCATCTGAGACTATGTCTCCTGGATAGTATACGTCCTTATTTTTTCCGAATATAGGCTCCATGTTTTACATCTTTCATTATTTCCCTCCACCTTGTAGCTAATAAGGTGGAATAAGTGACATCATTCAGCCCATAATTTCCTAAGCTCCATCCATCATTTATCTCAATAAGTTGAGTTTCTTTTCTTCTAGGATGACCCATACCTATTTCCATAGTTTCTCTTAGAGCTACACCAAAATCTATTCCATAAGCGGCAGGTGCTCCTATTTGTTGATAGTGTTTAATAGTATCTTGAACCACTCCTCTTTCAGGCATACTCCAGAGATCACCCAAATAGTGCTTAATTCCCTTAATTTCTCCATTAATTACATATACTCTCCACTCTGATTCGAATTCTATTACTTGTGAGAGCATAATTGGCGTGTCATCAGGAATATCCTTAAAATAGAAATCTACAGACTTCCTATCTTTCACTACTCCTGCTACAAACTCCTTAGCATACCTATCAGGCTTTACAAAGATGGGAAATCTCACTTTGTCTCCTCTTAAGTCCTTCATTGTAGCTCGTGCTATTTTTCTCTTAGCCCATCCTTCCAACTTTTCTGGAACATTTAAAGCTTTCTTTTTAGGAAGTCCTAGTTTTTGGAAATACTTGTTTGTATCCTCTATAAAAGCTACTACTATATTTGTGGTGCTTACAGGTACTTCATTAATATCCTCAAAGAATACTATATTAGCCTGTTTCTCTTTAAACCCCATATAAGCAGAGACAGCCCAATCAGCTATTGGAAAATTATTTAAACTCTGTATGTATATCGTGTAATTCATTATTTTATTCCTACTAATTTACATATTGTTCTGAATGTATTAATATCTGGACATATGAAATAAAGTCCTGAGAACTCTCCACAGCGAAGATTTATACGATGATCTTCTTCTATAGAAATAGTCCAATTTCCTTTCTCATAAGAATCAAATAGTTTCCTATACGTCCATCCTTCTGCTAAGAGTTGCTCTCCTGATAAGAAAGGAGCACGTATTTCAGCACATCCATCCCATATAGCTAAGGAAAGAACATCATCTATATTACAATTCCATCCATCTTTTGCTTCTTCATCTGGGTAGAGAATAGTGATGGGTTCATAAGTGTTCTCATATCCTAAATTCCAATTAATTTCTCCCTCCCATCCTACTCTTATTTCCTCTTTAGTAGGATAGTGATATTTATTTTCCATCTTTCATCTTATTTATTATATTGTACCATCTAAGACTATCAGCACACTCTTCCACTACTTTCTTAATAATCTCTGGGTTTTCTAATACTTCCTCTATTTCAAGGTTTCTGTAAATAGCTATTCTTTGTCCATTATCTCTATCCATCTCTAAATACACTCTTAATTTATCTTTTTCTTTCATTCTTTTTCTTTTGAACACCTACAAGGTGTATAATCACAGTAGGAACAATGTGGGCTGTTTGCCCTAAATTTTTCCTCATATATTTCTTTCTCAGTCATCCACTGGTGGGGGTCAGTAGAGGTGTGGTTGGGCGCGTCCTCTTTTTTCACAGCTTTAAATGGTGTATCCTTCCATATTCTATTCCACTCATCTACTGCTCCGTCCACGAAATCATTGAGCTCGTTCTTTGGCGCTCTCCTGATTTTTCGATAGCCATTATCACAACAAGCTATAATATGCATTACATTAGGATCGTTATGACAGCCGCATGTGCAGGGAATCAGATCATACTCTCGCTTCTCCACATCGAGCACTTCTCTCTTTTTCCGATCTTCCTCCACCATCTTATTCCAGAGTTCTTCTCTGTTGGGCCACCAAAACTCATTTTCCCACTTATCCATTAGTTCTTTACAGAACTTCTCATATTCTTCTAGGCTCTCTTTTGTTCCCCACATTTCCACTAGGGGATGTTTAATTATTTCCGTTGATGATGATTGTTGCTGCTGGTTCATGAAATCCGTCTTTTAACTGTTTTAGAAAATCCTCTAGGAACTTAATATACTCTGCTCTTATATCTGAAGGAATATCATCTACTGAGAGCACTTGCCATTCGTTTCCTCCTATATACTTGTACCAGTAGGGATTGGCGCACATGTGTGTCACCCCTTTTGGACGAGAAACATGCCCTGTGCTACTAATAAAATCAATTACATCTGGGCGTAAATCTATTTTTATCATTTGCTTTGTTTATTGCTTTGTTAAAGGCTAGAATATCTCTCATTGTTCTATATCCTGCCCCATTAATATAATACGTGTGAGGAGCGATCTTCTTAATCTTCAAATCACACTGTTGTTTCGGACGTTTCATTATTTATAGTTTTAGGTGTTTGTTTCACTCTTATAAATCCCAATGTAGGAAGACCTCTCCACTTACCCCGAAGAACGCTCTCATCATCTCCATCCCATTCCTTAAAATAGGAAAACCACTCTTCATCTAATAGTCTTTCTTCCCACTTCCAACCAGTATATTCATCATTAAATAAATAACTCTCATAAGACTCCTTAGAAAATGTACATACCTCCATATCATATTCTCCATGCACCCGAAACTCAATGGGCATTCCTATATAAAGCTCTTTTTTTGTTGGTGTTCTATACATATACACAAAAATACGAAATAGCCCCCACATTGCCAAATTTATTATTTGATGCCCCCTACCCTATAACTAATTATTATTCAGTGTGTTAGTATGGGTACCCAGTAACAACACCTCCCCTCCTTAAATCTAGCGCGGCGATAGTGCCCGTACCACCACCTAAATTTGTTTTTATGAAAGTAAAATTCACAGTTGTCACATGCAATCCTAATAAAGAAGGAGGATTTGTATTTAAGCTTGAGAACATTGAAGAGGTGAAAGCCTTTGGAATGATTAAAAGCATTAAGAGGACATATTACATCGGAGGAATGCCTCAGGAAGTACCAGTTGGCACTGAGTTTGAAGAAGAATTAAATAACTTCGAGATTAAAGAACGTAGCTATGTCATTGATACTGAAGATGAGGCAGGCAATTCTAAACAAGAGACTATATGGCTCAAATGGTTGCATGTGAAGAGTACAGTTGATAAGAACACTAAAGTGAAAAGAGAGGCGTAAAGCCTTTCTTTTTGTTAATATTGGATAGTTACAGACCAGTAAACGTATCGTACGAGGAGCAGAAATGCACACTAACAACTATCTGGTCTGTAATTTCCATGAAATAGCCACAGATTTAGAGCATGGTTATGCGAAGAATTTCGCTGAAACTCAAGCTGGACGGGAATTGTTCCTTAGGGAGAAAAAAATTTATTTGAACATTCACCGTTAGTATTCACATGAGATTACCAATGTTTTCTTGAGCATATTTAGGTGGAAATTTACTGGTTAAGGCTAAGGTTTACTGGGTTTATTTAAGGAGCAGAGAGCAATTTCTGCTCCATTTTATTTGTTATTGGCTATTCCAATCGTTCATAACTGATTGATTGTGAAGTTGTTGTAGGTGTGGAGGTGTTAATGCTGGGTACAACACACGCATTAATTAAGTACAAAACAAATCGTCCAAAACAATATTATTAACTATTATTCTATTGCATTTATGAAACATATTTGTTACAAATCCAGAAAACAATTAATCTCTATATATGGAGAGAATATTGGTTCTGTATTACATAAAGTCATTTATAGTAGAAGGCAATTAAATAAAAGATTAGGTATTATAGAGAATTGGTATTCTTTTGATATATGGCCCAAATCAGGGAGTCTAATATTATCCTCATTTTGTAAATAATTACTTATGGAACCAATAAAAGGATATTTAGATAGTCTTGAATATAAATATTCTCATTCCGAGAGCTATTAATTTAGCTCTCCCTAAATACAGCATTTATGACTAAGATATACATAACACTTATTACAGAAACAATTATTCCTGCTGGAAAGTTTGAAATTAATAATGAGGCAAACACTATTATTATTGATTCCGAGCTCTTATATAGCATTAATGATATCAGTAAAATTGAATTTGTTCATAATTAGAGTATTTAAGTCATCATTCCTAATAAATTATTTACTATGAAGAAGTTATTCTTTATTTTTATAGCGCTCATTTCATTAGTAGCCTGTAATGATGAGGTTTACAATCAAGGATTTGGTCTCATTAAAAACGTAAGGGCTAAAGTGCTTGAAAATGGCACAGTTACGTATTGTACGCTTGATGACAGGAAGAAAGAAATATATCATCCAAACGATACAGTGTGGTTAAATCTTGCTACACACCAAATTGATGATACATCTTCTAATACAATGCAAGTTGTATTATTAGAAGATTAAAATATAAACTTGGACGGTTTATGGATAACATTTTAGGGGAATAAAACTAACATCAGCTCGCATTGAATGCTGGCAGTATAGCATCCTGAATTGTTCATCTCAGTCCTTATTTTATTAATCGGGAGATACATTCAAGATGATGATATGCAAAAGGAGTCTGTTTCTACAGCTATTGAGGCATATCATCTCTTTAATCCATTAATACTCAATAACTTATGCTAGTACTTAGTATTTTTCTCATCATCTTTGCCATCATATACATTGTTGGTAAATATCTAAACAAATAAATCGTATTCTTTATGAACAAGAAAATTATCGCAGTTATTATGTGTGTTACTATTGCTATTTGTGCTATTTCATGCGCTGGTCCCAAATCAGGATGTTATGGTACAAGAGGAATGATTGGATTTGGGCACAAATAATAAATCATTAAACACTCTAGTAATGAGTGTTTTGTTTAATGCAACTATTGCATAGTAAATATGTGGAAGGAGCTGGATGGGCAGCAACCACATATTTTACTTACAATATAGGTCACAAGTCCTAATAAATGCAGAGTGGACAAAAATTATATTTATGAACAGTATAATAGATATTTGTGAGGAACTCCTTACAAGAATACGTAATGGTGAGACTATATCTAATGAGGAATTAGATAATAAATTAGTAGAAATTAAGTCATTTGCCTATGAAGAGTTAATGGGCGAGGACTTGTAATATATTATTAACTAAAGCGTATTGTCTACGATACAGACTAAATTACTATGCTAGTAGATACAACTATCGAACCCAAAGAGATTACACATGATGTTGATACTGATACACAGGTGGCATCATTTGGATATTATGAAGGTATTAAGTTTGCCAAGCTTAATAATCTAATACAGGCAACAAATTTCAAGGAAGTATTTGCAGGTACACACTATATTGTGTGTTGTGGAGATGTCATGGTGAAAGTAAATCCTAATGATTATCAACACATTACACGCAGAGTTATTTAAATACTTTAGTTATACCCAATATCATAGAAGTATGTGAGGGTATGACTATTACCCTCTAAATCAACCTATTATGAAAAAAGAAAAAATTGCTGAAATATTAAGGGATAATGGTATTACAGCATTTCCTGCTCCTGATGATGCTAACAGAGCATTTCTCCTACAAACTGACACAATTCATAGTGATCCTCTTATGAAGTTAATAAGAGCTGGCGTCACTACATTTACTTCCATTAATAATGATGGAGACCAGGAGATAATCCTCGAGTATTAGTAAACAATATTATTAAGACCTTAAATACTATGGCATTTATGAATACATCATTATTTATAAGCAATCTTATTGCTCAAAAAGGCGAAGGTTTCTATTGTATTCTTAACGAAAAAGATGAGATTACCGAAGTGTTCAAACTGACAATCAATACTTACGGAAATGAGGTTGTTCAGGTCATTGGTAATTGTGGAAAGTATTCTCCCAAGGATATTATCCATATGATTGAAGAGGAAGGGGCAGGTAGTAGATTTGTGTTTCTCAGTGATATCATATCTATACCTACCCCGACTGATCAGGAGATTGCCCAAATATGGTGTGAAGCTCCCCTTTCTTTGGAAGGTAAAGTTATACCCTTCGAAACCAATCAACAAAACAGTGAATCAGCTCCTGATTTAATCGGGCGTGAAAATATGGATTTTACTATGTAAAATATAGATTTAGCTAAGAGGATATTGGATGAGAGGTCTTTAAGGCTAAATCTCTGAGGGATGATACATCTGACTGCATCTTTGAAACCACAATATCAAAAAAAGCCGTCGAGCTTGTATCTCCCTCTTTTTATCACATTTAAATTAACCGTCCATGGATGAAATATTTGATGTATTAACAAAGCACGGTGTTAATGTTGAATTACATGAGGAGGGTAGTAAATCTATTGTACTAATTACTAACTCATTAAGTTTTAACATTATTACTGATCTCCTCTATGTTGGTATTAAAACTATATGTGCCAGCACTGATGGGAGAATTATTATTGAAGCATAATTATTCACCAAACAATATACATCTCTATGCCTAAAGGTATTCCAAACAAAAAGACAGGTAAACGTAAGTATACCAAACGTGCCATTTCAGAAATGACCACCGAAATTACGCAGGAGGCCATTAAGTCAAGAAAGCAGGAAATCATTGAACATCTTGAAAGCTATCATGTCAAATACACTGACATGGATGGCCACCTATGCATTAATCAGTTACAAATGGTGAACGCTGTAGTAATTTCTGACCTGGTTGATCTCGGTATTCAGGCTATGAATGCAAGGGTGAAGACTGATGGCACGCCTTACATTGCTCTCTACTATTAGAGCCCTGTGTTAATCTCTATCCAAAAAACACTATTAACTATTAAATTACTATCTATGAAGGTGAAATTGCTTTATGTAATCACTCTATTCATTCTATCCTGTAAGACTAGAACCAGTGAATTACAGGTAGAAGTTAAAAAGGATCAGGTAGTTCGTGAACTGTCACCTTCCAAGGATAGTTCATGGCTAGTACGTTCGGATGGTACTTATCAAAGAGTCCATGACCAGGATATATACGTAATTGGAGGAAGACAAGTTCTCCCCAATGGAAAATTATCCTCCGATACTATCAGAAGAGTTGTAACCAGAGACTATCGTCCTGGTGATACTGCTTTTATTGATTACCAGAAAATAAATATGGTTGTTATTTACGTTGAGAAACGTGGTAACTAAGGCTTTTTTCATATGGCAAGCAATCGTTAGAGTTGGGGTGTTTCTACACCTCAACTTCATTTTATTTGCCTAAAGTTATTGGTGATAATATATTTCGTTCTTTCACTGTATTGCAAACTCCAGTGAGGGGTACAGTGTATTGTCATCATGTCTTTTCGGGTTATTAAATATCCGGTTGCAAACGGTCTGGGACTTTCCCGACCATATCAGGGTACTTGCGGAGAGAATGTCTATTCTCTCCTAGTTTTAATACATCATTCTCACGTAGATATAAAGACTTCTTATTAAACTAGTGTATCACCAGCGGAGTGTAATCTACGATTTAATAAGATGTGAAACTACCTAATTAATAAAGATAACCTCACAAAGGCGGAGGAGTAGCTGGAGAGAAATAGGCACCAGTATTAATTAGTTCCTAAGGGTGAGCTGTTAGTAGAGAATAATAGTTTAGGAGATGGACTGCCCATTCCCTACTAACAGAATGTGGAAGGAAACATTTTTGACCTATCTATTTAAATCACTATACCAATGCTAGACAGGAAAAGCGAAAAAATCACTATTTTAAGAGAGGCTCTCATGAGGATTTCGCAAGAAAAGGAACAAATTAAACTTACTAAGGAAGATATTGAGAAAGGAACTAACAAGTTCATTAATTACACAAATCTGACTCTTAAATCTGAGGAGATTAAAGAGGATATAGTACTATCTTGTAAAATCCAACCAACTTATAATTTTGAAGAGTCTTCTTTTCTGCCCCATTTCTCGAATTGACATACTACGGGGCATTTTAGAGGGTAACGTAACGGAATCTATTTCTATAGATTCCTCTGTCGTAGGACTGTTGTTCTACCTGATGAAAAGATAAATAGTACCATAGTGAAAATGGCAACGTGATAGTCCACCTCACGGTCATTCAGTAAAGGTCACGCTCTCTGGAACTATTAGTGGAGGCGCTATGGTATTATTTATTGACCTAACTGAGGGTCGAAACAGAAACACCTAAAACTAACTAAATTATGAAGAAATGCCTGCTGTTGCTCACAATCTTAATGAGCACATTTACAATGTTTGCCAATCCATGGGACATTAAAACAAAGAATTTTGTTTCTCATGCACCATGGGACAGACCGCTGGAAAAAAAATTATTTACACCGGAAGTCTATTGGGCCACTATTACAATTGTAGATGATTATAATGTAATAGTGAGAACATCTCTCACTGAATCAGATCCCAACCATACTTGGAGGTCTCGAATGAGCGTTAATGCTGAATGGTATGTAAAAGTAGGGTTTAATACCTGGCAGTGGCAAACTGTCACCTATTTATGGGATATTGATATACCTCCCGGAAATAGTTTGTATGATAAATATATATTGTTGCCTCGTAAGACCAGATTCTATTCTATAGATGGAGGCCAAACAGTAGATGAGTCGCAATATAGTGTATATGACTTTTTCCAGTTGTAGCACTTAAATCCATTAATCAATGATTACTGATGTAGAGAGTGGAAATCTCTCAGTATCAATTTATTTCCTTATTGCAGCTACTATTATAGCTGTTATTCTCTACCTAATAAGAAAGAGAAATAATGGAAAACAATATCCCAACGAATAACACTATCGCTTATGTCCTGATTGCAGCAGGTATTCTGCATTACATTGCTTTAATTATCTCTAACTAAATCGTATGAAGTCTATTTTAAGCTATTTATTAGCGTCCGTATTCAGTATTATTATGCTCACAGTAGCATGTACAAAATCAAATGAATCTGTTAAGCAGGAACATCAAAAAGCGTATTATAATGTGCTCGCAATAAGCACTGATACCACTGGAACTCCATGGATGTATGCAAGGACAGAGACAGTTGGTCTTGTAATAGCTGAGGATGATAAGCTCAAAGCAGAGCTTATGTCCTTTAGCAATATTAATGGTCATGCTCACTACATGGTGAGAGTAACCAGTAAAATATCCTGTGATATGACCCTAAACTGGGGATGGGATGGTCTTACGATTGATGAAATAAGCCCTAATAACAATCTATTGCTAGCTAATGAGGTAAAAACATTTGAACTTATTGGTGATGCAAAGATTGGTAAAATTAAGGTACAAGGTCAACATATTGGTAATGATTGTCCCAATTCCAGTACACTCATTATTAATATTACTATGCAAATACTTCCTATTAAGTATATTGCATACAGTACTAAATATGATGAGAAGACAGGTGATGTAACAATATCCTTTGAAATTGATGATCCAACAGTAATTGATCGCTTTGTAATTCAAAAAGAGAAGGAAGGAAAGATAAGTGAATTAATGAATTTTAAATGTGATAAAAAAACAAAGAAATATTCCATTCCTATATGGGAAGGAATTGGTAAGTAATTGAGCAGCTGATAGTAGTTGCTCATAAGTCTATGGTGGGTGCCTTTCTTAGGAGTTTGAGAAAAAGACCTGTGCTTACCTCAGAATTAGGCATCCACTATTCTTTAATTATTAGATTATGACAACGAAAACAAGGTATGTGGTCATTTACAAAAGTAATGACCCTACAAATGAGGAGACCATTTCGTTCGGTGTAAAAACGAAGACAAAAGCGCAAGCTTTAACAAGAACTCGTGAATTCATTTATGCAAATGAACTTCATGAGAATTCAACCCTATTCGACTACAAGCTCACTGCAGAACCTTCAATGAAGCCTGCATTACACGAAATACCAGATGAAGAAGGGCAAGTAGAATATCCTAACACAGAGGATATTGTGTACGAAGATTTCTAATTATATGACGTATGTAAGAGTGGATTGCTAGATTTTCCAAATTTAGGTGGTCATGAAGCTCTTACATGTGTCATATAAGATTTTGGTTTACACTTGTGTGCATATGGAGTTAATTCGCAATTACTTCATAGGTCTAATAACAAGAAGAGTGCTTGGGTGCAAATCCCATCTTAAATGAAATTGGTAGGAGAAATCCGAGTCCATGACATCTTCAAGTTATTAGGTTTAGGCCAATTAACAGATTAGGCGCTCAAACACAAAATTTATTAACAATGAAAAATCTACTGTTTCTCAGTGTGGTGTTCTTATCACTGATCGCTATGGCGTTTCAGGATAAGAAGCCGTTGCCTAAAGGGCATTGTTTAGGAGTTAAGAAAAACGGTGATTCGTGCAGAATGATTCCAAAGGACAGTAAGTATTGTCATTGGCATCAACCAATATGTGCGAAAGAAGGATGTAGAAATCCAGTTGATAACAAAGGAGATTTCTGCATTTGCCACCTTAAGTAATACTATTGTAGCGTACCCCTTCATCCAACATTTTCTAATAAAAAAAGTTAAATGTATGGAGTTAAATGAGGATTACGCGGTATTTATTTATTATAAACTTCCTGTAATAACACGAATTGGTTCAAGTGTTTACAATATACTTGTAAGCATGGGAAAACAATATTTTACAGGGTTTTTAATAAATTGCGAGAAATTCGCAGATGATATTGTAGCTATAACTGAAAAAGAGACTATTTAAATGTCTCAGCCTATTTAATGTTAACATTGATTTGTAGAGAACGAATTGTTCAGTAATGAACAATGTGCATTCTATTCGTTAACATTAAAATTTTCAGTTATGATCAAAGTTTTAAGGCACGGAAATACTATTAACGTGCAAAATCCAGTTACTGGTACATGGACTGAGATGATTGTAGTTACATTCATTGAGGAAGGTAGAGATGGTGCAGACAAGGGTATGTCTGAAACTTCAGCCTTTTTAAGTGCTATTACCGGTGAGAATGTAGGGCTTAGTCAGTTGCGTACACATTCACATCCTGTTAAAGCTGAGATGATAGGACTATTCCCTATTGACAGGGAATTCCCTGGACACATTAACAGAGGATTATTTAGCACTCCACAGATTACGCAACAGCTTGACAAGGATCCACGTATTATTGATGGTAAACCTACCTACTTTAAGACATGGATCAGTGACAAAATGGAAGATGATGTGGATATGCGTATGGATAACAATGTGTTAGCACAAATGGAACCTAATCGGTTGTTTGGTGCTGCAGTGGGTGCTGCAAGGGTTCAAAGAACAAGCAATCCTAATAGAGGATTTAGTGACAATCCACCCAATCAACCAATAAGTCCGGAAGGCGGACAACCAGTTAGCACACTAGCTGGTGCATTTAATCAGCCACGAGGAGAGTAGACTGATTTTAGGAAGAGGAGAAATCCTCTTCCTTTATTCTTTATTAAACCCCACCGTATGATTTCTTTTACCCTTAAGGAATCTTTGGACGAGAAAGAATTTAAGAAACTGTATTCCCAGGAACTAATCTGCAATAAGGAGAAGACTGGTAATCCAGCATTGGACGCTCTTATGGAGAGTTCAATGGCTATGAAATTTACGCAATTTAACTTCCACCCAAACTAATTTCATCTATGAAGAACTACATCTGTCCCTATTAGTGGGACACAGTAGAGAATAAAATCTTAAGTATGGAAATTATCAAAAGAAAACGATCGTTAGTAGTACTCAAAGATAAGAAGGGTAGATATTGGTTAACACGGAGAAAGAAACCTAAGCACAACAATAGACGACAGCGGCCTGCAAGAGTTTACTATAAACCCCTTCTCCAGATAGACGAACAAGAGTTATATTTGTTTATCTCCTGAGTATTCTCTACTATGTCCTTAACTTTACCCTAATTGCTTAATTGTGAATTTATGATAACAAAGCAAGAAACCCTTAGTAAATTTGTACAGATTCCAAGATCACACATCTTCGCTGTAAACCGTACATTATATACACGAACAGATGGTGTTGAGAAGGAAGAATTACATTACTTACAGAAACTTGGTCCTAACAAGGCTATGACACTGGACAAGAGTGTAATTATACATATGTTACCAAACGATGAGGTGTTTGTATGTAGCATTGTGAAGAACAGCGTAAGCATCAAACAAGCCTCGTAGAAGTTATTATATTTACAGATATTACGCAAGATTTCAGTATTAACTACATCTGTAAACCACCTAAGAACTAAAAATAAGACTGAGACCAGTATTTTATGGAATCCATAAATACATAACAGTTTTATGAAATTTCACGCCCCACGGAGTCAATCGCTAACCAAGGTTCCATTATTTGCAGTGAAAAATAACACATTAATATGTCCGGAGAAGGAATTCCTTAAGAAGGATTATCCCAACCTTCCCTGTGATATGGTTAAAATTACTGCACAGGATGGAAGAAAGATATATGTCCCACGACATAAACTTAGTTCTGCTGATTGTTAATCTGATTTGTAAACAATTTATCTTATTTTATTATGTCCACTATGTTAAATTTTCTAACCCGAGGCTCTAAAGTTATGATCGCTGTTAGTGAAGAGGGTGCACCAATTATTAAACCTTTCAGAGACGAGCAAGGTAATCCAAGAACAGATAACCGGGATCGCCCAATTGGTAGTATTATGCTCACTCAAAGCGTTCGTGTGATGAATGGTACATTTCTTAACGGTGCTAACAGAGTAGCATTTATTTCTGGCACTATTGAGGAATTGGAGAGTATTGTTAAACAGAACAAGCTTAAAGCTGGAAGCGAAGTGCCTGGCAGGATCATCCAAAAAGAATCTCTGAAACCCTTCTATCCTAACCAGAATCCTAAAATCAACCCCAGCAATGGTGAGCAGGTTGGATTCACCATTAATAACGTATTTCATCCTATCTACATGCAACAAATACTTGTAGAAGATGAAAATGCAAAGGATACGTTGATACGCAGCGCCGATGAGGTGGAGGCGATATTAAACGCAAAAAAGATTAATAGCATCACAAATGAGCAAGCCGGAATGATGCATGAAAATGCTCGTGTACCCAACGGTGAATAAACCAGTAGGTAGACATTAGCAATGTAATTCCTTATTTTTTAACAAGTTGTGGTGTAGGGAGTTAACAAATATTAACTCCCTATTTTTTTTAAAACCTACATATGTTGAAAATATCGTTGATTGGTAAACCATACAGCTTCTACACATTTACTGAGATATTAGGCTTTATACAAGGCTTAAAATCTTCTATACAACAAGAAGCTGTTGCAGAACAAGCTATCGAACTCCTTAAGAAATCCTCACTGGAGTTTGACCTAGTTGAGTATTATACGGCACAATTTAACTCATTCATTCCCAAAAAAGAAGAGTATGAATCTCAACAAATGGTGCTTCCGAATTGGTATTGTAATTTGTGGGGGTTTTGTCTTTAATTATGGATGTGAGCTTGCAAACAAAGGTGATTTGTCGGCAATATTTGGCATGATGATCTTTGTATGTTCTGCCGGTCTATTCTATAAGGGTATATCCCAGTAAAAAATTTTTTGAACAAATATTTTTTTTAATTCTTAAATTTCTTTTCAGCATGAAAAAGAGTATTCCTATTGTAGTAATTCTTTTAATAGTAGGTCTTGGTAGTTACAAATATTATAAATGGAAGAATCCTGATCCTGTAAAACCAGATGCTATTCAAACAATTGTTCCTAATAGCACTTCTGTAAATATAACCAGCACGTCCTTGCAGGGTGGAGATATTGCTAAAGCTCAAGCTAATAGTTTAAATATTCAACTTGAACCTGTAATGAACGGCGTTCGAAAAGGTGTCATCGAAGTAGGTGCATCTGGATTCAACGCCTTTGTTGTTGACATTGACAAAGACAAAAACTGGGAACTTGTATCAAAAGAATTTGGAGAATCCCTGGCCTGGGAGGGCTTCGCAAACACTTCCGACATTTATACCCAAATGAAGAAGTATATTGCTTCTATTGCTAATAAAGGTGTTGCCGGTCGCAATATTCAATTCGTAGTATCATCCGGTGCCATGAAGGTTAAGAATATTAGCATGGTGATGCAAGCTATTCGTGAGAAAGGCTTCGTAATTAATGAAGTGACAGCAGATCAGGAGGGTAAATTTGCTCTAAAAGCTTTACTACCAAAGAATTACAGGAGTAATAGTTTCACTGTTGATATTGGATCGGGTAATACAAAAATCAACTGGTATGAAGGCGATCGTCTTAAAACAGTTGAATGTCCCGGTGCTAAATATTTTGCAATAGGTAAAACTGACCAGGAGGTATATAATGAAGTTGTCACTGCTTGTAATAAGATTCCTGCTAATCTGCGTAGCAATTGTTTTCTTATTGGTGGGGTGCCTTATACACTTGCCAAAGAATCCCGTAGTGGAAATGAACGGTTTACTGCTCTCGCTAATCCCGATAATTATAGCGCCGGTGATGATGTTAAGAAGAAATCAGGATTGAACATTTACCGGGCAATCTACGAAACCGCTAAGTGCCAGAACTACATTTTTGACGGGGATGCCAATTTCACTATTGGTTACCTACTGTCAATGAACTAAGCCCCGTTTTAACTCCAATATACTCTAAACAAAAAGCATGAGATGCGAATGTGTGATGACAATTGCCGGCAAAGTATCCACCTCTCATGCTTTTTTAAAGCATTTTTATGTGGATTTTAATTATTTGGATAATTGGAACATTATTTAGCTACTTTGTATCCAGAAAAATGTTTAGAAAAGAAAATAATTGGACAATAAAATCTAGAGCATTTACAATTATTTACGCTATTCTTGCATCATGGTTACTAGGAATTATTGTATTTTGCGTGCTTTATTTTAGCGACCTTAACTGGAACAAAGAAGCTAAATGGTAAAATTTTTATCATGAAATATGTTTTATTTGGACTGTTAGCGATAGTTTTTTTCGCTTTAGTTGTCCCAAAAATCTTTAATTTCTTTAATGCATGGGTAGCCTTTGGTGCAGCTATTGCAGGTATTATTGGAATTTATTACTACATTAAGCACCTAATTAACAAACATCTTTAAGATGAAAAAGCTCATTATTGCATTTTTTGCTCTTATTTCTGCCTTGACATTTATAGCCTGTGAACGTGTAGCACCGAATTACATTGGTGTACTTATGGAAAACTATGGTAAAAACGGTAAATCTGACTTCAGCACTACTAAAGGACGTGTTAATGTTTCTTCTCCCGGCACAGAACTATTCCAAGTTCCTTTATGGGAACAACGTGGTGGCTTTGAAGAAAAGATGCACCTAAAAACTGCTGATAACACTGAAATTACTGCTCAGCCTTCCTATAGCTACACAGTTATAGAAAATCGCGCTGTTGATGTGGTATTTCAGAACAAACAGCTAGGTTCTGGCGACACATTCATGAAGTCATTAGAGGATAATATCCTTGAAATGAAAATTCGTGATCTCGCTAAAGAAGAGAGCCGTAAGTACGTTACTGATACATTAATGGCCAACTCTGGTTCTTTAAGGTTTGAGAAAGATGTAGAGAATATTGTGCGAAATGAGTTTGAGAAAAAAGGTTTAAAGCTTGAAAGCTTCTCTTGCCAGCTCGATTTTAGTGATAAAGTAAAATCTAAGATCGACAGTCGTAATGAAGTAAATACTAACCTGTCAGTATTAGATCAACAAATTGCAGAACAAAAGAAGAAGAACGAGCTTTACGATTTACAAGCTGAAGGTGATCTTAAACGACAAAGAGGTATTACACCTGCTCTCTTACAACAACAATTTATTGAAAAATGGGATGGTCATACACCTATTTACGGTTCTGCTCCATTCTTTATCAAATCCGTAGATAAGTAATGAACCGACTATTATTATTTACATTAGTATTCTTCCTCTTCACCGTAATTGGTTGTATGAATGAAGCACAAGAAGTGACTCATAGTGGAGATTTCAATGTAGAGCTTTTATTTGAAAAGGATGGTTGTAAAGTGTACCGGTTTGAAGATGGAAGCCGATATATTTACTGGTCAGACTGTTCAGGTAAAATGCAATCTGATACCTATCATTCAACCGGCAAGAGTAGTGGGTATATAGAACATATGGAATCCACAACCAATTAATGTGCTAAGTACTAACAAGTATGAAGGTAATCTTCCGGGATCAAAAAGGTGAAATTACTTCACCACCCAAACAAACACCGAAACAGAGAGCTACTTGGCTCTCTTCTCGCTTCAACTCCAAAGAAGATGCTTTAGAACATTGTGATGGTATAATTGAGATATTCGTAGATCAATTACCACCTTTAACTAGCAACTACTGGAGGGATGTGAGAAAAGAAGTTGAACTTCTAAATGAATGGTAATGAAGGGTAAATTCAAAGTAATATTTGATGGGTTTGAAACTCTCGCTCAAGCCCAATCATTTGCGGATTGGTACGTAAATGATGCTGAAGGAGTTAATCCTATTTTCTATGAAAAGAATGAGGATAAACTAATATTTGTAGAAGCGAATCATTCACACGCAGATGAAGAAACGCGAGAGATTATTATACCACTAAATCTGTATAAGAAGTGATAAACATGAAAACAGTGGATTTAACAAACTCCACTCAAAAATTCATTGCTGCAATCGTATTAGTAGGCGTACTTGTGATCCTTTACTTACTACTACCCCCATTAATTACAATCTTCACCAACTTGTGGATTGCGGCAGCATTGGGTATTCCATTACTCTTTCTTGTATGGAATTACGAGATTATCTGGACGCTTTTCAAGAAATTGTCGTGGGATATGACCAAGAAAATCATATCTTCTGACAAGCTTTGGTATTTATACCAGTATCATGCATACATGGTGCGTAAAATTGATGAGCTACATATCAGTATTCTCAAAATCGGAGAAATTAAGATTTCTACCAGCCGTTCTATCAATGCAATGATAAAGGAATGTGAAGAAAATAAGGCTAAGGCAGTAAAAATGGAAGAACAAAATGCTGCTCCTGGTATTATTAAAGTGGCAAAAGCTAAAGTTGGTTTACTAGATCAGCAAATTAATGAGCTATTACCTAAACTTGATTTTATCAAAGCCCAGGAAAAATCCCTACAAGAGCTACATGAGGCTTGGACTGCCGATACAGAGATACTTAAAAGTACATTAGATGCTAAGGCCGAATATTACAAAATGATGAAAGAACTAAGCACTGCTACGGACTCTGCTAAGGCATTTTTACAGAAAGATTCTCCTGAACTTCAGCGATACAATGAGTCGATTCTTCAAATCGAATCATCAATTGCTGAGTATACTTCTAATGTTGAACAGTTCCAACGTGACGTAGCACCGCAGCTCACCAAGATGAGTGCTGCTAACGCTTTAAGCGAAGAACAAGGTACTGCTCTCATAGAGGAGTATAAGAAGAAGCGTCTTTCTGGTTTAGAATAAAAATTTTTGAAAAGAGTTGTTTTAAATGTAAATTATGGAAAAGAATGATTATAAGGATATTGCAACAGCATTATTCTTAGTTTACACCAAACCAAAAGCTATAAGATTGAAGAATCTTTTACATAACCCTGAAAGTACATACTGTAAGGCTAAATGTAAAGAGAATAATCCCGGATTACCGGAATGCAGTTGTCATAACTTTTGTAAGTTTGATGGTATTCAATTTGATACTTCTCTTGCATAATTTATAAAAACAACTCTTTTCTTCATATCAAAAACATTTATGGAATCTAACCTAACCCCGGAATACATTCAATTTATCAATGAAGGTCAGAATTTAACTACTTTGGTACAGCAAGTTATAGATAGGATACAATATTTACCGGGGTTTTTAAATGAACTAAACATCTTGTTGGTAAAATATGAAGACCCATTCGAGGAGGTTCCGATAGAAGTTCCAGAATCTGAAGAGATTTTGACAAGTGCTGTCGGAATTCTTACGGAAAGAAGGTTAAAACCAGAATATTGTAAATAACTCTCTATGAAAAAATTTGTCATAAACACCATATTTTTCTATAGTACTATGATTTCTTGGGCAATGTGGTCAATGTTTTTTGAACACTGGTTCTTCGCTATTTACTTCCTCTGTATTACTCTAATTGTTTTCTTTATTGACATTAGAAATATCATTAAAGAGGATCTAAGGAATATTGAACAGGCTTCATGCTGATTCTCTATCTATAACAATGAGAAGGAGAAATCCTTCTCTTTTTATTTTAAATTATGGACTTTTTAACATCTTTAAATACAGCATTTTCTCCAAATCCTATTGTTGTAGTAAATGGTGTAATTACAAGAGAAGATGTAGCTGAACATTTATGCACAATAATGGGTGGAGAACCAATTATCTTCCCCGCCAGTCACGATCAGAAAATTCATTACTTAAAAATTCAAGGCAAGACAACATAACACTTTAATGCCAAAAACTTGTAAACATGAAGGCTGCAATAATCATGTATTCGCTTGCAATTATTGTAAATTTCATCAATATCTCCGCACTGATAAGAAACAATCAACAAATAAAAAGCAAACTCGAATTAATAGACGTTCGAGTAAGAGAGCTAAACAAGAAGCAGAGTATAGTGTACTACGAACAGCCTTCCTCAAAGAACATCCAATATGCGAAGCTCGACTCAATGAATGCACGAGAATAGCTACAGAAGTACATCATATGAAAGGAAGATCGGGTAGACACACTTGCCCCCTTGCTGCGTAATCAGCATTGAATAAATAACTATTAAAAAATTAGTATATGGTACAGAAATCAATGACAGTTGCTCAACTTATAGAAGAGTTAAAGGACAAAGACCAAAACTTAAAAGTAGTAGTACATTGTGAAACAACAGAATCGCAAGGTATGCTACAGGGTATTCTTATCTGTAACCATGTAACAATACCTTACGATAAAGGCGATACTGTTTATAGTGACGGAACGCTTAGTTCTGGAGAGAGCTGCCTAGTTCTTTCAGCTCTTGGTATCTATACTAATAAAAAGTAGTTGTTTAACTCAGAATATCGGTGAAAATCTTTAAAAATACAATAATGTTAAAGCAATACAAGAAAAAAGTAGATGAAGTACTTCTCAAAATGTGGAAAAGTAAAGAGTCTGTAATACAATGTATTACAAGAATTCACAGAGAAAAATGGTATTATGAAACAGAAAGAGAAAAGATAAATAGTTTTTATACTGACCTTAGCCTAAATCTTTTTCTTAATGATTTCTCTGAGGAGTTTGAATCTGGACTGTACTTTGAAATCAAAGGAACTGTCTATATTCATAAGGATGACTTACAAAAATTCTTAGATAATATAGATTTTTGTTGTTGGGAAAGAGACTTAGACCACAAATACTCTTTTAATAACAACTACTATAAGTTCAAAATTAAAAGATGGTACTATAGTATTGCTAAAAAACAATTATTTTACATGTAAAGACAATGCCGAGGGATAGATTAATTAAATTATTATGAAAAATACTTACAAGATTATATTACTAGTATATGTTGCTCCATTAATAAGTGGAAACAATGGAAAATATGAGCAAAGAGCTTATATTATGAAATTCACGCATGAAGAATTAGCTGAATATTGTAATAACAATCATGTTTGTGATTTTCAATTAATTAATAAGCCCGTAGAGACTACCAATGAGCAGCCTAAAGATATTATTGAGAAAGCTAAAGACATCATAGATGATTTAGTAGCTGGTTGGGGAATGTGTCCTGATATAGAGATAGAGAAGGAACACATTTTACAACACTTATCAGAGAATCTATAGGCTGAAGGTATAGTCCGAACTGCAAATATAACAAAAAAAACATGCAAAGAATCTCAGATTTCATCTCTACTATGCAAGAGCAAGGTAGAACAAGATGTGATGGTCTTCCACACGAAAGATTTGTAACTAAGCTCACAAAAGAGGAAGTTATAGATTTAATGATAAAAGTTGTGGGATGGGCTAAAGATGAAAACCCACATCTACGAAAGCATGGAGAAGAAGCTGTAGAAAAATATACTCCTTATTTACATAAAGAGTTGAATGAAATTCCATATGATGTACTCAATGGAATGTACAACAACTTATTAGTAGATGATCAGGGAGAAGTATACAGATACGATTCATGTTGTAATTAAATTGCAGATAACACATTGAAGAACTTCCTTGATGTGTCTACATGGTTAGCTGTTTGCCATAATTGTCACAGGTGGATAACTGATAACAGTAAAGAAGCTATTGAACTTGGTCTAAGTCAATCACGTCTAAAATAGTTTTATGACCAGAGAACAAAAATTTCTTCAGTTCTTAGAGGACAGACTAAAGAATGCAGGCTATTCAGAGACAATATCTGCCTATACCACCATTATGCACCACTTTAAAAAGTCATTTACTGAAACTAAAGAGCATTATCTAATCCAGTGGTCTTATTGGGAAGATGATAGTGAATACACTGAAGTTGCTGTAGGATGGTACACTGACGAAGAACTTATGAAGTTCTGTAGTGGTCGTCGTAAACTGAGAGTCACTCACATAAGATAACTAAAAACCTTAAAGATCAATCCATATGCACATTTATTTCATGGGAGTTCTTGTAAGTCTCCTGATTATAGCGGTTACATTTCTCACTAAGCTTCGTAAAATCCACAAATCGAAGCAAGTATTTGTCGTTCACCTTGACGATTTATTTTTTGCCTCAATATGCGCATTCGCATCGTGGGTAACTGTAATAGTGTTTGTAGTAATGTGCATAAAGAGGGACGTGGAAACAGTAGTAATTAAAAAATTTTGAAATCAATATGATTAAATTTCAGGTAATTGAAAAAGGCACAGAAAGGGGTCAAGCTTTGATCGAAAAGCTTTATCGCGATTCTAAAAATGGAATGTATTTCGTCACATTCCAACACCTAAATCCTCAGTCTGACGAAGACCAATATCGCGCTGTTTACTTTAGTAAGCTGCAAGAAATTGCTGATGAGACAGGTCATTCTAAAAAGGAAATGCATGAGATTATTAAAGATAATCTAATCGTTCCTACATTCAATAAAGACTCAGTTTCAAGAGGTGTACTAACCCTTGAAGAATGGGTAGCCCTACTTAAAGCAATGGAAATCTGGGCATGGCAGGAATATGATGTAATCATTGCATAATGCTGAAAATAAACGCAATAGACATTATTACAAATCCCAAAAAAGTAAACGCAATCATGGCCAAGGCAATCGCTAAAGCAAAAAAGGCTGCTAAAAAGAAGCCTGTAAAGAAGAAAGCAGCTAAGAAATTAGCTGTTAAAAAGGTAGCCGTAAAACGAGCACCTACTAAGAAACAAGTAAAAGTTTCTCTCAAATCCCTTATGTCGGACATAAACTCCAGAGGATATAGTTTAGACATTGACGAAGATGGTAGCAGCCGAACATATATAATGCGTTCTACTAGTAAAGATTACGATTACAACAACATTCGCCTGCATACAGATGGCCTTCCACATTGTTGTGGCGTAGATGAGATCGGTGATGTTACAATCAACAATCGTTATCCAAAGAACCGTGAAGTTCTTGACCTGCTCGTTGCTTACGCCTTCTTGAAGGAGAAAGATGACAGTGTTTCTGTTCCTGCTAGAGGAAAAGGTCTCACCAGAGCTACCGGCTTGATTTTCTGCAGTAATGGTGTAGATGATTGTATTGTTATCGAACGTGTATTCAAAACGATTCTTAAGGATCACTTTGTACCCACACCAAGCACAATTAATCCAAACAGCGGTAACACAATAACTATATTTGTTGCCAAGTTTTAATTTTCGTATCTTTGTTGAATGTTTAGTAATTTTCAAGGACTTGATATAGAGCTCTATCCTAACTACTTTCAGGTTGGGATACGAGACTATGTAACTAAGAAAGCTATAAAGTTTGAAGTTGACGAGAAAAAAGACGATAGGGGAAAACTCTATACTTTCTTAGTCAACTATCAAGGTTATTTAATCACCTTTAATGGTGTACATTATGACAATGTTGTCCTTGCTTACTTCGTCAAAGAATATAAAAAACTTTCTAAACTCTCTAGCATAGAGCTAGTTAGAGAGCTAAAACGGTTCTCTAACTATGTGATTGCTGATGAGCACGATACCATCAAGTGGTACAAATGGTATAAACATCCATGGATAAATGTTGACTTATTCCTTTACTGGGCTCGATCTCTTCGTATATCCAAGAAGATAAGCTTAAAATCATTAGGAATACAGCTCAATCATACAAGGGTACAGGAACTTCCTTACCCACATGATTCCATTCTTACCGATGAACAAAAGGCACATGTTCTTGATTATAACTTGAACAATGACCTTATCATTCTTGATAGCCTCACCAAAAGAATGGAAGAGGATATTAAGCTCCGAAAATATATATTTGAGGAGTATGGTATACAGTGTTGGAGCATGGATGCACCAAAGATTTGTAGCGAGTACATGCTTGAAGTGTATTGTAAGAAAACATATAAGAACCAATATCCTACATATGAAGAATATAAACGTGAGGTTAAGAATAGCCGATACATACCAAGTCCAAATTGGAAGCTCGGTGAGTTTCTTCCTCACGTTTCTTTCAAAACTAAGTATTTTCAGGATTTATTTGAAGAGATTAAAAGGTCAGGATCAGAATTTACTAAGGAGTTCCTTTACCAGTCCGGAAATACTAAAGTGCATGTTAGTATGGGTATTGGAGGAATCCACATTATCAACGATAATGAGTATTACGAGTCCAGTAAGACTCACCTGATTATTGATGAAGACGTTACTTCTCTATATCCTACACTTCTTGAAAAATACCGTTTCATTCGTAAAGAGCTTGAAATAGTATTGGATGAGTATCTAAGACTTAAGGCTGATAGGGTAGAAGCTAAAAGGTCTGGTAATAAAATTAAAGACACATTCTTAAAATTGTGTCTTAATGGATTTACTGGCATCGTTGACCAAGACGTTAGCTGGCTTTATAGTCCAGAACAAATGACTGCCCTGCGTGTATTCGGTCAATTGATTCAGCTTCGTATTCTGGAAGAGAAGTCTCTCGCTGGTATTCAAATCATTAGTAACAATACTGATGGTACAACCTGTATCGTTCCAATAGACAAAATAGATGATTATCATAGAATAAGTTGTGAAATCGCTGAGGAATTTGGTATAGGTTGGGAATTTACTAACATTAAAAAAATTGTTTACACAAATGTCAATAATTATATTGCGTTCCCTAGCAGTACTTATATGCTTGATAATAGGGGCACTAATATACAGATCATTGGATTAAAAGAAGATACAAAACCTAAGAGGAAAGGACTATATAAATATGGGAAAGATATTCCGTTAGGTGATTCAGTAAATGAGCAAGTAGTCGCCAAAGCTTTGGAGCTATTCTGGAAGGATGGTATATCCGTTTCTGAATCAATATCCAACCCGGAGAAATATGGATTTCATATTTATGATTACTGTAAGAGCAATCGTATTGATAAAACGTATGAAGTTTTTTATGAAGGTAAAAAGGTTCAAAACCTAAATAGGTATTATTTCCAGAAAAAAGGTGCTTATCTTCTAAAAAGAAAGAAAGAACCTAAAAATGGAAAGAAATCCAACTTTGAACATGTCAATGTTGGAGAAGGCGTATGTCTTTTTAACAATTATGAGGAGAAGTCCTTTGCGGAGTATGACATTAATTACTCCCATTATATTGAGAAGGCATGCACATTAATAACAGAAATTCTTAACAGACAATTAACTCTTTTTTAATGATATTATTTATAATAGGAATCCTAGCAGTAGCCTTTATTTTGGGATTCTGTATAGGACCACCCAAATATAAGTGATAAACGAAGAGAAAAGGAAAATTCAGGAAGAGGCATTCAACGCTCTTGAAGCTAATAACTTCAATGGAATTGTAATATTGCCTACAGGAACAGGTAAAACCCTTGTCTTAATAAATTGTTTAAAGGCTTTATATAAGCCTGGTATGCGTGTATTATATGCCTGTGATTCTCAGATGCTTAGAGATGGAGGATTTGATGAAGAGCTTGTAAAATGGGATGCTAAAGAGTATTGTAATATTATAGAGAAAGGCTGTTATGCTGGACTCTATAAAAGACATGGAGAATATTACGATATTCTCCTAGCAGATGAGGGAGATTATGCTCTAACCCCAGAATATTCTAAATTTTTTCTCAATAACAGTTTTGGTCATATTATATTTGTTAGTGCTACTCTGGAAAGTAAAAAAAGAGCGTTAGCTAAACAAATAGTACCAATCGTTTATGAGAAGAAAATCAAGGAGATAGAAGATAAGAAAGTAGTGAATAAAGCTAACTTTATTCTTATTCCCTATCTATTAAATCCATCTGAGAACAGACAATATGTAGCTTTTAATGAGAAATTTACTCATCTTCTAAGAGAGAATGATTTCACTAAATCAGAAAAAGCTAAAGAGAGGATTAAGAAGGACTTAGAATTTCTTAGTCTCCAGCGTATACATTTTCTTGCTAAATTGGATTCTTCTGCGTACATTTGTAGAAAGCTTCTGGATTATCTAAAACAAAAGAATCCAGAATCTAAAACACTAATCTTTTGTGGTGTAACAGAACAAGCTGATAGGATTGCTCCTTCTTTCCATAGTGGAAACGAGGACGATGATAATCTTAGGAGATTTGATGACGGAAACATTACAGAGCTTAGTGTATGTGGCAAAGTAAACAGGGGTAAAAACCTGAAGAGTGTCAATACTATAATACTAGAGAATTACAACAAAAGCGAAACCCTGATGGTTCAAAGAACCGGTAGAGGACGTAGGCTAGATGTTGATGAAATGCTAGACATATATGTATTAGTACCATACTACAAAAAACGTAGAGGAAAACAGCTTGTTAATACACCTACCATTATGTGGGAATGGTTAAAACAAGCTGGAAAGAATTTAGGTATAGAGAACGCAAAAACAATTTATTTAAAATAGGAGGTTTAATGCAGAGTATTGAGATTCAGTTTAACAAGAACATTATCGACAAAGTAAGGAGTTATAACTTCCAAGTAGACCAGTTAGGGTCCATTCTGTTTGTATTATTTGCATTATATGAAGGTAAAATAGACCTTCTTGATGAGTTTGATGATAGTAATAAACAGAAACGAGCACTATTTTTGTACAAAGAATTGGAGCTTAAAGACTTATTAACATCTTCTAAGGAAGAAGACAACACTATTTATGTCTTGACACAAAAAGGTATTGATTTAATTGAATTTATTAAAGAACAATCAAATGAAGTAACAGCAGAAAAAATAGCTGTATCCGGAGTGGATCAGCTTAAAACAGAAATAAAAACTGACGGTGTTGAATCATGGATTAACGAATGGTTAGAATTCTTTCCCAGAGGTGTAAAAACTAATGGTAAACCTGTTAGGAGTAATGCTAAGGAGTGCGCTCGAAAAATGGAGTGGTTTTTAAAAGAGTATAACTACGATAAGGACACCATTATGGAGGCTACTAGAGCTTATACAGAGTCCAAAAGACAAGTGGGATGGGAATTTATGCGTTGTGCAACATATTTTATCTTCCGTGTTGAATCCTCTATAAAAGACAAAACATCTGATTTAGCAACATGGTGTGATCAAGTAGTACATGACAAACAAAATCCATCACAAGAAGACACTTTTGAAGTATTAGCATAATGAATCTTTATCAAACTGCGCTTAATAATATTAAGCAAAAAGCTGAGAATAAGAAGCTAGGTAAGTTTAATGGTATTCCGTTTCCCTATTCTCGTTTCTCTCAGTATATTCCAAGCATTGATAAAGAACAAGTTATAGGACTCACTTCTTTTAGTGGTGCTGGGAAGAGTAGGTTTTTACGTCACACATTTGTAACACACCCTTATGAATTTTCCCTAAAACATAATTATTCTATCGAGATAGATTACTATTGTCTCGAAGATAGTGCAGAAAAAACTTTCAAATCCATCCTCTGTAACTATCTATTCACTAAATGTGGTGAGCGTGTATCACTTTATGATCTTGATTCTAAGTTTAAAGAACTTCCATCTCATATACTAAAATGTATTGTAGATGCTGAAAAATATTTAGCAGATTTCTGCAACAAGGTGCGTATTAAAGATACATTTACAACACCAAGGGCGATTAAGAACGATGTTTTGAGGCGTGCTTCTGAGATTGGTACAATCCATACTAAGGAGCATGAAGGTAAACAAATTATCGTAGGGTACACACCTAAAACAGATGTACATCGACTAATGCTGTTTGATAATCTCAACAATCTCGACAAAGATGCTGAACATAGGGATAAAAAACAGGCAATGGATGAATTTGTCGGAAAAGATTGTAGGTTATTATATTCTAAGATTCTTAAGGGTACACCAGTAGTGGTGCATCAGCAAGCATTAGAAGCTGAAAAACAACAGTTTACCAGTAACGGAGGAATGATTCTTGAGAAGAATAAACCTTCTCTAGCAAATCTTGGTGAAACTAAAGAGGTAACTCGTTCTTATCACCTCGTGCTTTCTCTTTTTACACCACATAAGTTTAAAGTCCCTAATTATAAGGGATATGACATAACAAAACTTAAGAACAATTTTAGGGAATTAGAAGTGTTGAAGACAAATGATGGAACTGATTCCTCAATTTGTTCTGCCTTATTCTTTGATGGAGGCCCAGAAGTGTTTTGGGAACTACCTCACTCTAAAGATGAAGCAGATAAACTTCCAAGGGTTTATGAATGGTTAGACCAAGAAAGAAACAAACAAAAAAATAAACATTTGTTATTCTAAAAACAACTCGTCATGAAGACAATAAAGAAGCTATACTTTGCTTACGGATCAAACATGAACCAAGAACGCCTAGAATCCCGTGTTGGAAAAGTTTCTAAAATAGGAGTTATCAAGCTCCCATACTGGAAACTTGAGTTTAACTGTGGCCCTGGAAGCCAACGGTTTGCAAACATTACAATGACGGGCAATCGTAAGGATGCCGTTGAGGGAGTGCTTTATGAGCTTACTCCTAAACAATTTCGCATTCTTGACGGTAGAGAGGGATGTCCCTTTGTCTATCAAAAGATGGCAGTTCCATTGAAAGACGGTAAAACGATGTTCGCGTATATATGCGTGAATCCTCTTTACCGTCCATTACCAAAAGCAAAAGCCTCTGCAGAGTACATGTCACATCTACTCAAGGGCTGTAAAGAAAACGGATTGGTAAAAACAATGAAACTCCTTCTTAGCCTTAAAAAGGCTGGCACGGTTCAGTTTGATTCGTGATTATTCTCAACAATTTTGTTGGTTGTTTACAGAATACTTTGTATCTTTGTAATAACAAAACAAAAAACATTTGAGTAAAGCAGTTTTAATTCTGGGTAAATCAGGAGCTGGAAAAAGCTCCTCGGTTCGTACCCTAAATCCTAAAGAGACGTTCATTATCAACTCTTTAGGTAAGGAGCTTCCATTTGAGGGAAGTGAAGACCTCTATACAGTTTATAATAAGGACAAGAATCCTGATGGAAACGTAGTAATTACTACTTCTGCACAAGCTGTAATCACTTGGTTAAATTTTATCAGTGCGAAAATGCCGCATATTAAGAACGTTGTAATTGATGATAACACTCAGCAATCTACAATGGAATATTTAAGGCGTATGGGTGAATCCACTTGGGATAAGTGGAACGACATCGCTGCAAATATGATTAATATAGCGCAACTCTCGAAAGGTCTTCGTGATGATCTTATGGTATTTATTATGCACCACGTATCAGAAGTGGGGGATGGTATTACCGAAGATAAACAAATGAAAGCCATGACTCTAGGAAAACTTGTTGATGACAAGCTAGGGACATATGAAGCATATTTTACTGTTATTCTGTTAGCTAAGAAGCTAAAAACACAGGATGATGATGTAGACTATGTATTCGTAACAAGAGACGCTGATAGCACTACTAAGACTCCAATGGGCATGTTTAAAGATAAACAAATTCCCAACGATCTAAACTTAGTACGTGAAACAGTAACCAATTATTATAGTAAAAAATCTAAATAGTATAAATGTCAGAAAGTATTAATTTTTCAAAGATTCCAGCAGCAACTTCTAGTTCTTATCTCGAA